GACTGGACGAATTGCAGGAAGAAAACAAATGACCACAGGACTAGACGACTTCCAAAGACGTGTCTTTGAAATACAAGAGAGTGGCGAGAAAAAGCGTCAGGAACAAATCCTAAAGATGCTACTAAAAGAGCGTGAAACTCTACTAGAACTTTGGACCGGCAGACCTGAGTACATTCAGGGACTAGAGCATGCCATATACCTTATTGGCGGAGAAAAGGCTATTGACTAAGGACCTAGGACTTGCCTTACTCTACGCACGTGTCTCAACGCAGATGCAGGTCAATGACGGTATGTCTCTCGACGTTCAAGAACGCTCGCTGATTCAAGCTGCAGAGTTTGCAGGCTTTACTAGACATGAACTAATCCGTGAAGAAGGTCGCTCAGGTAAAAGTATCTCAGGCAGGCCTGCTTTGACAGCGGCGTTGAAAAGGCTAGAGACCGGAGACGCGCAAGCACTGTTCGTTACTCGCATTGACAGACTTGCCCGTTCAACGACAGACTTCCTAGACATTGTAGACCGTGCCAATAAGAACAGCTGGCGACTTGTGCTGCTAGACCTAAACTTAGACACCTCGACTTACCAAGGCAGGTTTGTTGTGACGATTATGTCAGCCTTGGCTGAGATGGAACGAAACATCATTGCTGCGCGTCAACGAGACATACACGATGACCGTCGTAAGAGAGGTGTTGTCTGGGGTGTTGACATGGGACCAAAGAATAAGACACCTGAAGAGATTCGCGAGCGCGTGAAACGTGAAAGAGTGTTAGGTTTTAGTTACAACAAAATTGCCGAGGGCTTGAACCGTGATGAGGTAAAGGGACAGAATGGTGGAAAATGGTATCCAACAACTGTGAAAAACTTGCTTGAGATGCTAGAGTAAAACAATGAAGTCAGTCGTAGTGATAACTCCAACAACAGGGGCAAACGAACTTGAGAGCTGTGTCCGTTCAGTGATGCAGCAAGACTATCCAAACGTTGAGCATCTTATAGTTGTCGATGGTGCTGAGCATGAAAAAGCTGTCAGAGATTTGCTGTGGCGTCTTGACGTCGACTCACCTGTTACAGTTCTAGTTCTGCCTTGGAACACTGGGCAAGACAAGTGGTACGGTGGGCGAGTCATGGCGGCAGCTAGTTATGTAGTCAATCAAGACTATGTGATGTTCTTAGACCAAGACAACATGATTGCACCTAACCACGTGAGCTCTCTAGTCCGAGTCATTGAAACCGGTGGCTACGATTGGGCGTACTCGCTAAGGAAGATTTTCTCTAAGGAAGGCAAGTTCCTTTGCGAAGACGATTGTGAGTCACTAGGCTGGTGGCCAATAGGTGGCAATGAGAAGCTTGGACACCTTATCGATACGAGTGCCTATTTCTTCACGAATAAGTTTGCTCGGTCTACAGGACACTTCTGGAACTGGGGTTGGGGTGGAGACCGTCGCTTTCTAGAACTAGTGACTCAATCATTAGGGCACGAGAACTTTGCTTGCAGCGGGTTAAGCACGTTGTACTACAGACTTGGTGGCAACGAAGGTTCTGTAAAGATTGAGATGTTTGAACAAGGAAACGCGCAGGTTCGAGCGATGTATGGTGACAACCAACTACCATGGAGAGACATCGATGGCAAAGAGTAGACGTGGATACTATCCATGCAGAAAGCATAGGATTTGGTTTAGCGGTAGCGTTTGCCCTGAGTGCTACAAGGAATTACGCAAAAAGCAGTAAAATAGAAGTATTGCCTCGATAGCTCATCTGGTAGAGCAACGCACTTGTAATGCGTAGGTGGCGGGTTCAAGTCCTGCTCGAGGCTCGAAATACGTTTAGACAGGAGATAAATTATGAACAGCACTTTACTAGGCCACATGGAAAAAATGGCAAAGTACCGACTCACTGGAAAGATAGTTCAGATTGACAACATTGGCGGGTCAATTGACGAAGTGACAGGATTTGTTTCTTTTGAGAATGACAAGGGTATCTTTGTTGATACTACTGAGCCTACTCAGACAGTGTTTGTTCCGTGGACTTCTATCGCAGTCCTAAGAATACTTAACGACTAATTAGGATTAGTAGTAAACTGTTTGTAGTGCTTATCAGTTAGCCACAAGTTCTTGTGATGTGGGAAGACTGCGCCAGTGTGTGCATGCATCTGGTAACCAGCAGCAACTACTCGTAGCGAGAACATCAAATCCTCACTTAGCCAGGTGTTGTTACCAGCTGGTCCATCTTGGAACCAAGCCCAGTCTTTGCCAGACATCTCTTCTTCCTGCTTGCGTACTGCCTCTAGCACAGAGCGATGGATGAGTAGACAACCAGCTCCGGCTGCTGCAATAGGCACGACCTTATCTTCAGGGTACTCGTAGTATGGCACAAAGTTCTTGGCCTCGTTGAAGATAAAGATGCACGGAGACGGTTCTAAATCAACAGGGCTTTTGTTGCCAAAGCATAGACCTGAGATAATTGGCACCTTTTTAGCGTCTGCGGCGCGAGCAAGTTTATCAAAAGCGTCTAGACTTGCAAATTCGTCACCATCGACCATGAACAGCCAGTCGGCTGTAGTGTCATCTAGAAATGACTTTACTAGCATGTTTCTAGTCTTAGCAAGCAGGCCTAGACCTAGCATTGAGTTGTATGTAAGTTTTCGTCCACTTTTGGTCACAAGGTCTAAAAGACTAATAGCAAAGCCGTTGTCAATTTCTCCGTGGTGAGGCCATACAATGTGAATCGTTTCATCTTTAGCAATCATGTACCTATTGTATATGATTAGACCATGACGGATACATACGAACCACATTATGCTAGCGACAGTGCAGTAGTCTATAGCGGCAACTGCTTAGACGTTCTCAAGAGACTTGCTGATAACTCTGTAGACTCTATAGTCACCGACCCTCCGTACGACTTGACTAGTGGCAAAGGTTCTAAAGGCGGGTTCATGGGAAACACTTGGGACGCCACTGGCATTGCGTTCAACCCTGAACTATGGCAAGAATGCCTTAGAGTGCTAAAACCCGGGGGCCATTTACTATCGTTTGGTGGCACAAGGACTTGGCATAGAATGGCTGTTGCTATTGAAGACGCAGGGTTTGAAATTCGTGACAACATCATGTGGATTTACGGCAAGGCTTTTCCAAAGTCTCACAACATTGCAAAAGCAATGGCTAAAGGAGAAGGCGACTCTAAAGATTGGGAAGGTTGGGGAACTGCACTAAAACCATGTGTGGAACCAATTGTCTTGGCACGAAAGCCTTTAGACGGAACTGTTATTGCAAATGTGTCTAAGTGGGGAGTCGGTGGGCTAAACATTGACGGTACCAGGGTACCAGCAAGAGAAGGTGAGAACTTCGACAACGTCAAAGGGATTCCAATCACTAAGTTGTCGACTAGGCGCAATGGTGAGTCTGAAGAAGAATGGCGCGCACGTGTTAGTGAATCGCCTGAGCAACAAGAAGCCTTAGAGAAACTAAAAAGTCTCGGGCGCTGGCCAGCTAACGTAGTGCTAGATGAGTTTACTGCACCGCTAGTAGATGACCAAAGTGGATTCACGAAATCAGGCGGCAAGATAAATCGCTTTGTTGGTGGCGCAAAGCCTTGGGGAGATGCCGTCGGCGCAGAGTACAAATCGGTGCCAGGACCTGCCGATGAAGGCGGCGCGTCTAGGTTCTTCTACGTTGCTAAGGCTAACGCTAAAGATAGAAGTGAAGGACTAGACTTCAAGAACGAGCACCCGACAGTCAAGCCAACTTCACTAATGCGTCAGTTAGTCAAACTGGTGACTCCAGTTGGCGGGATAGTTCTAGACCCGTTTACAGGTTCAGGTTCAACTGGCAAAGCTGCAATTCTTGAGAACTGTAAGTTCATTGGAATTGAAATGACTGATGAGTACTTACCTATAATTGTCGGGCGAATTGTGTCCGCTGAGAAGTCTCTGTAATAGAGTTAACCTTATGAAAATTCAATTTCGCTCAGAATGGAAAGGTAGCACCATGAGTAGGTTGCGCGACGTCTTAACTGCAATGGTCATCGTCTTTATGTCTGGTGAGATAGTTGTCACTGGACTGTCATTTATGTTTGGCGACAGTGGAAGATTGTTCTGGGCCGTTGCTCAAGTCGGACTTGTTCTGGCGTCTGCCATGATTGTGGGTATGATGTTTGCTTCTAAATACCGTGATGAAAAGTGATGTTTTAGCTGGTTTAGAGGTATAATAGTAATGACGAAAGGACACGCATGACAGAATACGTAGACAAGTACGGCAAGAAAATAACTCACGAAGAGATGATTGAACTCTCTATTGACCAAAGTTACTGCCGAATAAAGAAAACACAAGTCGCCCACATAGAAGGCGAGGAGCGCATTGAAGTTTCAACGGTATGGCTTCCAGGTTCTAGGTCAGCGCCAGAAGGAAAGCCTGTGTTTGAGACAATGATTTTTGGCGGTCCAGAAACAGGTTATATGAAGCAGTACACCAGTTTAGAAGACGCACAACGAGGACACGATTTTGCGATTCATCTTTGCACTGGAATGCGAACACAAGACAGGTTGGTTAAGTAGTGAGCGAAGTACGTGGCACCTGCAGTCACGATGATTGTGAAAAAGTATCTCATAGAAAAAGTGGTCCGTGCTATAAGCACTACCACCAAGAAAAAGGAACTACACCTAATCGAGGTGGAGTTAGACTAAAAAATCATCCGATAGACTACGACGATTTTTGGTTGTTCGTAAAAAAGCACGTGATGTGGGACGGCCGTGGTCGGCCTATCGGAGTAAAGGACGGACTAAACCGTGACTGGAAGAACTAGATTTGCATGCGCTGCTATGGCGTTGTTTCTAATAATGGTTGGTATAGTGCTTGCCATAATATCAAATTCGACTGGCGACTGTTGGAGTAACTACACTACAGAAAGTGCAGCAATTATGGCTTGCGAGGTCCACGAATGAGAGACTTCAAGGAACCTTACTACACAGGACCAGAATGTGTTTGCTGTAAACAAAAACAAGTCGAAGTTATCGTAAAAGAAGAACACGAGCGTCTTATCAAGAAGTTTGAGGAAGCAGACTCTGCTTGCTCTCCATGGGCAATTGCAATTATCAAAGGAGAACCGAATGAGTGACACACCAATCTATGACCAGCTTAGCGAAATGCAAAAGATGGCACAGCGGAGCGGAGCTTTTAAACTAAAGTACGACATCCTAAAATGGGTCGAGGCTGAACTAAAAGCTGGCAGAATAAACAAAACAATGGACGTAGAGAAACTAATAGCAGGAATTGAAGGGATAAAGACATGGGAAAACACGCCGCAAAGCGAGAACCAATCAACTGGCGCTGGCACTGGCGGTACGTCAAAAACCAGTGGTACGCGTTCAAGAAGCCAGAGCTCAGGCGCAAAACCAAAATCGCCAAGAGCTGGGTCAAAGCCTACATCACCAAAGGCCGCTAAATAGTGGACCTTCCTGTTAACTATGATTCGCTTAGCACTGCCAAACGTCGTGCCGTCCGTGAAGAATATGTCAAGCAGCAAAAGGGTAATTGCTACTACTGCAAAGAGTCTTTAGATGCCAACCCTCCAGAGCGTATCACGAGTTTGAGTATTGACTGGACTTTGTTTCCACCATTCTTTCTAAAACACCCGATACACTTGCAACACAACCATGATAGTAAAATGACTGAAGGTGCAGTGCACGCGTACTGCAATGCAGTCATGTGGCAATACGAAGGGAAATAGTATGTGGATTGAAGATACTTGGTTTGTTAGGTTTGGTGAGTACATTGGATACTGGCCTGGAATGGCAACGATAATTCTGACTTACATTGTCGGTGTAGCCATGTCGTTTTCTCACTACAAGAGTTGGCCTAAGAGAGCTCTGTATATTGTGGCCTTAACTGTGACTATGACTGTCCTCTGGAACGTTTTAGAACTTGTTGTACGGTACTAGTACGTAAAAAGAAAAACCCCCTGTTTTCTAAGCAGGGGGCTTTCTTTATTCCTTGTCGGAAACCTTTTACTATTTGAGGTGCGCTAGAATCCACTTCAACGGGTCGATTAGCTGGTTGTACGCAGCTAGGTGACCATTCTGCTTCTTGCTCATTCCCATGTGAAGATGAGCACCGGTGCTTGCAGAACCACTTGGGCTAGTAGTCTTAGAACCACCGACCTTACCGATAATCTGACCGATTGCAACTAAGTCGCCCTTCTTGACGGTAGCTGTGCTTGCCTTCTTAGGGTTCTTGTTATCGACTGGCGCAATGTGGCAGTACTGAGTGAACACCTTGTCTAGAGGGTTGTAGATTTCAACAACCCAACCAAGAACGTCGGTCCAGAAAACGTTGCTAACTTTACCAGCGCAAACGGCAGGGATTGGACTACGGTCTTTTGGTGACCAGTCTTGACCACGATGCGGGTGCGAGCGATAAGGAGCCATGTTGCCAAACTCGTCGTTGCGAAGTTTTGCACTAAACGGTTCTTTGTAGATGTTCTTCACTGGTACTGCTGCAGTCGGTGCAGGTACGGCAGCTGCCACTACTTTATTTGGAACTGGTGCTACTGCTGCTTTTGCAACTGGCGCTGCATGAACTGGAGCTGGTGCAGTTGGAGCGTCTGCAGGTGTTGCCTCATGAGCAGAACTTGCAACTTTCTCAGCAGCAATAATTGCCTTGATGAAAGGTAGCGGGTCAACAAATCCTTTTCCGTCTGCAGACCATGTGTAAACCTTGCCAGCACAGATTTCAAAGTGTAGGTGCTTACCAGTGACATCACCAGTTGCACCCATCTTACCTAGAACTGTTCCAGCGGTAACCTTCTGACCAACCTTGACTTGTAGTGAGTCCTTGACCATGTGAGCGTAAAGCGAAACGTAAGGCTTTCCATTGATTGTGTGAAGAATCTGAACGTAGTATCCAAAGCCGCCTAGCGACCCGTCAGCCTTCTTAGACTTACTTGGACCTGCGTAGACTACCTTGCCGTCATAGAATGCTTCAATGTAAATGACGTTAGCTGCTCCCCATAAGTCTGTTCCGTTGTGGTGACTACGACGACCAGGGTCAGTCGGGTGCTGACGCCAGCCGAATGGACTAGTTACTTTGTATTCTTTACCAACGACGCCGTCAATTGGGTATTGTGTTTTTGCCATTATTATCCTTTTGCTAGGTATGTTCTATTTTACAGCTTGGTTACTTGGCTGATTCGAGCATTGACTTAGCGTACGAGTGGCGCCAGGCAGAGATGTAGCCTCGTTGGTATGCTCGGCACACATCCATGTCGTAGATACGTGGTTTGCCTTTGATGTACTCTCGCCAAGACTCTAGGGCTAGGAGACAAACGTCTTTGTGCTTTGGCTGGTAGTAATACTTTAGATAAGACAACAGGCTCATCACTTCTCCGTCTTCTTTGCAGCTGGCTTCTTGCGAGCTACAGGCTTCTTAGCAACAGGCTTCTTCTCTTCTTTCTCAGGCTTTTCATAGCGTAGAGGGAAGGTCAGCACCCAGATGCCAAGCGTAATCATGATTAGATTACCAGTCAGCGCCTTGGCTGAACCCTCAAGAACTAGCCATGCAACTGCCATACCTAGTAGAGTCCATGCTTGGTCAATGATGTCTTTTAGTAGACCTTTTAAAAAGTCTTTCATTTTTACTGCTTTCTTCTAGATGAACCAGAACCAGATGAGGAACTGGAAGATGCTGCTGCGCTTGCCGCTGCTCCTGCTGCTGCTTGAACTGCAACACCTGCTGCGACTACTGCTGTAACAATGATTTTCTTTGACTCTGCACGAACCTTTGGAGACATGTCGGCACCTACGTTGCCAATAAAGTTGATAAGTTCTGTTGCAGCAGCAAGTCCTGGTATAGCAGCAAGTTCTGGCGAGAGTTCAATGTCGTCTTGCTGAGCAGCAACAAACAAGGCATCGAGAGCTTGCTCATACTGTGCTGAGCCAGGTTCTGCTGTCTGGAAAGTCTCAAGAGCTGCTGCAACAAGTTGGTCTGCTTGTTCTGGAGTAAGTTCGGTTGGGTCGACCGCTGTCAAGTCGACGCTCATAAGATTATCGGCGGACAAGTCTACTGGAATCTCCTTGCTTCCTTCCTCTGGTACAGGGTCTGGCTTAGGAGTTGCAAGTTTAGTTTCAACTGCATTAAAGTCTGGCGACACAGCTTGTGCTACTTGATAGTTCGACACGATAGTCAACTCGGTAGCTGAGACAGTGTCTTCAGCTGTTGCAACTTCGGTCTTTAGCGACTCGACCTCATTAGTAGCAGAGGTTACGTTATCTGTTGCTTGCACTACGACTGTCTCTGCTTGCGCTAAGTCGGTCTGTGTTGCTTGAGCCTTTGTAGTGGCTGTTACTAGATTAGTAGCTGCCGTGTCTTTTACAGTGGTCGCATTCGACAAGGCTTGTGTTGCAAGGTCTAGACTTGTAATCGTGCTGCCTAGAACCGCTTGAGCATTTGTAAGATTAGTCTTTGATGCTGCAGCTACGGTTATGGCATCTGCCAGGTCTTGTTCATTTACAATCTTGGCTGATGACGCGCTAGAGAGCTTTGACTCGTAGTCTGCAATGCTAGCAGTAAGTGAAGACGCTTTGTTGTTATAGACGCCGTAATCTTCCCATGCTGAGTTACGTCTGTCAAGCAACTGGTCGTAATCAGCTTGGGCTTGACCTGGAAGAGTGGTGGCATCGTTCACTGCTTGAAGAGCTGCAGCCTCGTCAAGTCTAGCTTGGTCTAGAGCTGCAGAGAGAGCCGAGATGTTTGCAACTGCCTGGTCGTAGTCTTGCTGTGCCTGGGCAAGTGTATCACTTGCAGCTTGAAGTGCAACACCGTTTAGGTCGTAAGTTGCTTGCGCCTGGTCCAAAAGTTGCTGAGCCTGTGCTAGGTCTTGACTTGCGTTTGAGTAAGCCTGTGCTGCATCGGACTGAGTAACTGCAACGGCTTGCCAATTCCAACCGGCTTTATTTACCGCGTCAACATAGTCGTTGTAGTGAGAGCCTAAGTCTTCACGGTGCGCGACACTAACTTGATAGTTGCTGTACGAAGTGTCTAGAGCAGCTAGTGCTGCGTTATACTCATCACGCTTAGTGTTGAGAATCGCTAGAAGCGCTGGGTCTTTAATCATTGGAGCTGGCTGGCTTTGCGTGTACCACGCTGCTGGAACATTTCCCCAGCTACTGTTTGATTGGTAGAAAAGACTAGAGCAAGCGCCGCCGCCCCATTCATAGAACCAGGCATCTAGTCGATAAGTTTGACCCTTATTTAGAGAAACTGGATACCAGCTTCCGCCACAGCCTTTTAGTCGCCAGTCATTGATGACGGTGACTCCATCGAGTTCCATGTAGAAGCCGTCATCGGCGTTGTTCTGTAAATAAGTAATGTTCTGGTCCGGCGTAAAGTAGCCGGTATAGTGAAGCATGACATAATCATTGCCGCAGCCTTCAACGTTGCCGCCACCCCAGTTGTAGTTGATTAGCGCTAGTGTTTCTGTCTTGCAGAAATGATAGGCATTCGGGTCGCGTCTTGGATTAGATGAGGTTAGCTGATTGTAGATGTCGACCTTGATTCCAGGAGTTGCAGCTGGCAAGTTAGATGTCGGGTCTACTATTAGTTTAGTGTCGTAGTTCGACTGTGCTTGAGCAAGTGATGAAGTTGCTAAGTCAAGTGTAGACTGCGCCTGTTGATACGTAGCATAGGCTGAATCCTGGTCAACTTGAGCCTGTTGATAGTTGGCTAGCATGTCTTGATAGCTCTGGTATTTAGCGTAGTAGTCTGATTGAGCATTAGTTAGTGACTGATTAGCCTGAGCAAGTTGTTGAGCGCTTGAGTCGTTTGCAGCTAGGTACTGTGCATAGCTGTCTTGTGCAGCCTGAAGAGATACGTACGACTGCTGCAGTGTCGCCGTCTTTGCTGCCAAGTCCTGGTTAGCCTGTTGCAGTTTAGCTGTTGTTGTGTCTAGTGCAGAGTTAGCCGATGTAAGTGCTGCACCGGTGCGACCTGTCACAGTGTTAGCGTGCTGGTAGTTGCTAGTTGCTAAGTCTAGTTTAGTCTGCGCAGCGCCTATCTTGTCATAAACAGGACCGAGCTCTGCTTGTAGCTGCCAGAACAAAGTAGACGCTGCGTCACGATTTGCAGTAGTCTCTGCAAGAAGAGTCCGCGCAGCTACAAGGTCTTGTTGAACCTGAGTAAGTGTGTCTGTAGTTTTAGCGAGTGCTAGCTCTGCTGAGGTGACTGCTCGGTCAGATGCGTTCTTGTTTTGATTGGCAAGCTGAAGCGCGGTAGCTGCTTTTGCGTTCTTGTCTGTAGCGGCTAGCACTGCAGCGTTTGCGTCTGCAAGAGCTTGAGTAGCATTAGTCACATCTTGATTTGCAGCTGCAAGAGTTTGGGCAGCACTTGCACTTTGAGTTGCTAGTGAGTCACGGTTAGCTGTTGCCTGTTGAAGCTCGGTCGAAAGGTCTGTCTGTTTTGTGAGAGCTGAGTTGTAGGCTTGGGTTGCTTGAGCAAGTGTAGCCTTGTGCTTAGAGTAAAGAGTTAGCGTTGAGTTGAGAACTGCAATTCGTTCGGTCAGTGTGTTGATGTCAGACTGGATTGCGCTGATTGAAGCGGATAGGTCTAAGTCTGGACGGTCAGCGGCTTGGTTGCGAATAGTTGTAAGTTTTGACTTGTAATCAGATAAGATAGACTCAAGATTAGAAATCTGATTATCGGAAGGAAGTGTCGACAGTGAGTGTAACCGTAAACCTAGATAGTTTTTGGGTAGGCTTTGTGAGCGCGTATGTAGCGCTGTTCGTGATTGGTCTTGTTGTGAGTGTAGTCCGAAGGAAGAAGTAGAGGCTAGTGCTGCCTGACCAAGGCAAAGTGGATAACCTACAAGAAGCGCCGTTGTGAAAATCAGCGGTGCTTTTTTTATTGAATTGTAAGACTTAGCTGGACGCTCTCCCTCGCCCTTTTCAGGACGTAGCATCTCATTCTTTCTTGCACCTACATCTAGGTACTAGATTATTGTGTTTGGCGGTATGTTAGTCGGCTCTTCGTTCCAAGCGATGGACCTTGCATGCTCGACGAGCTTCATTACTTCGACTAGCAAGTTCTCTGAGACAATAACTAAATCAGCTTTTGAGTCTGCAGTTACTGGCTCAGTGAGATTGTTGTTGATGCCTTCAAGTACTAGCGAGCAGAGGCGGACTTGCCTTAGCTGCGCTCGAACTTTTCCATCATAGTAGTCATCTGTATCCACTCTTATATTGTAAAGCATTTTAGAAACGCTGACTTGATAGTGTACTTGCAGACTAGAATCAGGTATAATTGAATAGAGTTACGTATGAAAGTTTGAGGAGCGACATGGCAAAAGGAAAAAGCAAACGCAGTGTAGCTGTTCCTATTGAAGTAGTGACGACTCGAGAAGAAGCCGGAGCTAAAGGCGCCGTGCTAATGAGTTGTAAGCAAGCAGCATACGAAGTAGGTGTCTCTAGAGAAATGGTAATCTATTGGGCTAGCCGAGGCTACCTCACAAAGTATTACGTGTTTGGAAACTCTTACAACTACGAGGTCGACCTGTTTGAAGTTGAACGGCAGCCTGAACTTGGCTACGACCGAAAGCACACGCTTTACAACAAGAACTGGGCTTTGATTCCAAGAACTGAAAACGGAAGTCGCTGGATAAAGAAAGAAGAGTCGTCTAATGTGGTTTAGAAAACGTAACGGCAAGTTTGATGACCAGTCTCAGTTAGGTGACGAGTTTGGCGAAGAGCTCAAGGTTATTGTCTTGATGGTTGACGGTCATCCGATAAGGGCAATGCACATGTCTCAAATGCCGATAATGAGAATACTGCCAATAATGTCAGAGCAAGACGCTATGACACAACTTAGTCTTTTGATGAATCTTTTGAAAGACTCGCTGTTAGACCCTGCTGACTGGGAAAAGTATCTGCTACCAGCAAAACTAGAATCACTTGGTGGAGTCATCAGAGACTGGACAGAAACAATGGACATAGGACTTGGAGAGGAACGCAATGGCAAGAATAACCGGAGATAATCCGTCAAGTTGGTACGGAACGAGAACTGTAAGTTACACGGCAGCGTGTGGGTACTGCTCTTATCCAAGCCAAGCAACGTTAGAAAATGAAAAACCACATGAGTGCATCCATGAAATTGCTTGGTTTGACAAGCTGACGATTTGTAGTTGTGAGTGTAATGCCGACTGGAAGCCTGTAGCCGTTGTCGTTGAGAAGGACGGAACTATCGGAGCGGTGCCTGAGAATCTAGTTGTCGCTGAGTACATGACACAGAGCATGGTAAAGAAGAAGGCCAAAGAAGAAGCCGCGGCAGCTGTTGCTGCAGCAAAAGCTAAAGCTGAAACAGAAGCTGAAGACGCTTCAGAAAACTTTGACGAGCCTGAACAAGAAGTGGTCGTGCATACCGAAGACACGGTATAATAATCTAAAGACGCAAGAGACAGGATAAACATGATAGCAATAGACGACATCGTCACACCGTTCACATCAAGAATCTACTCGCATCGTTCATCATGGCCTAGAACACAGAAGTGCCAGTTACAGGACTTAGGCAAAGACGTTGTCTTAGCATTTGGTGACAATAACATCATCGAGCAAGCAGACTTTTGGGCTGTCTCGCACGGCATGGAGTTCAAAGACACCTATAACCTAAACGCTGGTTGGCAGCCTGAGCATGCCGAGCGTCTACGCTTGATGATTCGCAAGGGTGCCGAGCGGGTGGTTTCTCTTGAGAGACCGATGCCTGACCTAGTTGGAATTCTAAAACCTCGTGGAGACAAGAGCGACTGCAACTTGACAGACGAAGAGTGGGCAGCGTTGCAGCACATTGTGGACAACTGTCCATGGATGAGTGCCGAGATGCTGGTTCCTAACGCTGAGCGAGTAGTTCTTGGAGACTCGCACTCGGTTGCTCGATACCAAAGCAGGACTAGACTTCTACGTAACGATGGCCTGACAATGCATGGACTATTGAAGCGTGGCATTGTTGAGATGCTCAAAGAAGCTGGAATCGAGAAGACTAAGAAGCTGGTCATCGTTGGTACTAACATTGACATTCGCCATCACCTAATGCGCCAGCCTGAACCGTTTGCTGCTATCGACACAATGCTAGACGAGTTGCGAGTGCAGTTGCGTGGTGTGATTACCGGTTCAATAGCTGAGGACGTGGAGATTACAGCACCGTACCCTATCGAGTATGAGGAGCGAAAGCTTCCAAAGACTGGTTGGTACAAAGGCACTCCGTTTATCGGGTCTCGTGAAGAACGTGAAGCTCTGAGGAAATACATAACTGACGGACTTGTAAGTCGATTCGGTGCTGAGCGTGTGAAGCAGTGGCCTGCAGAATGGTTCGAGCTAGACCCGCAAGTCTACGCAGAGACGTACATGGAAAAGCCTCGTTCAGTCCACTTGTCACCAGGACACTACGAGTGGGACCTAGAAAACAACTGTGCTAGAGAAGAAAGCAAATGAAGCCTGGGTGCTTCGATTGCCGCAAAGGCAGATGCCGACCACACAAAACAAGTCCTCTGCATAAATGGTGGAATCGCTACGGCGTAAAGCGTTGGTACTGGACCGTTGTTGCTTTTATTGAGGAGAGAACTAAATGAGCAAGCCAAAGAACAGTGCAGCTAGAAACACAATGAGCGACTTTGAACGTCAATGTTATGGCTGGGGTTGGGAAGACGCTGAGAAGCAAGTTGTTGAACTACTAAGAGATAAGAGCAAGTGCCGACTTGACGGCGGACACGACACAAAAGGCTTTTGTTTTTGCGAGGCAATCGAAATAATCAAAGGAGAAAACAAGTGAGTGGAATTGAAGCCTATGACCTAGGTAAAGAAGACGGTGCCGCAGAAGAGCAGCAGCGTATTGCAAAAAAGATAGAAGACGAAATTAGCCGAGTCAGCAATCCAATGCTAGTCGACCGTGAGTACCTAGACGGTCTTGAGACGGCACTAGAGCTTGTCAAAGGAAAGAAGTAAATGCCGGGTAAGTTGATTTACACAGAGCACTGGGAAGAGTTTAAAGAGTACTATAAGAAAGCTGCAGCGCTTCAAGAGATAAACATTGCAGCACCTTTAGGCCGAGACACGTCTGAGCCGTTGCACGTAAACGACCCGTTGCAGCATCACATCACTATCTACGATACCGTCGATCGTTGCTTTGCCGGATTTGCTAATGCTATCCAGCAAGTTTGGTATGGGTCTGATAACCCTAAGCAGTGGCAAGTCGATAAGAGATGTGATGGGTTGCATGAGAGCTTAGGACTCGAGGAGTGGCTTTGGCTATTCTTGTTCCACAGACTAACCGGCTCAGGTGCATCGTTCAGTCATGACCATGGCTTTAGAAACTCGGTGCTACTTGAGATTGCACTAGAGAACAAAACCATTGACGAGATGCGAGACCACGCTCTTAGAATCATGGCGACTGGTAAGCCTATCTTTACAAGTATCGGTAACACGATTCCGATGTTCCCTAAGCCAGTTGCACCGTACGAGAAGGCAAGCGCTTACTACATCGGGCACTTCATGAACCCGCTAGTCAGAGACGTTGCTCGATACGTCAGGGAGCACCCGCTCGAGTTGTCAATTCGTGAAGGTGTGGATTTGATAAACACTTGGCACAAGGCTAACGGTCTGAAGTGTTTCCACTTCCAGATGACGGCGTTCGTGATGGACATTGCAGAGTACTTCCCTGAATACATTGACCCGTATTCACAGGTAAACTACGGCAAGAACGCTGTTGAGGCTTTATCTATCATCTTCAAAGGTGAAGGCTTCAAGAGCAAGGACGAGTTTCTTGACGCTGCAATGGACAGAATCGTTGAAGAGTTTCGGTCGCCTTACGGGACCAGCGACATGGAAAAGGGCATGGGCAAAGCGATGTGCCTTGAGGACGTGGCTTGTGACTACATTCGCTATGTTGGCTCTTACGTTCCGAAAGGTTACGAGCACTTAGAACTATGGCGAGTGACGCATAATCCGGTAACCGGAATCAAGTACCCTAAGCATTGGACTTGGGAGAAGCACGCAGAACTCAAGAAGAAAGAAGAAGCAGCAGATGGCATTTGAATTTGAGATTACCTCAGATACAAGTAACAAGTACCTGAAGGAAAAAACTAGAGACTATTATTTAGAGTTGGCTTCTGGTTGGGTAGACACGGCACCGAAACCGGCGATTGTCGATTTGAATGGTGCCACTGTCTGGGACGACTCTGTAACCGGGCTAGGAACTAAAGGACGCTGGGGAGACTTGCTTATTAGCAAGGTCGAGCAAAAAGAAGTCGTATACGTCCAGCCTCGAGTCGGATGGGCAGGCATGTCGCTGTCGGCTCTAGTAGATAAGTACGACAAGAACTTGACATTGTTTATGCCTGCGTCGAAGAAGATAAGCGACCATCAGCTAATCTGTGTTGAGCGTGGAGCAAAGACAAAGTTCAGACGAATCGCTGCGATGCCTGTACTAAATAAGTATGCGAAGGACTATGCTGACGAGGTCGGCGGATTCTTCGTTCCGTTCGGTCTAGACCACGAACTTGTTGTCGCTGCTGGCGTGGCCTCGACGTTACAGCAGTGGGGAGACCGCCCTGAGCCGAAGCACATTGTCTCGGTCGTCTCGACTGGAGTCTTGTGTCGCACTTTGCAGATAGCCTTCCCGAACGCTGAGTTCCACGGAGTTGCCGTTGCCAGAAACTTGAAGGCCGGTGAAATTGGTCGGGCAAACGTTATTTCCTATCACCGTCCGTTCTTGCAGGACGCAGATGAAGCTCAGAAGATTATCGAAGAAACTGGAATCAGCTCGGCTCCGAACTACGACATGAAGGGCATCGAGTATTTGATTCGCGGTAAGCTCGGTGTTCCGATGAACCCTGAGACGCTCTTCTGGAACGTCGCAGGCGACATAAAACCGTCTTTCATGAAGCACGAAGATGTTGATTCGGCTCGTGAATGGGGTGAGGTTCGCTAGCTCCGGCGCGCCTCTAAAAAGTCCCCTGTCGCTATTGGCAGGGGATTTTTTACATGTCCTTGACTCTAAGTAGCGGTATCGGAGCGCGCGAACTGGACCGCTTGAGCGCGTCTCTGTTTATGAAATGTCGATGATTCCATGAAACTTATGAAAGTCTGCGGGGGTCGCTAGGGAGCCGCTTTTCTGTACATAAGCGACGACAAGCGCGATACAGTAATGAAAAACTAAAATCTCAGATACTAGAAGAAAATTCGCGCAAGGCTCGTACGTTTTTCTCTAGTATCGCGGCTTCCATAAAACCATGTATTGACTGTAATGGTGATTACTGATTATTATTTCTATACACGTTAAGAGTTAACTGGGGGCCCCTTTAAAAGAATAATCAGGTTCAATGGTTACAACCTAATCAAAGTAGTTTCATAGTACTTACATGGATACATGGAGGACTTTTTATGATACTATGATTCCATGAATCCATGAGTTGACATGGGCGGAAAGAAAAAAGGAAAAATGGAAGACGAGATTTTAGAAGACGAGTTCGTTGAAGTCGGGCAGGAAAAAGTAACCGGACAAGGATTTGCGATTGTCGATTTTGAATACGACGATGTTGTGTCAAGTGAAGCGGAGCTAGTTGCTTCTGGGCGTAGGCGCAATGGAAACAGAAACATCTGTGTTTGCGGGCATCCTGCAGGAAGGCACACTCAGATTCAGGGGCTAACGATTTGTAAGCCAACGAGAATGGAATGTCCATGCAAGAACTTGCGTGCTGTGCTAAGAGCCGAGGACACTCGAAACTTCTTGAGGAAGACCGAAGGGTCAGGCGCTCTTCATGCACTAGGTCGAGGATTGAGAGCAGCGCAAGACGCAGGCAAGTCTGTTGAGTGGCTAGTTGAGGCTAAGTGTGACCGTTGCTTGGCTGAAGCTCAGGTAAGTCCAGTAGCTGTGACTCAGCGAGGTGTCGTTGTTCAGGCAGCTACCGGGTTCGATGCCTTGTTGTGCCGTAAGTGCCGTGAAAACGTCTGATGACTGAAGCTCCGAGAAGACTAAAAGTCGGACCGCAATGGTACCGAGTCGAGCAGAGAAGAACAGGCGATGATGGCATGCTGTCAGATGCTAGCCACGCTTACACGTTGGCAGAGCGAAACCTAATAGTCTTATCTCTTGACTTAGACGAGTCTAACAAGAAGCAAGTACTTGTACACGAGATACTTCACGCGATACATAACACAATGGGTTCAGCTAGTAAGCCAGGAAAGTCTGCCGAGTTCTCTGATTGGGAGCACCACTTCATTTCCATGTACGAAGTCGGTCTGCTAATGGTGTTGCAGGACAATCCAGAGCTAGTAAAGTACTTGGCATCGGACGAGGCGTAAAGCACAAGCAGTTTCAAAAATAACCTATCGTTTACGGCGCGTTGTTTCTGAACAGCGAAAACTGTGTCCGGCGCGCTACACACTCGAAAGAAAACTTTAGGAACCGTATACAGTGTAACTGACCTCGCGACTGTAAACGACCTTTACCGTTAGTGGTTTCCGGTCCCTCGCAGCACGCAGGTCGCATCAAGGCGGGTGCTGCTACGAGTCTCTCCCCGGTTAGCGGCACCCGTCTTGTCTTATAGTGCAAACATGACTTCTGTACACGATGATGAAGAAAAACCTCTCGTCCCTTTTGGGGCCGAGGTTGCTGACAAGCCGATTATTGAACTCGACACTCCTGTAAACATTCGCCCTGACCTCTCGGAGATTGGCATTGACGAGGTTGAGAGAGGTGTCTGTGAGGATACCTTCGAGAACCGTGCAATCCTCCGCCGTGCGAAGATGGGCTGGGACACGGTATACGCTTCGAATGGTGTCCCGACCGGCATGATTCAAGCCCGCTCCGAAAACATGGCCACTCAGCGCCGTATCCTCTCCCTCGCTGAGAAGAAGCCGATCCTCTCGGACCCTGCTGACCGTAACTCTGACTACCTGACCGGCTTAGACCTGATTATCGAGTCGGCAGCCGACCACTTGGTTCCACCTTGGGTCCTCGGGGCGACACGCCTGTGGATGAAGGAACAGGAAACACCTCACCCGAATCCGAAGCGAAAGCCAAGCGCCAAGCCTCACCGCTGTCGAACCGTCAAGGACGACGGCATCCGCTGTATGCTGTGGTCCTCAGGGCGGCCGGCAGACGACGGCATGTGCCGTGTCCACCTTCGCTCCGAGAGCAGGAAGCCTGGCGACGACATTGAGCGTGCCAGACAGAAGCTGCAGCAAGCAGCACCGTTCGCCGTGAACCTGCTTGAGGAACTTATGGAGACCGCCGAGTCTGAGCCAGTGAAACTCAAGGCAGCCACCGAAATCCTTGACCGTGCCGGCGTTCGTGGCGGCATAGAGGTGGATACCTCAGTGAACCTGGACGTCAGGCCTGCTGCAATGGTGATTGCCGAGAGGTTACAGCGCCTCGCTGTAGGTGCAACAGAGGCGGCAGCCAAGCTGGCTCAAGCCGGTATCATAGTCCCAGCCGATGAGGACCCGAGGATCGAAGACGCAGAAATCGTCACCGACGAAGAAAATCAAAAAGAAATCACCGATGGAGTGTACAAAGATGAATAAAGATGCTATAATTGAATTAGCGGAAGCACTGGCTAACGACCTTCACGCGGACGTTGCCCTTGCCGCGACTAGAATGGAACATGTCCGGGTGTCTTCCCGGGCAAACGCTGCACAAATCCTACTCATTGCACTGAAGGAAACCGAGAGAGACGATTCAAATGACAGCAACACCGAAGTCACCATCTTCTAAAGACCTGATTGAACTCTTCGTTTCTAAAGCTCTAGCCTACCAGGGCCATCGGGCGCAGGCCGGCATGGCCTCCGGCTTCGGTGAGAAGGTCGGGTACGGCTCAAATCCCTGGTCCGGGTCTTTCATCGACGTCGTGGCGCGAGAGGCCGGTCTGACGGTGCGCAACGTGCCTGCTACGGTGTACACCCCGGCGGCACTTGCTGAGTTTGTGAAGCGAAACACCCTATACCAGAAGCCACAACGAGGCGACATTGCCTTCTTCGCCTTCCCAGGTGAAGGTGCACGCACCATGTTTGACATGCCCCACGTCGGAATCGTGACGGATACCTCTCGGTTCACTTCAACCGGGTTCTTCCAGGTGCTAGAGGCGCAAACCAGCACCGGACTGCCTAGAGGAAATCAGGACCCGACGGGCGTTTACCTTCGGGTGCGCTCGGGCCAAGAGGTAATCGGGTTCGGTAGGCCGGACTTCAAGCTGAAGAAAACCATAAGCTTCAACAACAAGCTGAAGGTTTCCGCATCGGACTCCTTACCGAAGCTAACGGTGGCGCATCTCACGACCGGGCGGCCTAATCGGGCGACAGCAACACTGCAACTTGCCCTATCCAGTCGGGTGCAACTTGCCGGACATACCTCGGGCACCTTTGACAATGCAACTCGGACCGCTTTGGCCCGCTATCAACGTGCCATAGGCCGGGTCGGGCCGGATGCATCGGGCAACCTGGACTCGAACACCCTTGCATGTCTGGCTAGAGACACCGGACTGTTTGTAGTCGGGTAGCAACTCGGACCTTAAAAAGCGCGCAACCTGCCTATACCCTAGGCCGGACGCGCATCGGACCGAAAAAACCGCGCAACCTGCCCTATAGGCCTAGAGGTCGCGTCGGGCAGAAAACCGCGCAACCTGCCTATAGGGGCCTCCGGAACTAGGCCGGACTGCTTTTCAGAACTATGCAACCTGCCTATAGGGGCCTAGAGGTTTTGCCGGACCAAAATATGCGCAACCTGCCTATAGGGGCCTTGCAAATGCATGCCGGACTGAAAAACAGTGCAACCTGCTATAGGGAACCAGGAAACTAGGCCGGACCAGTTTTAGAGGCCTGAAGGCCTGAAAGCTAGGGAAACCCTAGGCTAGAGGAAACGCTTCAATTTAGTATAACCAATTTCGCGCAAATGCCAGACTTTTGTCACCTTTAGGGGGTATAATGGTTTCATAGTCAATTCCGTGACTATCTCGACAATGACGAAGGATGATACCCATCACTAATCAAACCCAGCACCAAATGAGTCAGAACTTCAAAAACCTAATTGAAGCTCGTGCTCAAAATCACATTCAGCTGAAGGACTTTGTGGCTCTAGCTCTCGAAGACCAGACTCAGCCTCTCACAGTTGCCGAACTTACAATTTTCGTCAACCGTGAACTCAAGCGCAATTACGACAAGTCGACCATTCGCCTAATCGTGAACGAGCTCGTCCTCGAGCGTCGCGCTGTTACCCGTATCGAAACTCTGGCCGAGAGAACTCTTCGTTCCGAAGGCCGTTCAGTTCCAGGTACTCCATCAGCAATTTACTTCTCTGCAGTTGCAGGAGTTCACACTCCTCCAGCTCGCACAGTGGCAATTGTGGTTCCAGGCTCAGAACTTCGCTCGACGTTTGGTCGTCGCGCAAAAGTAAAGAAGCGTGGACGTCCGCTAGGTTCGAAGAACCGCCCAACAATTCCGGCGCCAGTGAAATCTGCTGACACCTCTCCCTCTCTAACTGTCGAGTCGCTCATCGAGCAGCTTGTCAAAGAGCGCACTCGCGAAATCCAAACTCAGTTGGACGAAGCGAACGCGAAGCTAGCAACTCTGAAGGACCTTCTCAGAAGCTAGTCACGGAAATCGAAGCGATGTATGGTAGTTTCCATAGGAGATTACCATGCATCGTTTCGAACTTTTCCAAGTCCGTTCCATTGAAGACCACTCAGACGCAGAGGCCGAAGGTCTTGCAGCTCAGTACGAAGACACCTGTACTTCGTGTGACGAGCCTGTTGGCCTAATCTCTGGAGAACTGTTCGACTACGTAATCGTCTCTGACGAGAACGACGACTTTTGGTTCACGTGTGAAGCGTGCGCGATGCCCGTTACAGACCCAGAAGCCTAATAACAATTTTCAAACGACAAAGCGATAGGATTAGAACATGCAGTATAGACAAGCACTAGGCGACGTGATTCGCGAGACTCGACTTGAAAAGAACAAGACACTACGCTACGTTTCGCAACGCGGCGTCATCGCCCTTGGATACTTGAGCGAAGTCGAGCGTGGACAAAAAGAAGCCTCGTCTGAAATTCTCAACTGCATCGCGTACGGTCTTGGAGTTCCAGTTCATGAACTCGTCATCGCGGCAGGATACAAGCTCGCTTTTGAAAACGGCCACATAAGTGCTGACACGTTTTTGGAACTAGTTTCGAACTAGGGAAACTCGTTACCAATTCGTTATAACTATTTTTACCAATACTAGAATAAATGTCACATCTAGATGGTATAATAGAACTGTAAGCACAAATGCTTGCAAACGACGAAATGAAAAGGAGTCATTATGACAACTACAACTCTCTCAGCAGCAAAAATCTACGAAGAGCTAAAGCTAGCGTCATTCAAAGGACGTATGGAAGCTGAGGCTCCAACTCCAGTATCAGTAACTGATGGAATTCAAACATGGAGTATGTCTGGCGGCATTTGCGGAAATGCTGTCGTCATGCTCAGTAGTGCACGAACCAAAGTCGCGCAAGACTTCAAGAAGCTTGGACTTGCTGAACCTTGGTATGGTAAGCCAGGACTCTCATTGAGAACTTACAGTTTCATGGGCTTTGCAAGTGGAGGACAGAGCCTTGCGTACAACGAGGCGATTGCAAAAGCGATGGTCGACCACTTGGAGTCACTTGGCATCAAAGCTTACGTTCACAGTTGGGTTGACTAATTTGAACGCGAGCATCTTCGACTACGAGCTAATTGAGGAGACTGGGGTTCGCATGAACCCCGGTGCTCCGGCTCACGCTAAATCGTGGACGCGAGACATGCACACATGCATCATCGTCGAGCGTTACGTCGATAACACGCGCCAAAAAGGTTATCGCGTTATCACGACGACGCAAACTCCAAGTTCGACTTTTGCGTTTGGCAAACTAGTTGAAATTGGAAGCGAGAAGCACGGTCGCTTGGGAACTTATCGTGTCATCGGTATGGTGAACATATTCACGATGAAAACGCTTGGCAGAATTTTCGACAAAAGTCTTCCGCATTGGATTCTTAAATAATGCGACGAATGTCACAAGCACATGGTATAATGGAATCAGCAACAAAAATTAAAAACGACGAACAAGGAGAACGACATGAAATTTAAATTACTCAAACAAGAATCAGGCAAAGCAGATGACACTGGGCTCAGAGGATATCTCGAGTCGACACGCGAGCAGCTAGTCGAGCTATTTGGAGAACCACATCCAACCGATTGCATCGACGGCAAAATCACGACTCGATGGATTATCGAGTTTGCAGATAAAACCGTTGCGACTATCTACGACTACAAGCGATACACGCATGGAGCTCCAAAGGACGACGAGCTTTACGCGTGGCACATTGGTGGACGTGACCACCGCGCTTGGGAAAACGTTTCTACTGCGTGGATAGATGCATATACTGTTACCATTCCGTTATAAAGAATTTGCGCCAAATGGCAGCAAATGTCACTGGCGCAGTGTATAATGGAATTAGCAACAAACAATAAACGACGAAGGGACATCATATGTCAGAAATCAAAATCAGTTGGAAGGCTTTCGAGCCACGTGGTGAACGCCAACACACAAGCGTTTCATTCTCGTACGAAATCAAAAATCCAAATGGAATCATGGACCTAGTGATTCTAGACATCATCTTCCGTGACACTAACGTCTACGAAGGATTCATGTGGAACATCATCGAGCCGAAGCTCTCACCGCTTCGCACTCACACCGCACTAAGCGTTGGTGACGAAATCGAAATCGATGGTCGCGTGTATCGATGCGAGAACATCGGTTGGAAGCGTCAAAATCTCGTTACCAAAATGTAATAAAAAAGTTTGCGCAAATGCGCACTTTTGCTTCAAAACATGGTATAATGGAATTAGCAACAAACAATAAATACAAACGACGAAACGAAAGCAGGGATGCTATGGAAAAGAAATGGTGTTTACTAAAAGAGTCAGACGGCGCACGCGGCGATGCTGGCAAGAAGAAGGTCTACGAAGTTGTCGTAAAGGACAACATGTTGTTCACCTCATGGGGAATGGCAGAGAAGTCAGTTCGAGCATCTAGCACGAAATTCTTCGCAAGCGAGAACGCGGCAGTCGCAGAAGCACTCGACAAGATTCACTCAAAGCTCGACAAGGGTTACAAACTAGCGTTCGTCGTCTAACGATGAGCACCGAGCTGGGCACTCGTAAAAATGCCCACCAAAAACAAAAAAATCTCTTACCAATTCGTTATAAATAATTTTGCAAAATGGTTACATTTTGCTTCAATACATGGTATAATGGAATTACAGCAAAAAGCTGCAAACGACGAAATGAAAGAAGGTTCCTTATGGAAACTACAATCACAAAAATGGTAGTTGCAAAACTAGAAGCAAGCAAGTACCCACGCAAGTACGAATACAAGCAACAAGCAAGCGATTCTCCATACGCGCCATCACGAGTCTTCGTTGACTTCGGTGAAGACGTCTGGACTCACTTAGCGAACCGTCGCTCACGCGACTACAACACATTGCGACCACTCATCGCGGCGAAACTTATCGAGCAGGGAATCAAGTTCGAGAAGATAAGCTGGAACCGCTATGCAGGATGTTCAATGTGTCCATGTTCAGGTGGATTCGTTATCGTCAACGGCGATATTGGAATCGACTATTGGGCAAAAATCGAAACCGTAAATCTTGAGGCTGAGTTGGTTGCCTTCGCGTAAGCGAAGTGCAACCCACTCTCGAGAAGGAGAAATCATGAGCGACAAACCAAAAATCAAAATCACGCTAGAGCTTAGTGAAAAGCAACTTTCACTTTTGCAAGATGCAATTTACGAAGCGATGGATTCCGACAATTGGGAAGGCGACGAAAAGTTCGTTGACCAAATGTTCGGCGAAATGTACAACACAGTTTCAAAGGCTTTGAAGGAGGCTAGCAAATGAGTGAAAACAAACCAGCACCAATTTGTCCATCATGCGATGGATTCATACCGAACAACGAAACTCCAGGCGCGTACATGGGCGCTATCTCACGCAAGGACAACAAGACTGAAATCTGTTCGGCTTGCGGAACTCGCGAAGCTCTACTACCAATCATCGAAGCGCAGCGCGCGCAGATGCTGGAAGACATTGCGAAGATTGACGCGGCGCTTGAAAACTTTAGCTTGAAAACTTTAGGAGCAACACATGAGTGACAACCTAAAGTACGTCGATGTCAGCATCGTGTCCATCTACAACTACAAAGACAACGTGGACGAAGTCACTGTCGCGATTGGCGACGGCAAGACAAAGTTCGATGACGACTTTGACTTCGATGCTCGAGTCTACTTTTACTTTGACGACCAAGCTCAGTTCGACAGAGCGCGAGTCGAGTCGCTCGAAGAAGTTGGATTCAAAATCACCAAGATTCTAGACGAATAAGCTGTTACCAATTCGTTATAAATAATTTCGCGAATTGGCGACAAACGCTTCAAAAACAAGGTATAATGGAATCAAGCAGCAAACAACAAGTTGCGAAAACGACGAAAGGACTTCACTATGAAGACTAACCAAGAATACAACGAAAAGTACCAGACCATCACATTGCTAACAGCAATCGCAGCAGGAGAATACTGGTCAGTAAACGACATCAATGACATGCGCGACTTGAAGAAGTCGAACGTCTCGAACCTTGAGATTGCTCAGTTGCTTGGTCGCAGCTACTACTCAATCTGCACGAAGCTAAGTCTCGTAGGACTAGATGGTGACGTCTCAGTGATGTTCGGTAACCGACGCAACAACACCAAGAAGCCGAACGATTACGGAGTTGCTTGCTCGACTTGCTTCTTGTATCACACAGCGATTCAGGTCGATTGTGCATAAGTTCAGTAAAGGAGCACGAGCTGCAGTGGCGTTAGTCACCTCAGTTCGTTCCAACTCCACAGAAGACGAGTTGGTAAATGCGCAGCAGCTTTCTGCATTGATGCGAGACATCATCAAAGAGTCAAGTCCAAAAGAGCTTGCGGCGACACTTTACACACTCACCATCTTGGCAGCGAATCCGCTTGAAGGCGACGAGTTCAAAAAGTTTGCTCTCGAGCTATCGACAACTCAGCTAGATTAGCAGAAATGTCGTTATAGATTCGTTATAAAGAATTTGCTAGAAACTGTATCAAATGCTCCAAAAACAAGGTATAATGGAAATACAACAAAAGTTGTAAACGACGAAATGAAGGACGTGATTGCTTATGGCAGATAACACAAACAAGTTACCAGAATCAGTAACTCTAAAACTAGAGTACACACTCACACTCGAAGAACTAAACGAGTACATTGGAATCCCGCTCGACGAAATCACCGTTGAAGTGATGATTGAAAAGTTGCGTGAGTATGCGCATGAAGCATGCGATTACAATGCCATCGAACTTGCAAAAGTCTACGATGACTCTGGCGCTATCGTCGCAGGAGACGAATAGACCATGTTAGAGCGCATAGACGAAAAGCATGTAGTATTGCGAATCGACTTCAAGCAAGAAGTCGAGTTCGCGATACTCAAGCGAGAAGACGGCAAGTTCGACTTGACTTGGACAGACTACATCATTAATGTTTGGACCGAGACATACGAAAATCTTTCGACCGCGATGCTACGAGCCGCAGCGCTCGTGAAGTGCGGCGAAACAAATTGGGAGGGTTTCTTCCAAGCTTCACCGGAAGAGTTCACGAAAGTCGCGAACACTTTCTTTGACACAACAGTAACAAAACCAATATCGAAGTCTCGAGAGGAGACCAACTAATGAGCACAAAACGATACGCGCGCTACGCGCTGAACTACCTAGCAACAGCTCACATCTTTCTTGCGGCAGCTTGCTGGCGCATGAACGGTATTTACAACGAACGAATCTACATGGCTGACGACATGGACCAGACTCGATTCATAGCAAATGGCTACGCGCTAATTGGTGCCATCATGCTAGTGAGCGGTTTGTTCATCTTGCTAGCAGTGAAGATGATGCAAAAGGGCAAACACGCGGCATAAATGTCGTTACCAATTCGTTATAAACTTTTTCAAAAAAGTTTGCGAAAATGCAACAAATGCTCCAAAAACATGGTATAATAGAACTATCAAGCAAACGTTTGATAAACGACGAAACGAAAGTTTCAAAAGATGAAAGGACGGTGGTTGCGTATGGCAACTATCATCAAGACAGAAACCAAGGTAACAGAGATTACCACCACCAGTGAAGTTGTAGACCTCACTAACACCAACGCTTTGGAAGTTGCAAAGAAGTTGGCAGACGCTCGTGAGCTGAAGAAGCTTGCAGACGAGATGGAAGCAGAAGCGAAAGCTGAAGCCGAGGCTCTGATGGGCGAAGCCAAGTTCGGCATCGTCGACGGCAAGAAGGTTTTCCAGCGCATGAACGGAAAGTCTACCGGCATCGACCGCGACATCCTAAAGTCTCTCTCGATGGAAATCTTCGAGAAGTCTTATTGGGAAAAGGCGACTCACTGGTTCAAGGTCCTCGGCTAGAGGACTTCCAGCTTCTAGGCGCCTGACTGAGTTCCAATCCTCAGTCAGGTGTCTAGGACACCACCAAAAAGTTTCAAAATGAATTGTACTTTTGAAAAGTTACAAGGTATAATGGTTACATGAGGCAAAAGCCTCAGACAAAACGACGAAGGGAAATACCATGGAAGATACGACGACCAAGGTTTACGGAAAGGCTCTTTACTTAGAGCTTGAGCAGCCAGGCAATGCAAGCGTGTTGCAGCTGCTACTAACACCAGACATGAAGTCACCTAGCGGTTCACATGTGGCATTGACACTGTACAGACGCAGACTGACTCCATCGAAGCCACGAGCAACTTGGAATGCGTACTCAACGTACGACAAGCCAAAGCTCGATGTTGATGGCAACTTTGAAATCATCAACTACAAATCAGATGCCATCAAGTTGGCAAAAGAGCGACTAGTCTTTGGCGAGAAGCTGTTCACTCAGATAATCGACCACGGCTACAAGCTTCGCAAGGCGCCAATCGTAGTAGAGATTGGTGTCGATGACTTGGATGACATCTGCGCACACAAGACTCCGTACAAGATTCTTGCACGAGTCACCAGAACCCGAAAGGTGCTCGGCTTCGCCGACGCACTAATCTAAGAATAACGACGAAACGAGGACATTATGGAATCAGTAGAAAATCTAAACAAGTTGTACGATGGTCTAAGCGAAGCCATCTACGCGACAGTTGTACAGACACAACACGAAGACTCAGCGAAAGCGATAGAGGCTTACATGTCGATGACTGGCATGCTAACCAAAAAGTCAGCTAGCAAGAAGGCATTCGTAACTGTGGTTGAAGCAGAGACACTCGAAGGACTCTCGAAGTACACTCGTCCTAACGGCGACATGTACTTTGCACGAAAGTGGGGAGAGCACAACGATGTTGAAGTTGTTCGCAAGGCTCATGTCGCAGGACAGTTTGTACTTCTGTACGGAGCTCCAGGAACTGGTAAGACTGCGGTCTTCGAGGCAGCGTTCGGCAACGACCTCTACACAGTGCTAGGTACAGGCGACACTGAAGTTTCTGACTTCGTTGGTGGCTACGTACAAAACACTGACGGTGGATTCAGCTGGGTTGATGGACCTCTCATCAGAGCTGCGGAAGAAGGCAAGCCGCTACTCATCGACGAGATTGGTATCATCGACCCGAAGGTCTTGACAGTTGTGTACGGTCTAATGGATGGTCGCCGTGAACTTGCGGTAACTGCAAATCCAGAGCGTGGCACAGTCAAGGCGAAGGATGGATTCTTCGTGGTCGCAGCGACTAACCCGAATGCTCCAGGAGTCAACTTGAGTGAGGCGTTGTTGTCTCGATTCAAGATTCACAGTGAGATGACCACTGACTGGAACCTAGCTAGGAAACTTGGTGTACCTACCAACATGGTTGGTGCGGCACAGAACCTTGCGAAGAAGCAGCAGACTGGTGAAGTCTCATGGGCTCCGCAAATGCGTGAGCTGCTTGCGTTCAAGGAGTTGGCGACAACTTTTGGAACTAAGTGGGCAGTTCAGAACCTTCTAGCTCAGGCTCCAGAGATGGACCGTCCGGTTGTTGCCGATACGTTCACTCGAGTCTACGGTGAAGAGATTCGTCCAGCTAAAATCTAATAGAAACTCCGAGACGCTTTCTTCGTCGTTTCCGTCTCGGTGGCAGGATGCTTTCTTCGTCGTTTGCATCCTGCACGAGAGGGAGACTGTTGAGACCACTCCGGTCTCCCTCTCACAACTTAAAAGTTTTTTACAAATGAAGTGTACTTTACTTCAAAACTGTGTATAATGGAATTAGAGACAAACGACAAAAAGGAGATTCACATGGGACATTTCAAAACAAATGGCACACGAGCAGAGATGACTCAGCCAGCATGGTTGAAGACAGGCGCACAGATTGGCGAGCTTGTAAATCAGTGGGCATACCGAGGCGACCTAGTTGTATACCTTGGTCCAGGAGCTGGTGGACCAGCACCTGCAGCTTACAACCCTGCGCTAAGCGAAATCGAAGTCAATACTGAGGCTGCGTTCGGAAAAGGCGTTGAGGCTGAAGTAGTTGGCGACCTTCGCGAACGCGACACTCAATTCGAATGGCCTCGTGCATCTGGCGCCATCTTCCACGAAGCTTGCCACGCACGCTACTCTCGCTGGTCGATGGAAGCAGCGCACGGCTCACTAAGCAGTTCAGAGTTTGAGGCTCTTCAGCTTCTAGAAGAATCACGCATCGAAGGATTCGGTGTGCAGTCGACTCCTAACAACCGTGAGTTCCTCCGTTCTTGTGCACTTGAAATTGTGCTTGGCGACCTAAGCGAAGAAGGACTAAGCAAAATCTCAACGATTCACGCTGGCGCACGACTCGCTGGACTAACGCTAGCTCGTGTTGATGCTGGTGTTCTCGAAGAGAGCGACCTAGGTGACGTGCCTCAGCTTCTTGAGACTCTACTAGGTGCAGACTTGCTAAAGACTCTACGCGGTCTATGGAACGAAATGCAGATGCACGACGACCACGACAACATCACTCCGATGTATGACGTTGCGCGCCGTTGGGTTGAAGCCATTCGTACTGCGCAAACTGAAAAGGGCGAAGAGACTCAAGAAAGCATCGAGCAGCAGATTCAGGAAATCCTTGAGGCTCTAGCTGATGCGGCAGGCATCACAGAGATTGCTGCAGCTGGAGAACTTGCTGAACAGCAAATCAGTGAGCAGTGGGTCAAGATTGCAAAAGGCCGCAGCGCAGATTCAGGTGAGGAACACGCTCACAAAGGTATCGCGGAGAAAATCTTCACCGAGAATGCTGAAGCTGAAGCAGGTAGCAAGACTAAGTCGACACTAGCGTCTAGACGTCAGCCGACTTCTCAAGAGCGTGCGGCAGCCGTGAAGCTAGGTCAACTATTCGACAAGGCTAAGTACCGCGAGCGTTCGCAGACAGAGATTCAGTCGATAACTCCTCCAGGACGTCTACGCACTCGCGCGCTTGTTCAAGGTGCGGCACTCAAGTCTAAAGGCTTGCTGACTCAGACTGAGCCATGGCGTCGTACGCAGCGCAAGCACACCGACAACCCGCAGCTCAAAGTCGGCGTAATGGTTGACATCTCAGGTTCAATGGGCGATGCGATGGAACCAATGGCTGTGACTGCGTGGGTTCTCTCTGAGGCCACCAAGCGCGTCCAAGGACGTGCGGCAATGGTCTACTATGGCAACGATGTCTTCCCGACTTTGAAGCCAGGTCAAAGTCTTCCTGAGGTTCAGGTTTACACGGCTCCTGATGGAACTGAGAAGTTCGACAAGGCGTTCAAGGCACTAGACGGTGCGATGAACTTCTTGCACGGTGACGGCGCTCGCATGCTTGTCGTCGTAAGCGATGGACACTACACTCACGAGGAAACTCAAGCCGCCACCAAGTGGGTCGAGCGTTGCTACAAAGCCGGCGTGGGAGTTCTTTGGCTGACGTACGATGACGTCGTGCAAGCAAACCGTTGGGTAAACGGCAATGGTGAAGTTGTGCATGTTGGCAAGGACACGGTTGACGCGGCTCAGAAGATTGGAATGGCGGCAGTCAAGGTGCTATCAAAGGCCTCGGCTTCCCGCCGCTAAACTCGCTGGAAATCTTTCCATAAAGTTATCAAAAAATGAAGCAAGCATCACACATCTGTGGTATAATGATTACAGATGGAAAATCTAAATGACGAAAGGAACCGCAATGGACGAAAACAAGATTCAATGTTCGCGATGCGAAGAAACAAAACTAGCTGCTGAGTTCAGCAAAAACGAACCAGGCGAAATCGCTTGGTGTAACGACTGTGAAGGTGTTTGCAGAAGGTGCGGCACTACAGACTGCAGCGAGGAAGAGCTTGAGCACGGTCTCTGCCTTATTTGCTGCATGGACCTAGACGAGCAGGCCGAAGAAGAGGAAAGTCCTCTATCTAAGTTAGCCGATGAAATCGTTGCGCAGTTCACGCCATTTGCGTTCCTATGCAAGTGCAAGGGTGAAAACGAGTCTTGCGCCGAAGCAATGTCTAGACCTACTTTGGTAGTTCAGGCAGACACCGCGGCAAGGATAGCAGACTTCATCCGTGAGAAGGCGAGAGCGACTTCATAATGACTAATCAAGAAATCATACTCGTGGTAGGCATTGCCACTTTAGTGCTAGGCTTTATTGCTGGACGGAAATCACAACCTAGCTTCACAGTCGACAACCAGGCTACAGACTACGTTATCGACATCGAAGTCCATCCAGCAAAGCACAAGCTGGTAATCAAACGCATCACTCCAAAAAATAAATAAATAAAGTTTCAAATGAAGTGTACATTTGCTTCATTATGCTGTATAATAAAACCAAGAAGTAAACGACAAAACGACAACTAGGAGACCAAATGAGTCTAGAACAAATAGAACTAACTGCACCAGCATATGCAAACGCACCTTACGGTCCATGGACGCTAGCGCTTCGCTCAGTCGAAATCCGCGAAGGTCAACCAGCATGGAGAATCCAGTCAGAATCTCCAAACTACAAGTACAACGACATCTGTGTGATGACCTACGTAAAGTATGACGAGGCTCTCAAAAGGTTCAACGAGCTTGCGGCTAGCATCGACCTAAGCGTCACAACAGAAACTGAGCGCAAGCGCCTTTGCTCAACTTGCGACAAGGAACTAAGCGGAGACCCGGCCTTCCCACAAACTCTACCTCACCGAGCTTTCGACATCGCTTATTGCGGCTGTAAAGGCTGGGACTAGTGAGCAAAAAGTTTGCGGTCTCACGGCAAATCTCGGTGAACGGAAATCCACCGATAAAAATCACCTACCGCTACCAGGTGTCAGCAGAAACTGCTGAGCACGCGTGCGGCATCATAGCAGGCGATTGGAGCATCGCCCTGTCTAAGTTCACCAACTATCCAGAAAACCTATCGTCAACAGACGTCGTCAAGTTTATTGGCGAGTATACAGCAGAGGAAGTATCAAATGACTAAAGAAGAACTACTAGCAAAAATCCAGGAAATCTGTCCAGAGGCTTTCATTAGCGATGCAGAAAACGGTGCCGATGAAATCTTCATCGCAACTGGCTTCGTAGAACCTGAAGAAGGTGCGGAACTAATCACCATCGATGAGCACACTGAAGAAGCTCGCGTGTTCACACAACCAATCGTCCATTACTTCTCTGATGATGGAAACTACGGCATGGCAGATGGGTTAGTTATCATCGAAACCTCTAGCTGGAACGACAGCGACTGGGTAGAGATAGAAGAAACTTCAGACGAGAACCGTCCAAAAGCTGCTGAAATCATCAGCAACAAATACAAGAAAAAGAAATAAGGAGAGAACCATGTCACAGTTCGCGGCAATCATGTCACCTGAAGGTGCGGTACAAGTAATACCTTTCGTTGACAACCAACTAAAAACCATGCAGACTGCGGTTGGAGGTTACATTGAACCAATCAGACTAGCACCAGACCTCATCATGTGGACGAATGAAGATGGCAAGATGACCAAACTTCCATTCAATCAGGCTGCAACATCTATCTTCGTGAAGTATTGCGGAGGTACAGACTTCATCGTTGGTCCAGTTGTATTTACGGGAGGCATCGACTCCAGTGGAGACACGCGGGGAATCAGTGAAGTGCAGATTCAACAGTTAAAGACTTATGCGGAAATGTCAAAAATAAATTAAATCTTTCCAAAAAGTTATCAAAATGAGTGTACATTTGCTTCAGTACGCTGTATAATAGAACCATGGAGAAATCCAGAAACGACAAAATGAAGGAGTCAGTATGACTGATAAAGAAAACAACAAGATGAAGAACATCACAATCACCACGGCGACAATCGACTTCGGCGACTGGAAGCTGGAAGCATCAGGTCAAATCGACGAGTTCTACGATTGGTACTTCACGATGAACTTCAAGGGAGTCATCTCAAGCAGCGACTGGAAAGAGCGTCACTACTTCAGCGACCAGGAAGAACTTGAAGAGTACATGTGGGAAGAAGTTCAGCGATTGAACAAGAAGTACTCTTCTTGTGTATTCACTGAAACCACCGAAGAAGTCGAGAACGAAGACTACGAAGAAGACGAGGAGTAGACATGAGTGAAAAGAAAATCTACAACTTCAGGTTCGACGTGGTCGAATCGTGGAAGGCTTCATTCGAAGCCTCATCCGATGAAGAAGCCATGCGGCTCTTCAAGGAACTCACCGAAGGCGACATCAACGGTGAAGACCTCCCTGAGTACTTCGAGAAGAACAGCGGTATCGACACCGAATACTACGTTCTCGAGGATGCGGCAGGAAAAGTAATTGAAGTCGAGAACGACTAAACTTACAAAAAGTTTCAAAAAACGATGTACTTCTGAAGCAGAATGAAGTATAATTGAATTACTAGGAAAACCTAGTAACGACGAAAAGAGGAAATATGGACAAGTACACTTTGAGACGATTCTTTGTAAGCATCATCACTGTACCGCTCTCTTACGCAGGCTATCTGTTTATCTGGATAATCCTGATTGCGTTCGGTGCAGAAGGACGATTCGTAGACTTTCTACAAAATCTTCCAACCATCGGCACGGTATGGGTTCTAGGCTGGACTTTTGGTCCAGACATTGAACGCTATATCGAACGCCGCAGTGCTAAGCGTGACTAAGCGCAAGTCGCTTTTTGAACGCGGCTACCGTAAAGCCAAGGAAGGAATGTTCGCAGCGACCGAACTAGCAAATCGCGAAGGCTTTCTTGGCTTTATTGGTAGGGCAGCTTACCTAACGATTTGGGCAGTGATGCTCGTAATCATCTGCACCATCTGGCTGCTCACACTGGGCGGCAAATTAATCAAACAAGAAGAACAAACAACAAGGAGTCAAAATGACTGAAATCAAAACCACTGAACCTGCGGCTAAAATCAAAAAGGTTCCAGTAAAAAATCGCACCAGAGTTGAAACAGTTCCACGCCTAGCGCCAGGAATCGAAATTCCTGCGGGCTATGTTCCAGCGTACTACCGCAAGCGTCACGGCCTATTGGTCCTTCGAACAACTGAAACAAAAGACTATTTAGTCTTCAGCATCAAGACCGGTGAGTTCGTTTCGGTTCGCAACACGCGAGAGGCTTCGGACCTAATGGCAGCAATCGCAAAGGGCCTAAAGAGCCTTTCTACCGCGGCTTAGTGATAAAGTAGTCTAATCCTGAGGTCGATAATCAGGATTAGGGAGACCGGACAATAAACAGCTAAGTACTAACGCAAGGAAAGGTAGGCTGCTAAATGAAATGGTTAATAACAACAGCGCTCGTATCGGTAGTTGTTTTTGGAGGAAACTATCCAGAGACGCCAGCAGGAGCGGATACCGTAACACCTAAAAATGTTAAGGTAGTTGCAACTACAATCGAAAAGCCAATGCACTTCGAAGGAATCAAACTGGGAAAAACTTTCCAGCCGATGACTTTCTTAGAAGCTGAAGCTCACAGGAAGCAAACGCTTCTGGAGAGACTTGCGGTTGCGCAGGCTAAACGAGTGCAAAACACATTGGACATGCGGAAGACAATCAAAACCCTTAGGAAAACTGCAAATCATACTTGGTATGTTTACAGCGGTGTTAGTCCTCAGGGTTGGGATTGTTCTGGGCTTGTGTACTGGACGTATCAGCAATTAGGTATCACGCTGAAACATTCAGCTACGGTGCAATCGCACACAGGAACACGAACCGCAAATCCAGAACCCGGAGACATCGTAGCGTTTCACTACCGAAAGAGTTATTACTCGTTCCACAGTGGAATCTATTTAGGCAACGGGATGATGATTCATTCATACAGAAAAGGTATGTTGACCGTCATTCAATCTGTTGCGGATGTTTCCCAGGAAAACGGAAATGCCACGGTTACATACAACCGGATTATCGACCAGGACCCGTCACTTCCGTAGACAAAGTCGAGTGCCGTCAGCTGCGAAAGTAGTTGGCGGCATTCTTCTTTACGCGGCGCAGAAACTTTTTCATAAATCTTTTGGAAATGTGTACTTTTGCTTCAGCAATGTGCTATAATAGTATTACCAGGAAAATCTGGCAAACGACAAAAGGAGTTCACATGAACCTAACAGTAAAAGACATTGCAACAGTAGTAGTTACCAGCACAAACATTCACACCGGTGCGGAAGTAAAACCAGTTTACGAAGCTTACGGCTACGAAAGGTTCCAAGGGTTCGTAACTTGGCACCAGGAAAACGCCCGTCCAGACTGGATTACAAAGGTAGAAGGCTTCGGCTACGACTGGAAAGCAGAAGGTGGAACAAAGTCTTACCTTCTAGCTAGCGAGTTCATTGGGGTAAAAGTTCCAGCTCTAATCTAGTTGCATACAAAACCTCCAGAGGCGAGATAGTATTTTTCTATCAAACCTCTGGAGGAAATGCAATGACACCGAAGCTAAAGGCGCGAGAACTCGTGTTGACCGTTCTCAATGTAGAAAACTCTCAAGGTTGGAACATCAGAGGATTCACGACTCTTCAGCTCAAAGAACTCTATGATGCGATTGAACTGGCGGACTTTGGACGCGGCTCTAAAGAACTGAACAAGATACGGATACGAGTAATGGGAGAATTACTGATTCGCGGTGAACTTCAGAATACTTAGAATGTTACCGAAATCTTATAAAAATCTTCCACAAATAGTGTACATTTGCTTCATTACACTGTATAATAATTATGTGGTAAAAACCACAAACGACGAAAGGACACACGATGGCAGGAAAATTCTTCATCGAAACAATTACAAAGCTTGGAAAGTGCGACGAGGCTGAGGCAAAAATCATTCTCGAAGTAATTGACAAAGAGGCGCTAGTTTCTAGTTGGTCGAACGGAACCAACAAAGACTTCCGCGAGGCAATAAAGTACGCGAGAATGTACATCAACAACGGTTATAGCTGGGAATAGGAGAAACTATGTACGATTACGAAGACGAAAAAGAATACGTCAAAGAAATCTTCTGGGAGTCCAAAGGACTCGGAGGATACGACAGACCTGCGGTAAAGGAAATCACTCTGACAGGAAAAGAAATCGCCTGTCCAAAGTGCGGTCGTGTTAGAGACGAAGCAATCATCGAGCAACACCTACCTAAGTGTGGTGGCTAATGTCTGATAACTATCCAGAAGGCTCGATGCGAGGTTCAGGAATCTACTCACAGGAAGTAGGTTACGATGAGTTCGAGTGCGAGAACGAAGAATGCGGCAAGACAAATCCAGCAGGAGAAACAGCGACCGATGACTGGGGAAACTACGCAATCGAGTGCGAGTTCTGCGGTTCGACTTACCGAGAGAGTTCTCTATCAGACGACCGAGACGATTACGAAGCGGACCGAGACGACGATCGGTATGATGACTAATGAGTGACCTAAAGAACTTACAAATCCTAAACGCAGACTTTCACCGAAACGGAGTTGGAGGCGCGCCGTTCAAAGTTGCGCTAGTCGACGACCCGAACGATGGCGATGTTAAACTCGTCATCATGTTTGAGGAACGTTACCACACAGCCGTTCTTTCTCTTGATAAGTTGATACAGAATGAAGACATTGCTTTCGGCTCAAACTCCTATCGCGGTGACAGATTCGACGATGAACTTCGACCTGAACTTTGGCAAGGCGAAGAGGGAGAGTAAAAATGGAACCAGTATTTATAATAGTTTTAGGATTAGTAGTTCTGATTGCCGTCGTAATTGCGGCATTTATAGTAGTTACTCTTTTAGAGGCCGCTTTTAGTAACTTCAATGAACTTGAGTACTATGATGATACTGAACCTTACTTTGATGAAGAACACCACGTCCGTCCATTACTGGGCGTCGTCCACCCTAAGGAGAAAAAATGAGATTACTACTTGCCCGTCTACGCGAACTAATTTGGCCTGCGGTCCTAGCTGCGGTCTTCGCCGTGGCTTCTATCTTGGTTGGAATCTTCCTGCCTAACGCTATTTCTGCCGCCGTCTCTTTTGGCTTAGCGGCCGTGACTATGGCTTTGCTAGCAAACCGCGCGTAAAAAGAAATCCAAAAAAGTTATAAAAAATGTGCAAATGAAGTGTACATTCTGCAGAAAACACTGTATAATAGATACATGAGGTAAACGAAAACCCTCAAGAATGAAGGCAAAAATGACGATTACAACTTTCTTTGAAGCTTCACCAAAACAGATTCAATTTATCCAAGACCTAATCGAGAAGAAGAACCTTACCGAGACGGCAAACGCAAAAACCGTTCTAGCAAAGATTGCGGACAAGCAGCTTGACAAGAAGGAAGCTTCTAAGCTTATCGACGAACTTATCGTTGCAAAGCCACTAGTAACTTCAGTAACTTCAACTGCAACTCCATCTCCAGTTGGCAAGATGCAAATCCTTCTAGCTGAAGTTCCAAAAGCTAAGTACGCGGTTCCGATGGACGAAATCGACCTAGCAATCGACGAGAAGGTAAACGGAGACATCTTGTTTATCGAAGTTCGTGAATACATGAACGTTCTTTACATGCGTCGACTACACGGAGCTCCTGGAAACTTCAACCGCTCGAAGCTTAGCTTCAAGGACACCGAATTGGTAATCAACTTGGTGAAGAAAGACCCTCTAAAGTACACTCAGCTTTTTGGTGAAGTTCACAAATGCTGTGGCAAGTGCGGTGCGGAGTTGACTGACCAAATCAGCCGAGACCTAAAGCTCGGTCCAAGATGCCGCAAAGAGTTTGGATTCAAAATGTAGTTGTGAAAGCAACTTCGGAAGGCGGGGGAAAATCTCCTCCGCTTTCCAGTTTCACAAATGACAAATGACAAAAATAGAAAAGGAGTGATGCCTTATGTGGATATTCACTGAAACAGGATTCATTAGCGCGGTTGCACATCGCGAAGACCAAAGATTCATGATGGTTCGAGCGCGAGACAAGCAATCTCTAGAAGAGTTAGCGCTCATGTCTCAAACCGAAATCGAGTACTCACCAAATGCTGACTACTCTTGGAGAACAGTAGTTCACAAGCAAGACCTTTACGGATTCATGGAGAACGCAATCTCCGTTGCGGATTACGACAACTTCAAAAACAGAGTCACAAAAACCAGAGGTCGTAGATTCGTAGACGCACTTCATCAGGTCTGGGAAATCATGCACATGGTTGAAGACGAGGCAGCGAAAAAACGTTGGGCTAGAGAAAGTTTCCTCGAAGAGCTTGCGGATGAGTACGAACCGAAGCATTAGGCGAATACTAGCGTTCTTTATTGGTATTTGCCTGCTAAATCCACCGCCTTTGCCGACGGAAAACCTGAAGCCTGAACTTATTGCAAAACCTATGCGAGTAGTTCAAGCTCCAGGCCCGTTGAAGGTTGCAAAGCCAAAATCAGTAAAGACTCTTACATCGTTGATAAAACCTACACCGATGAAATGGTACACGAGCAAAAAGATGCTAACGGACCGTGAGCTATCGTATTTGCTGTATGAAGTTGGGTTCAGAGGAAAAGAACACCGCCTCGCTTGGATAGTTGCAAAAGGTGAATCAACTGGAAGACCGAAGTCCTTAAATAGTTCAGGTTGTTACGGCCTCTTCCAAATCAACATGTCCGGAGAAATGAAATCCGATAGGTTGAAGAAATACAAACTAAAATCAGTAAGAGACTTGTTTAACCCTGTAACAAACAGCAAGATTGCCTTTATGATGTCCAGGAAGGGAACCAACTGGTCCGCTTGGACCGTGAATCCCTATAAGCGGTCATCGTACAATTACCCTGGAATCGTAACTCACCAACCAAAGCAGAAAGTAAGATAATCACCATGAGTGAAGAAAACCTAGAACCAGAAAAAATCGTTGCGGAACCCGTAATCGAAGAAGTCAAAGAAGTCGAAGAAGTCAAAGAAGTTCAAGAACCAATCGAACCTCCTGAACCTCCAAAACCGGCGCCTGCAAAACCAGCCCTTGTGAAGCAGGAACAGAAATACGCAACCCCCGTCTCAGTAACGACTGCGGACATTGAAGAACTGGCACCAACTCCTGCGGGTCCCGCGGTTGTAGGTTACGGACTTGTTGACGAAGTCTACCTAGACAAAATCGTTTACAAAAACCTTTACGCTCGTAAGAGCCTAAGCGTTCATCACATGCAACGACGCCTAGCAGAACTAGGTTACGTGGAAGCGGCCGCCGATAAAGATGGATACTACGGCGACATGACCAAATCAGCTGTTGCAAAGTTCCAAGCCGAGAACAATCTAAATGGTGATGGAACGGTAGACGCAGAAACCTTTACGCTTCTCTTCACCGGAGACATCAACGTAAGAGCAATCGTTTAGTCTAACAAAAAGAAAGCGCCTGCAGGATTGCGGGCGTTTATCTTTTCCCTGATACGCGGCCTAGTGTAGGATGACAATGAGACGAAATAGAAACAGGAGTTCAGATGGCTAAAAGCATAATGGAGCAATTAGCCCTTTTACCTGAAGAAGAGAGAAACATTCTTCTTTCTGGAATGGACCCGGAATCTCTGCTTTGGGATTGGTCTGTCTGGGGCCGTCCAGAGCAGCAAGCACCTCTCGGTGACTGGAACGTTTGGCTAGTACTCGCAGGCCGTGGGTTTGGAAAAACCAGGCTCGCATCTGAATGGGTTCGAGAGGAAGCAAAGTACACAACCACCGGTCAAAGGCGTTTTGCGTTGGTCGCTCGTACCGCGGCCGACGTTCGTGACGTTATCGTCGAGGGTGAATCAGGAATCTTGAACGTTACTCCGCCGTCCGAAAGACCTCATTACGAACCGTCTAAGCGGCGTTTGACATGGCCAAATGGAAATACTGCAACACTATTCACCGCCGATGAACCAGACTCTCTACGTGGTCCACAATTCACTCACGCTTGGGGAGATGAGATTGCGGCTTGGAGACAAACTCCTGATGCTGCGGGAATGACAGCTTGGGACAACTTGCGAGTAGGTACTCGTCTCGGCTCTCATCCAAAACTATTGGTAACTACAACGCCTAAGCGCGTGCCAATTCTGTATTCTCTTCTCAAAGAATCTGAAAAAGGCGACATTGTAAAAGTTACTCGCGGCTCGACGCTCGACAACTCTGGAAATCTTTCTAGCGCTTACTTGGATACTATGCTAGGAATCTATGATGGAACAGTTTTAGCTAGACAAGAACTTTACGGTGAAATGTTGAGCGACGTTGACGGCGCAATGTGGACCGAAGAAATTATTGAGGCATCTAGGCAAATGGCGTATCCCCCGCACACACCTTTGCGCCTAATCGGTGTCGACCCCTCGGTTGCTGAAAATCCAAAAGACGAGTGCGGAATCGTTGTAGTTTCTTCCACGGCCGAAGGCGACTTGTACAAGCGTCAAGCATGGGTCTTAGAAGATGCATCCATACACGGGTCTCCGACTGTTTGGGCGCAAAAGGTTGTGGACATGGCAAGGAAATGGGGATGTCCGGTTGTCGCCGAAGTAAATCAGGGAGGCGCGTTGGTGAAGAATGCAATTCACCAAATCGACCCTTCTGTTACGGTCCTCGAAGTTCATTCGAAGTACGGAAAAGCGTTACGCGCAGAACCAATTACGCTCGCGTATCAGCAAGGTCGCGTACATCACATCGGCTATCACGTGAACTTAGAATCGCAAATGTATTCTTGGATTCCAGGCGAAGGAAAATCTCCTGACCGAATCGATGCTCTCGTTCACGCATTGACCGCGCTTCTCATCAAACCTCCTGCGGGATTCTCTGGAGGAAAAATTACGGCAAAATCTCCTAGTCATCGTCGAGTCGACTTAGGTCGAGGAGGCGGAAATAAAAACGGTGGTGGAGGAATCTTCCGAACCCGTTAAAAAAGAAAACCTCCCCTTTCGAGGAGGCTTTCTTTGCGGTGACTACTTGTTTACTTCAAGAGTGCAAGGATAAACTTTCACGTCTCTTGACCAAATCCAAGGGTCGTCGTAACCAGCATCTTCACCTAGGTCTTCGTTGAAGTTTGCTTCTGCGGTTGCTAAGTCAGTTTCTTCATAGTAGACATCGCTGAATTTTCTTGCCTTCTGCAAGTCGCTGCAACCTACGCGGTGACAAGCGTCCTGTCCAGATAGCTCGCGGATTACTGCTACGGCTTTTGAGTTTGCTTTTACGTTTACGTCCATGTGAATCTCCTTCGTCGTTTTATCAAGTTTTCTTGATAGTTCAATTATACAGCAAAAACTGAAGCAAATACACCATTTCGCTAAAATTATTTATAACGGTTCTGTTACCGAAAAATCTCTTTCCGGATAAAAAGAAATCGCCCGCTTTCGCAGGCGAAATCCTTTTGCGGTCGACTTTAAACTTCGCCGGCTCGCTTCGCGAAGAACTCGTATTCTTCCTTCGAACTTAGAAACCTCTTTACACATTCGTTTCCGAGTCTTTTTATTTGGGTGTCTGCTTGCTCGTTTTCGAATGGAACTAGAGAATCAGTTTTCCAATTCCAGCGAACTAACCAACCTGCGGTCTCGTCCATCGCCTTCGCGCAATGTTCGCACCAAGTTTCAAAGTTGTTTTTGTAGTTTCTTTTCATGTTCATTTCGTACTGATTGTGCGCACCAAAACCGTGGCATTTAATTTCGTTTTCAGTCATCGTAATCTCCTTCGTCGTTTTCAAGCGCGTGCTTGATAATTCGATTATAGCGGGTAATTGAAGCAAAGTACACTACATTCGCAAATCTTTTTCAAAATCTTTTTGAATCTTTTTTCGCGGTGAAGTTCACGAGTTTTTGCTTGCGGACTCGAATCTCCATCGCGCATCATCTCGCCGTCTGAAGGCGCGTAGACGCGGCGAAGATTGAAGCGAAAGTTTGCATCCATTCGGACAAAAGAAAATCGCCCACGTTTCCGTGAGCGACTTTCGTGAGATTACTTACACCGCGTAAGCAACCACGTAACCAGTTGAAACCTTGTCCCACATTTTCTGCTTCGCGGTCCAAATTGCTGCGTTCTCGTTTGCGGCGATGATTACTGAACTCTGACGTGAAGTCTTTTCTGCCATTCCCCAACTGAAAGTAACCTTGTTACCTTCAACAAGAATTTCGTAAACCTTCTTCTTACCGTTTGCTCCGCGGTTGCCGTCTGATTCTTTTAGAAGTGCCCATTTTTGTGTATTCATAATTGTCTCTTTTCGTTTCGTCGTTTTCAAGCATTTGCTTGATGTAATGACTCTATCACGAAACTGAAGCGTTTTTGCCAATTTCGCGCAATGTTACCATTTTGTTATAAAGAATTTTTTCTAGTCTTTTTGCGGCTTTTTGATTGCGGACTCAAGTCGAGTCAACGCGGTCTCGTTCGAGAGGTCGATTCGGTGCGGTAGATGAGTTCGATGAGTTCGATGAATTCTTCGATTAACTTTTTTTCTTCGAGACGCGAACCGATCTTTTTTCTTCTTCTTGCGGACACGAGCTCGAGAGGCTTCGTCAAGTTTGCGGACTAAAAAAATTCTTTACGTTTGCGGACAAAAAAATTCTTCGAGTTTGCGGACAAAAAGAAATTGCCCACTCTTTCGAGTGAGCAAAATCTTTTGCGGTTACTAACTAACCCAAATTGCGTTGAAGTCTGAACTCTCGTTTGCGTTGGTAAGAATGTCACCGAAACCAAGACCAGTTTTGACACATTCAACTCTGATTCCCTTTTTGAAGAGTTTTCCAAATCGACGGATTCTGACTTCAGTTTCAACAACACGATACTTCATTCCATGCAACCAGACGATGTCGTTGATGTCGACGTTTCCCATTGACCACAATGCAACTGCGCGTGAGTTCAAGTTAGGGTTTGAGTTGTAAAAGACGTTGTCTTTGATGTTTTCGCTTGTGTTCATTTTTTTCTCTTTTCATTTCGTCGTTTTATCAAGTTTTCTTGATGTAATGACTCTATCACAAAACTGAAGCAAAATGTACAATTTCGCTCAATGTTACCAATTCGTTATAATTCTTTTTTTTCGAGTCTTTTAGTCTCAGATTCTTTGACAAATCTTTAGTCAACACTTTTCATAGTTTCATGACCTTTCATGGACGCGACAAAAACGAGACTTCATAGAAGAGACTATGACTAGACTAGACTAGACTAGACGAGACTTTTTTCTCTGTCAGAATTCCATCAAACTTTTTCTTCGCGATGTCTCGCGCTCTTAGTTTTCGTTTCGCATCTCGTAACTAGAAATCATGTTTTCCGGAAATTCGCACAAAAAAATCTCTTTAGTCCTTTTTTCTCCCGAAACGTTTCCGTCGCGGTCCCAATACACCCACTTCCTTCCTGGACTCCAAGAGCAGTGGACCCTAAGGTATCATCTTTTCCTTCTGTACAAGTTTCTTCCGGCCTCGTGTACACTTCCCAATCGAGGTGTACAATGAAGTCATGGCAAACGTAGAGCGTCGCCCGGCGAGAGGGCAAAGTCTTCCAGGGCATGAGGTCGCGTTGTTGCGCACCCTTACCGGCAAGACGCTGCACCAACGATGCGCAGTTCTTTACCAGCAAGGTTGGACACTTCAAACCATCGGCGAGTCATTGACTCCGCCTAGGCCTCGGTCCACAGTCCACGTCTGGGTTTTGGCACAGTTGCCAACCGTTGACAGTAGTTCTCCAGTCACGGCGCCAACTTACCAGGAACGGGCAAACCAGAAAGCTCCTAGACCAAAGCGAGTTTCTCCAGGTATCCCTGAAGATGCCCGTAAACGTCTCGCCGAGTTGGCTCCTGTCGCCAGAAGGTATCGCGCTAGAGTTGCACCGATGTCCTCGCCGGCTTTAGCGAATGGTGAGATGTCACACATCTGCAAGACTCTGTACTCATCAGGAGTAACCATCCGCGAACTGGCAAACGCTGCCGGTGTCACGTACCGCGCCATGGCACGTCGCCTTGGCCGTCCATCTGCACAGCCAAAGAGAAAGAGTCCTACTCGACCGTGAACATAATCCATGACATCTTTCCAGCGGTTGTTTCAATGACCAGTGTCGCACCTACTCAAGAGTCCCAGTTGACAGCATCTAACCCGGCGACAGTGCTAAATGCACGCCGCCTTGACAGGTCAAGGGTCATTGTCACTGCTGAACGTATTATCGTTGCCACTGACTCGCCTGAAGGACCTTTGGTTGTGTTCAACCAGCTTTATGACCAAGCCACTGCGCAGCTATCAAAAAACGTTTCTACAGACTCGACACTAACGACGATTCCTGGAGATTCATCTAGCCCGATTTACGTTGCATACCGAAAAAGCGAAGACTGCTCATGTGGTTCACGCCTGCGAGGTTGGCGTCCATTCGGTCGTATCGATTCAGTTACATCAAACAGAAACTAAGGACAGGTAGCAATGACACTTCCATTTACCATTTCAGAAAACTTCGACCTACTAAATCCTGTAGCCCTCGTAATTTTAGCGTTAGCAGTGTTTCGCATCACACGCTTGATTACGACCGACTACATCTTTGACGTTCCACGCAATAAACTTTTTGACAAGTTCCCACCTGACCGCTCATGGTTCGGTTACCTGTTTACATGTAACTGGTGCATGTCAATTTGGGTCGCATCACTTATTGTTATTCCGTATACAATAATTCCAACGGCAACTGTCGCGCTCTTGCTTATCCCAGCCTTGAGCGCTGTTGCTGCAATAATAGCCGCACGACTTGATGCTTAGTAACACTAGCACCTGTTGTTCCGTTAGCAGAGGACGAGGAGTCAACCCACATGGCTGTATTTAGGCGCGATGATAATCAGCCTCAGTCTCAACCTCAGCGCCCTATCGTTGGCAGCTTATCAAGCAGTTACTCTTCAGTTCCAGTTGCTCCTTTCAACACACCTCGCGGTATCACAGCTGCGGCTGTCCAACTAAATGTTGCCGACAAAGGTGAAGCCGAGCGCTTCAGAATGCGTCGTACTGCAGGTATAAACGGCTGGCAGTCAGAAGCCTGGGAGTACTACGACGCTATCGGCGAAATCAAGTACGCTTTCAACCTTGTTTCAAACGTTGTCTCTAGAATCCGTCTCTATGCTGCAGTCGTTGATAATCCTGCTCAAGCACCGTCACCGATTCGTGACGTTCCATCTGTGGACCCTAGACTGAGCGCTGCTGCTGAACGTGCGCTAACTCGTCTTGATTCAGCTTACGGAGGCCAAGCCGGTCTTCTACGTGACGCTGCACTAAACCTTTCTGTGACAGGTGAATGCTACCTGGTTCAGATTCCTCCACGTATCGGTCACCAGATTCCTGAGAGCTGGGACATTCGCTCGGTTGACGAGCTTTTGATTGACCAAAAAGGAAACTACTTCATCCAGCCTAGACGTGACCAAACCGGCATGGCTGGAGGCTCACAGCCATCTACTAAATCAGGTAACATCTTGCTTCCAAACGGTTCTTTTGTTGGTCGCATCTGGCGTGCTCACCCTCGCTACTCTGAAGAAGCCGATTCAAGTCTACGTGGTCTTCTAGACCTTTGTGCTGAACTTCTACTTCTAAACCGTACGTTCCGTGCAACTGCACGTTCACGTCTAAACGCTGGCGCTCTATACTTGCCAGACGGTCTCTCGGTTGCTGCAGGTCCTGACCCGGCATTCCCGTATGATGTCGATGGTGAATACACTGAGCCGACTCCAGAGGAAATGCAAGACGAGTTTGAAGACCAGCTCGTTGACGCAATGACCACACCTATTCGTGATGAGGAATCAGCTAGCGCTGTCGTTCCACTTATTATTCGTGGACCTGCTGACCTTGGTGACAAAATCAAGCAGTTCAAGTTTGAGCGTAGTTTCGATGGCGCGCTTGTTCAGCGTGCAGACCGTGTGCTAGAGAGAATCTTGCAGGGTCTAGACGTTCCAAAGGATGTCGTCACCGGTCTTGCAAACGTCAAGTACTCAAACGCTTTGCAAATCGATGAGGCACTTTACAAGGCACACATCGAACCTCTAATGCTACTTGTTGCAGACGCTATCACAGTTGTATACTTGCGTCCGTATCTAAAGGCTAACGGCTTCGACGAGGCAGCTGTCGACCGTATTGTTGTTTGGTTTGACCCATCACAGGTTGCAACTCGCAACGACCGTGCAGCTGACGCCGACTCAGGCTTTGACAAGATGGCAATCAGCTTTGAAACTTGGCGCCGTGCTCACGGCTTCGCAGATGCAGATGCACCAGACGCCAAGGAAATTGCACTCCGTCTTCTCTTTGAGAAGGCAGCTATCTCACCTGACCTGACAGAGTCAATGCTTGCCGCGTTGGCTCCAGAAGTTATGAACGCAGCTCGCGCTGCAAGTCAGGCCGCTAATCCAGCACCGATGCCACAGAGTGTGGCAGATGTTCTAGCTGGGCAACCTGTTGCTGCAGAAGCACCAGCACCAGAAACACCAGCACCAACTTCAGAAACCCCTACCCAGGAATAAGGAAAAAACAACATGTATGAAAACGATGGCATTGACCATAAAGAACTACTCGCTAGCGAGCTAACTGGTCTTCTAGGCGAAACAGTCGCATTCAAGTTTCTAGCTCACGGCTTCCACTGGAATGTCAAGGGTCACGACTTCACCGAGTTTCACAGCTTCTTTGGTGACATCTATGAAGAAGCCGAGGAGAATATTGACACCATTGCTGAGCTTATTCGTCAGCTAGACTACGATGCACCTTTCTTGCTTAGCGACTTTGCTTCGCTGAGTGGTATCACAAGCGTCAACGCAGGTGACGACCCAATTAGCATGTGTGAAGCTCTTCTAGAAGTAAACAACATGTACATCGAACACGTCAAGAGCATCTTTGACATTGCAACAGACTGCCGTGAGCAGGGAATTGCAAACATCATGGCTGACTTGCAAGGTGACCATGGCAAACTTGGTTGGAAGCTTCGCGCTACTCTAAACCAGAACAAGCAGCCTATTGCAGCAGACAATGACATGGAAGGCATGACGCCTCCAGTAGAAGACATGATGGTAGCAGAAGACGAGCAGTACCTAAACTAAGCCCTATCTCAAGAGGTTCACCATGTCAGACAGTCCAATACAGGCCGACGGAAATCTAGTTCCTGAGGAACAGGACCTTGCCCGCGCACTTATCCAAATTGCGGACAAGTACGGTAAGTTCAACGAGGACCAGACCGGAATCTGGGCCGACTACCATGAACCTGCAGATAATCCATACGCTGAGATGGGTGTCAAATGCAGCAACTGTGTCTTGTATCGTGGAGGCCAAGGATGTGCCGTCGTTGCTTTTGATGTTGACCCAGAAGGTTATTGCCGCTTTGCAGTAATACCAGATGGTGTTGTCGACCCGAGCAAGGCGCCTGTCGAAGTCGAGCCGTTCAAGAAGCAGAACCTTGCACCTGTAGTTGCTGCAGCCGAGGAAGAAAGCGTCTGCCCACCTGCGACTCAAGACATTGCTATAAACCTTGCTAATCGTGAGAAAGCAATTGAAGTTGCAAAGTATGGACCTCTAAATCCTGAGGAACCTAACGAAGAGTTCTGGGCTGAGAAGGCTAACCGCTGGTCTGTGACCGTTACTGAGGCTAAGAAGAGCCGTTGTGGTACTTGTGTCATGTTTATTCGCACACCTAAGATGCTAGACTGTATTGAAGGTGGTCTTGCTGCTGGAGACTCTGGTGCACAAAACGCTTGGGACGCTATCGACACCGCCGAGCTTGGTTACTGTGAAGCTTTTGATTTCAAGTGTGCTGCCTCAAGAACTTGTTCGGCCTGGGTTGTCGGCGGGCCGATTACAGAAGACTCACCTAAGCAAGAGACAGTAACGGCTGCTGCCAATCCGTCTAAGCGTGCACCTAAAAAAGACCGAATTCATGGCTCAAAGGTAAACAAACCTGGTTCTGCATCTGGCAGTTCTAAGTTACCTGTACGTTTCTCTGCTCAAACCGAAGCCGTGCTACGAAACAAGGTTGCATCACATAACCAAGGTGCTAAGAAAGGACATCACGTAACTCTAAACCAGTTGCGTCGTGTCTACCGTCGTGGAGCTGGAGCTTATTCATCTTCACATCGAACTGGCATTACCAGAGACCAATGGGCACTTGCACGTGTAAACGCTTACCTGCACTTGTTGAAGACAGGTAAACCTGCAAATGCTAACTACGTGCAGGACAACGACATTCTTCCAGCAGGTCATCCTCGCTCGACTAAGGGCAAGACTGCAGGTGCGTACGTCGAAGACGATTATCTTGAATTAACTATCGAGCTCCGTGAGGAACATGAGTACGATAATCCAGAGCACGTGCTACTTGCATGCGCTGAGATTTCAGGCTTAGGCTACGAGCTCATTCCAGCTTTACGAGCAACATGGCTTCGTGCTACACAAGATGATGAATCACCGTTTGAGCGAGTTGTGGACCTTGCTACAAATCTCTATGAAAGTCGCGATGCAGATTTGCTGCCGCGCAGAGGAAGGGCTAGCTAGTGAGTAGCGAATACGAAAACCCAAACGTGCCAGAGATTGATGACACTCCTAGCATTAGAGTTCACATAGCAGAGCTTGTGCTTATTGCTAATGCGCGTGTGCTTCCTGCTCGCCGTGTTCCACTTACTGCAGCGTTGACTGTAGCGGACAGAGTTCTTGCTCGCACACCTCACACCGATGCTAGCGCTCGTGCTTTCGCAGTCGAGCGTGCAGTTGACCGTTTTATCACACTAGCAACTCTAGGTCTTCGTACTAATGAAAAAGCAGAACACTTTGACCTGCTTCCAATCTCGCACCCGCTTTCAGCAGCGCGCTCAGGACTAACTGCATCTGCTATTGCAGAAGCTCGTGCCGAATGGCTGTCTGCTGACCCAAGGATTGCCGAAGAGCTTCGCCCGTTAGTCGCGTCAATACAGACAATGGAGTTCGGTTCACTCGAGCGTATGCATGCTCTAGCGCGTCTAGAAGCTGCAGGCAGAGACATTCCGCTTGACCTTGTTGCACTTATCGCAGATGGAAACTCTTCAGCTGCACGTAGTGCTCGTGCAAAGCGCCAGCTTCGTGACCGTCTAAAGCGCTTCGCCTTTGAAGGCCACATGGGTTCATTCTTAGTTCGCTTCGGAAGTAAGGTAAAGAGCCAGCTAGGTGTTCTAGTAGGCGGGTCGTCGACCACAAACACCGGTGAACTTTACATCACCGAAGACGACGCATCGCTAGGTCTAAAGAAGGGAGACATTCTTCCTGTAAACCTAGACAACTTTGAGTCTCTAGGTGTAGTTCTTACAACTGACCAGCTGAAAAAAGCTGGAATCGAACTTCCAGCTGGTAAGGCCAGCACAGTCAAGCGTGCACAGGACATCAAAGACCTTCTAGCAAATAAGCTAGAAGCTCCAAGCGACTGGAAGAAACTTCCAAATGGTGACTTTGCAACTGAAGATGGCTTTATCGCCACTCCTAAAGGAGACTTGAAGTACGAGCTAAAAGACCAAAACGGTAATGTAGTTGAAGGTCTAGATGCAGCTGAGTGGCCAGCAATCCAGGCCCACATCAAGAAGGTAGCTGACGACGAGTTCGGCAGTGGAACTGAGCAGCCAGCAGAGGCTGAAGCAGCAACTTATCTAAAGAAGGACCTTAGAGTAGACCAGCTCTACACAGGCGACTTGCTCCCAGACTACTACCCGATTAAGGGCGCCGAGGAGAACATGCTGAAGAAGCGCCAAGCAGACCCTAGTTACGAACTTCCTCCGACAGAAGAGATTCTAGGTATCTACAAGGGCAAAGCCCCAGGTAAGTACGGAATCAAGATTCGCAATCTAAAGACTGGCAAGGAAAGATACTTTGAGGTCAACAAGACTGCAAGAATCTACGACGTCCGTCAGAAGCAACTTCCAAAGGCAGAAGTAAAGCCGGCAGCAGAATCAACTTCTACTGCACCAAGCGTTCCAGGCTCACTAGACAACCTGGGTATCGACTTCCAGTCTGCGACTATGGATGCAAGCGGAACTCGTCTTCCGACTCCTGGTGCTTTCACTGGTGAATTCCAGAACATTATGCAAGGTGCTCAGAGCTGGAAAGATGTTCAAGACCGTCTACAAGGCCAGACTGTTACTTACTTTGACTTTGAGACCACTGGTATCGCTGACTACGATGGTCAGGACATTACCAACGACTCTGTCCAACTTGGTGCTGTCAAGGTAAAAGACGGCAAGATTATTGGACGTTTCAACGTCTACACGAACCCTGAGAGTAAGCTCTCTGACTGGTCAGCAAAAAATCTAGGTCGCGACATTCTAGACGAGAACGGCAACAGAGTTCTAGACGAAAACGGAAAGCCAAAGACCACACTAGTAACTCCAGAGTGGCTAGCTCAGCAGAAGAGTAAAGACGACGCTATTAAAGAGTTTATGGCGTTCATTGGCCCTAACGCACTTCTCGGCGGTCAGAACGTTCCTTTCGACGTTGAGATTCTAAAGCGTATGGCTGACGATGCCGGCGTAAAGCTGGACATTGCTGGAACCATCGACTCTAAAGACCTTGCTTCACTTCTACCTAAGTACGACCCAGAAACAGGAACCGACGGTCCTAAGGCACCTGACCGTAAGACTGGTGAAATCAAAGCCACGACTAGCCTAGGTCCTGTTGCTAACTTCCTTGGCTTTGAACCGGCTAACTGGCACTCAGCTGACGGTGATGCAGAAGATGCTTACAACTTGGTTTCTAGAATCATTGACCGCGCTGCAAAAGAAGACAATAAAGACCTCAGTCTTCTAGACTTCCCTGCAATGAAAAAGCGTTATGAAGAACGCATGGCTGAGTTCAAGAATGTTGTCTCGCCTAATAACCCGACTACAGACAACCAGAAAAAGGCTCTAGAAGAGTTCTCTAACTCTGCTAATCCTGAGATTGCTGCAAAAGCCAAGGATGCTTTAGCCTCCGCTAAGACTCGTGGTGAAGCCGCTGGTGTTCTACAGCAGCTTCACGCAGCCGACTCTAAGGCAACTCCACAAGAAGAGACTCTTGTTGACAAGACTGGCCCTGAAATCAAGGTTGGCGATGTCGTTGTCTTCCCAGATGGTTCACGTCGTACTGTCGCTAAAAAGTTTTCAATGGACACCGGTGACCGAATCACGTTTGAAGATAAAAAAACAACTGTGCTAGACGAGCCTAACACTCTAAAAGTTGTTTCTACTTCTAACGCTGCAGCATCTGAGACTGCGAAACCTGCAGCGGCTGAACCGTTTAGATGGCCTACCCAAAGAAATCTAGAAAAGAGAACATTCTGGAATCCTAAGGAAAAGAAGTTTGTAGCCAGCAAAAAAGAGACCGGCACCGACGAGTTGTTGTCAACAGGTCCGCTACAGAACGCTCCTAGCAAAGCAATAACCAGAGTTAGAGAAGCTCTGCAGCAGAGAATTACACAACTAAAGAGCATGGACCAGAGTAATCCTGACGTGCAGAATGAACTAGCAAGAGCCTCAAGAGCATTTCCATTTTGGAGAGAAGAAGAACTACACAGTGCTAACGGTATTGTCGGTGAGATTACCATGGATGACATCGATGCCGGTATAGAAGCTCTAGGGAAATACACTAAACCTGGAGAAGACCAGCAGCTTAACGCTGAGAAGAACTCTTCTGCGCTAGCTAAAATCCAGTTTATAGTCGGCAAAGAAGTGACCGGCAAGACCTACAGTGACCCTAATGAAGACCCGCTCCGTGTTACTAAATGGACAGGTATAAACCGCGAGCGAGCATCAAAACTACAGTTACACACGATTAGAACCACGGTCGACAAAAAAGACCTACCTCCGGAACAGAGAGAAGAGATTCTTCGCAGTCTAGACAACGGTACTACTGTTGGCGAGGCTAGCAACATCATTAACATGTTGTATAAGCTTCCATTTCGCAAGGGCAGTCAAATTACTCCAGGCACAGACCCGCTAAATAAAAATAGCGACCCGTTCCTAGAGAGAGTTAAGATGCTGGTCGCTCCGTACGACCTAGAGTTCCAGCTAAGAGACGCTATAGATTTTGGAGGAGCTACTAAGCAAGATGTTCTTGACCTGTTTAGCAGCGAAGGTGAACTAAAGAGCAACATCGGTAAGATGCTTAGTTACCTAAACCCTGAGCAGTCTAGCCAGCTTAAAAAAGATATCTTAGACGCAGCTGAGAAGTTCGGTGAAGGAAAGGCAAATGGTTCACAGCCGCTGCCTGCGACAAAGTCGACTGTAGCCCCTATAAACAGACCTAGCAAAAAGCAAACAGAAATGATTCGCTCTATGCTACGTGAGCGTGTCATGACTAGCGAAGAGCGTCAAGGCTACATGGACCGTCTTGCTTCAATTGACAAGTTCGGTGTCAATACTTTGTTCAATGAACTAAAAGTTTTGCCAAAGGCCAAAGTTGCTCTAACCGACGGTAGCGACCCACTAAACCAGCACACTAACCCTGAGCTAGCAAAAATCAAGGAGAAACTTGCACCGTTTGACTTAGATGGTTCTATTCGTCGTAGCATTGACGAGAAGACTGCAAATGGTGGAGAGATTACTAGTCAGGAAATCCGTGACCTACTCAAAGGTAATAAAAACTGGGAAGGCACGTCTTCATCGTACTCTGATTACAGTCAAGAAGGCACATCTCTTAATTCAGCTCTAAACGCCCACAAAACAGAGGGCGAGGCTCAGTCTTCTGCAGATGCTAAAGCTAAGAGCGAAGAAACAGCAAAAGCACTGAGTGATAAGCTAGACGCTCTAAAGCAAGGTCAAGCAAGCATAACTCCACTTTCAAAAGAAGAGCACCAGTCTGCACTAGACAATCTTGTTTCACTAATCTCAGACAGCAATGACCCTGAAAACACGGTACGTAGCGGAATCCTAGATGGAACTCTACGCAACGGTGATGACATCATTGCTGCGTTAAACAAGCAGCAAATCAAGAATGAGTACAAGACGATGTCGCCTACAGGGTTTGCGACTGGCTATAAGTACATTTCAGCAGATGAATCGCAAAGACCAGAAGAATGGGCGATTATTAATGCAGCGTACGGGCTTCCGGCTGCACCTGAAGGTTTCGAGCCTCAGTTCGTAACAAATGCGCTAAAGGGATACGACAATGAGAACGGTGACCTGTCAAAGCTCATCAACTCCGGCGCACCGTCAAAAGAGATTTTTGATTGGCTTCGCACTAAATCACCTGGACACTGGAACAGCCGTGAAGGTGAGTACAACACCAGCTGGGCAGTCGACTTCCCAACAGCACTGGATAAGGCACGATGGAAGAAATTCGGCGAGCTAAAGAGTAGTATCGCTGCACTCGACAAGAACGAGGCTTCAACTGAAGCACAGCCTGACATTGAGTTCCTTTCTGCTGTAAGTGAAAGACTACCTGATGGCACTATTGCTGCAATCGATGAAGAGCTTGGAAAAGCATTCAATGGAGACACACTAAGTGAGCTCATTAGCAAGATTAGTAATGAGGAAGACCTTCAGCGTGTAATAGATGAAATCTCAGCAACTCGTACTTCTAAAGCTGTAAAGCCTCAGCGCAATGCGCAGCTTCAAAGAGTTCAAGATGCACTCATTAAAAAGTTCTATGAGAATCATCCTGAGCTTGAGAACACGATGGCAGAACCTGCTAACATTGTTGTTCCTGCTGAGGCTCCAGCTGCTCCAGCTGCAGATTGGAAAATAGACGGGTACGGTGATGTCATTGCTACTGACCCAGAAACTGGTTACACTCTTAAGACTTGGCACCATAAGCAAGGCTCAAACAACGGAGGTGTTGGTGGTAAGGTAGACGAAGTAATTGCCAGGCTACTAGATGAGAATGGCAAAGTAATTGCACAAAAGTTCTTTGGCGAGGGCCATAAAATCAGTGACGGTAAGGCTGCAGCTGAACAGTTACTAGCAGACATGAAGGCTAGAAAGCCAGGAACTCCTGACAAGAACTATGCTGCTATCATCACGGATGGGTCTGACATCAAGTCAGGAGAACTAGTCCACTGGACAACTCCAGAAAACGCAAAATCTATTATCGAAAATGGATTCAACCCAGAAGGTAAGGACACACTAGGCGGCAGCCAGTGGGGAATTCCAGGTGCAATGTTTGTAGCTGAGTACGGCTACGGCATGAGCGAGTACATGGCTAGCGAGTATTGGGCAACACACCCTGACGCAAAGGAAATTGCAAAACTAAAAGTTGAGATTCCTGCTTTCGAGTATTCAAGGCAGCTCAACATCGTCTACAAGAACGATAAGAAAGAACTTGAAACTAAGGCTGGTCTAGCTGCTACAAGGGCTAGCGGTGCGTTTGACTACATCCAGAAAAAGCGTGAAGAAGAAAAGGCAAGCGGCAACAGCATGGCTGAGCCTGTTGAGCACCTAATCGCACAGTGGGCAGCGCAGTCTGGAAAATATAGTGCAGTTAGTTTCCCTAATGGTGAGACAGTAATTTTCAACAGGAATCAGAAAGATGTTACTCCTGAAACAGAAGCCGAGGTTATTGCTGATGAGAAGTCGGTAGTACCTGAAATCGCACCTGTAGAGCCAGCTCCAGTTGAGCAAGCAACAGACACGGTAAAGAACCCATTCAGCAGTGATAACAGTGATAAATTGCTAGCAGAAACCGGAGGTAGTCGTTCATTAGTAACTGGTGCCGACATGAGTATTGCAATGATTCTTGACAAGCAAGACATTGGCTACGAGCCAATGCTAAAGGGTGTTAGCGGCAACGAGAATGTAATCCAGAATCTTCTAGATAGCCTAGATGAATCAGATGGTGCAAACAGCATTGCTGTTGCAGGAGATTTGTACTCACTGCACGACGCACTTTACAAAGAAGGCGCACCAGTTGCTCTTACCGAATACATTAAGAAACTTGCTGATTCTGTAGATAGTTTTACTCCAGCAGAAGGTGGAAACAAGAACAACGTTGTTACCGTTGACACAATCAAGGAAGAGCAAGCTGGCAGCCTAGACCTGTCTAAATGGAAAAAGGTCGGCGGTCAAAAAGGTTCAAACCCAGGCGGAACCTTTGAGAATCCAGCAACAGGTGAACAGGTTTACGTCAAGGCTCCTAAGTCGCAGCTTCACGGTGAAAACGAACGTTTAGCCTCAGCGATTTATGACGCAGCTGGAATCTCATCTGCAAAGGTGTTAGCTGGCAAGGATGCCGACGGCATAGATGTGACCTACTCGCCGATGATTGATGGCGCAAAGCAAGACCTAAAGAAGAACCTCAATAACAAAGAGTACATGGCTCGTTTACAGCAAGGCTTTGCAATTGACGCATTGCTTGCTAACTGGGATGTAATTGGTCTAGACTACGACAACGTAGTAACAGATAAGAATGGTGAACCTGTCCGTGTAGACCCAGGTGGCGCGCTTTTGTTCCGTGCTCAAGGTTCTCCAAAGGGTGGCGCGTTTGGTGAAGAAGTACCAGAGCTAGATGCGTTTACAGACAAGACTAGCACACGTCCATCTGCAAAAGTCTTCAGCCAGATGAGTGATGAACAGAAGTTAGAAAGCGCAAAGGTTCTTCAGAACCTGTCGACTTCTCAGATAGATGAACTAGTAGACTCAATTATCACTGACCCAGCTAAACAGGAAGAACTCAAGACTAAGCTAAAAGCACGTCGTCAGTACATCCTTGACAAGTTCGGTCTAAGCGACAAGCCGGCTAAGAAAAAGAACCCTGAAGCCGGTTCATCTGGCAAGACTAAGAAGCTAGATGTAAATGGCGACAACGATAGTCTAAAGACACAGCTAGAAGATGCAGCCAAAAACGGTGACCTAGTTTCATTCAAGTACAACGACAAAGAGCGTGTTGTCGCGCCTACTTATGTATGGACTAACCCTAAGAATGGCAACATCAACCTTACTGGTGAAGAAGACGGAGTTAGCAAGAACTACACCCTCCAGAACTTTAAGCCGTCTGAAGTCGATGTGCCTGAAGAGGCGCCTTCGGAGGGGTCAGCGAGTAGCACAATAACAGGAGACGCACTCAAGAAAATAGTTGACAACGCGTACGAAAAATACGACCCTGGAGTAGCTCAACACAGCTGGGACTCAAAGGGAATTGGCGAGTCGATTATGTCTCACCTAGGTGAAATAGCAGATGACATTAAGTCAGGCAAAGACTTAGACACTAACGAGAGTGCAAAGAAGTTGCGCCAGCTTGCTGCAATGTACAACGAACTTGTTGATGCAGTAACTTCAACAGAAGGAGAAGACGGAGCCGAGTGGAGCACAAAGGATTCCTCTATACAAGACCTCATTGAAGGAGCCAAGGAGCTTGAGAGCCAAGCAGACTCAATTAGCCCTAAGGGAGGCACAACCGCTAAAGTTGAAACTCCAACTACTCCAGTCGCTGCACCAGAATCTACGCTTCTAAACCTAGCTGATGAGAAAGTTAGAACTGATACGGCTCAGTCTATCCAGTCACAGCTACCAGACGGCTATACGGCTTCACCTGAAAAGGGTGCTGGTAACACTGGATTCATCATGGTCAAGAACGAGCAAGATGAAACAGTCGCTATGATGACTGTGAGTGATGACGGTAAAGAGTACCAAGTCCAAAACTTCAAGGCAGGCTGGAAAATTGAAAGTACTTCAGACCTAAACGATGCTATGACAAAACTTGTTAGTGCCACAAAAATTGTAAATGAAGGTGGCCAGGCAGTTCAGTTGTCTGACGGCACAGCTGGAAAGATGGGCAGCAAAGTTGTCCACAGCAAGAACGGTATTACTGGAACAATAGTTGGGTTCCAGAAAGACCCGAACTACGTCAAGGTTAAGCCTGACAGCGGTGGAGTCATCAAGATTATGTCTATCAACCAGATTAAGTCTAACGGCTCTGGCGGAGAACCTGTGTCACCTACTCCTGCTCCTAACGCTCCTAACGCTCCTAGTGCAGAGACTTTCATTCCGCAGAAATCTGAAAACATGACTATGTTCAGTAAGTCTGACGGAAGTCTATCAAAAGTTATTGTTGTCAAAAACAATAATGGTACATGGGACGTAGTCTATGACCTCAACGGTCCAGACTTCAGTCAGATACACATGGACATAGAGGACCGTGATGAAGCAGAGAGTGAGGCTCTAACTGCACTAGAAACAAACAACTTTGAGCCAAGTACTCCTGAGGTAAAAGCTGAGCCTGCTAAACCGTCAGGTCCTAAGAAGTTTACCTTTGATTTCATGACTCTGCCAGATGTCACAGATGCACCTGAAATTCAGCCTATCACTGACCCAACTAACCCGGACAAAGACTCTATCAAGACCGACTCAGCGGGAACTCTAATCAAGCCTGGCGCCATTGTCAAGGACGAGAACGGCAGAGTCGGTGTCTACCGCAATCCTGGATACGGCGACCCGAACAAGATGCGTATGATTTGGGAAGATGGTTCACAAGATTCAGTTGCACCTGACACAGTAACAGCAACTGGAAAGTATCTCACTCCTGGAATCGCTGCCGCCTACGCTGGTGTCGCAGACCTAGACTTTGAGAAGAACTCAGAGCCGATGCTTCCAGTGACAGGTCCTGCACTAGAAGACAAGAATGGCAAGAAGATTGGGTTCAGGAATCTTGTAGTCGACAAGAATGGCGATGTTGGTGTTGTCGTAGAAAACTATAGCAGTGATGGCTACATCAAAGTTGCGTATCCAGACGGCATGAAGAAGCGTAAAGCCAACACTCTAACAGCGTTGGACACTAAGTATAAAAAGAACATATACAACATCCAAGTAGCACAGAAATACTTCAAGAACCTTGATGCAGACAAGTACAACCTTCCTACTTTTGGAGCCACGACTAAGTCTGGTACCTCTAATAAGGCCCCATCTGGTAAGTTATCGGTTCCAAAAAACGGAGCCGGTGCAAAGCCACAGCAAATTGACCAGCTAGGTTGGGACAAGTCAGGCTTTGAAGGTGCACCTTCTCTACAAGAGTTGCTGACTAAGGTATCTACACCTGGTTCTGGTCTTGCTGGAGGTTCTATTGCTCTAGACGCTGATGCTGTTGAAGACTTGGACCTTCGAATCATGGCGGCTACAGGCACAGACGGTAAAGATGCCTATCTTATGAAGTACAAGCTGACTAGCTGGGCAGGCGACGAGCTCGCAAACAAACTACTAGAAATGATACAGAACAACGACCCTAGAGTTTCAGCTACTACAGGCTTAAGTGTTCCTGAGAACCTAGTCGACGGGGATAAAGTCTCGTTTGTCCCGTCTCTTAATGGAAGTAGTGCTAAATACAAGAGTGGCTATGGACAAACGTTTATCATCACTCTAGATGACGGGACTAAGATTCACTTCCTTCGTGCAGACGTTCCTACTAAGCACACATCTGGTTCAGCAAAAATCAGCTCAAACGGTCCTAGAGCTTACCACAACAAGGTAATGATTATTGCGCCTAAGAAAGACTCGACTCCAGAAAGTCTAGCACTAGCGCTAAATACAGGAGGTGTTCAGGATGTGCGTCCAAGCACTAAGGAAGACGCCAAGATTCTGATTGAAAACCGCCTAATGAGTATTCTAGATGAAAAGGTTGACCCGAAGAGTAACCCATCTGGTTCTGAGCGCGCAGCAAGCCTTCAGAGAATCAAGGACGCATGGGGAATTACTCCTGAAAACGTAACTATTACTACTGGTGCAGGTGGCCGTATTGAGATGCGTCTTGACCCAGAGAGTGCAAAAAAGATTGCTAATAAGACAGGTATTAAAGTTTTGCGTCACACCTTAAGAAGCAGCTACTCTATGCAAGCTGCTAAGCAAGGAGAAACCGATGAAGAGGCACGCGACCGCGTTGCGCAATACTTCGTTAACCGTGTGTCTACTCCTCAAGGTGGATTGCTTTCTACCACGGTACGTTGGAGTGAAGGTATCCCAACGTCTGGGCAGTCTAGCAGTCGAGACATTGAAACTGGCGGCGCTGACTACGTCTTCACTACTCCAAAGTCTAACACAGACTCTGAGAACAGTAGTCTCCTACCTGGACTCTGGTTTGATGCAGAGCGAACCTTCCAGCGACTAGACTTCTGGGCCAACAAGGGAGACCAGTTTGGAAAGCGTGTAGGTAAGAGCCCGATTGACCAAGCTGTCCCAGGCGGCTACGAGGTGATGTTCAAAGGACGTCTAAGCTTCGATGACGCTGCAGTGCTAATGGTTAAAGACGAGGACATGCGTACACGTGTAATCACAAAGTTGCGCCAAAAGGGAATTACCCAGCTTGGTGGTCGTCCTCTAGAAGCAGTAGTTATGACAGGCCCTGACTACAAAGCTGCTAAGAACACAACGAAGTAAGAAAAGGAACTGAGATGGCACAAATAGTGGACATGACTGAAAAGAAGTTAAGTGATACTGAAACACAGTACGCTTACGGCCCGTTAGTTCTAGAAGGTAAAGATAGTGAGGGTGAACTTGGCCACCACTCACTCTACGCAGTGGTCCTTTATGAATCACCAGACGAAGTCAGTGTTAGACTTGGTGGAGTAGAAGGTGCTAATGAATACTCGCTAAAATCTGCTAAAGACTTCAAGGTAAACGCATCTGCTTCAAAGATAACATTTAAGTCTCAAGGTACAATTTATACAATACGCAAGTTCCAAGATTCAGACGGAGTTTGGGCTTCGATGACTGGTACCGCCGTGCCGGCTGAAGCGCTAGAGGAGATTTTTATGAATGAAATTACTGCTGATGTAGCTCCTGAATCAGCTAAAGATTACGGCCCGGAAGAGCTGTACGCTTTGTATGACAACGACGGCAAAGTCACCTATCTAGTGTATTCTGGAGCCGATGTCACTTACATCCGTAAGGATGGAAAATGGATAGTTCTAGATGACCCTAACGGCGACGTGCTAGACGACATGTACATTGAGTATGTATCTCCAGAGTTTGTTGACTTCTTTGATAAGAAAGAAAGCAAAGGACTAACAGCAGACGACTTGGCTAACTATGAAGCAGATGAGCCAGTTGCTACTACCGCATCCGCTGCCACAGGCTTTAAGTATGCCCGTGTCATCAACAAAAAGGACTAGCATGCCAGAAATCATCGGTTACGATGGCGCTCTCACTCTGATTCAACACGGTGAGAACTCTGTCATTGTAGACACCGACCTAAACGTAATCGTAGACAGCGGGCTAACTACTGCTATGAAAAAGAAACGCAAGTGGAGCGACAAGAAAACTTGCACAGTCAGTGAAGCCGTTATAGAACTGGCTAATGGAGCATTATCAACACTGAACATAAAGGTAATCACTGCATCTGGCAGGCTCTATACGATTCCTTCATCTGTCCAAGATGAGGCAAAGAAGTCTTTAGAGTGGCACAAGGAGCACCACCGTGGAGGCACGCCTGTTGGTTTGAGCACAGCTCGCACCCTCGCTAAAGGTGGGCAAATTGGTATTGAAAAGATTCGCCACATTGCAAAGTACTTTCCTCGTCATGAAGTAGATAAAAAGGGTAAAGGCTACCAGCCTGGAGAACCTAACTTTCCTTCTAACGGACGTATCGCATGGGCTCTATGGGGCGGAGACGCCGGCTGGCGCTGGTCTAAGAGTATCGTTGAGCGTGAGAACAAGAAGGCGCTAACTGCCGACGGCTATGCACTAAATGACTACTATGCGCAACCTAGAATGTATGAAACAGAAGAACTCTATGACGCTGAAATAGACGACTTCAAGCTGGCTATAGATGCTGAAAACGGCTACAACGATGTAGACGCTCCTGAGTTCCTAGTTCGTGTTCGCATGGACGGTTCAGGTATGGACCGTCTCTACAAAGTAGATACAGACGGGCAAGTTTACATCTGGGACGATGGAACCTGGGACGACCTAGGCCACCTGAGCGGCGACATTTACACCTATGATAAAGCACTTGATGACCCTTACGATTTGGTCGATAAGGATTACTTCACAATTGACCCAGGTTCGGCAGTCATTATTTCAGCAATGCTACAGCAGAACCCTCACAAGTGTGTTTCAGTACATGACCTAGATGCTCATGAAGCTGCTCTAGCTGAGAATGCTGCAGGTGAAATTGACCTAGCAATGGTAGACTACACAATGGTTGCCGCTGTGACTGTAGCGCCTGCAGGTCAGACTGCTGGTGATGGAAAGTACACCACTGAAGAACGTGGACAGAATGCATCAAAGCAACAGCGTGACGCTGGTGGAAAGTTTGCTGCAGCCGGTTCTAGTGTAACCATCAAGGGCGGTAAGCCTGGTGTAATCACATCACTTGATAAAGCAAATGGCATGGCGACAGTAAAGCATGCAGATGGCACAAGCTCGATAGTGCCAATCAACACAACTAAGCGTGCAGATGTTACTGGAACCACAGACCAGGCTACCCCTCAGCAACAGCAACAGCAACCGCTAGACACCACTGGTATTTTAGGCCAGCCTAGGACTCCTAGCAACAAGGGTGAAGCAACTATACCTGGAACACTTCCTGCTCTTACACCTAAAGACATCTCAGGAATCATCGCTGACTGGCCTTCATGGGTCAGTGAACAGCGCCAGGGCTCAGTTGCACCGTATCCAGAATCTAACTCACCGCAGAAAGGTGAGATTGCTCCTCTAAAGAGTATAACTCCTAATGCCAAGACACCTGGTAACACACTAGATGTCACTCCGATGGAAAACTCTCCATTCGCAAAGAAACTTCAAAATCTTACTGGTAGCAAGCTAGTCCTAGACGCTTACAAGCATCCAATGCTGACAAAGTGGCTAAACAAGACTGTGACACAAGGCGGAAAAACTACAAGTCCTAATGCTCTTTGGTACCAGCCAGTTACCGGCGCAGGCGAACCTACTGCAGTCACAAAAGATGCAAACGTACTAATCACTCCAGAAACAAGTGACGTTCCGCCACTGTTCTTGGCTTGTGTATCACCTGACGACCCACGAGCAGTTATGGATGTTGTCGCTGTTGTACCTGTCAGCACCAAAAATCCAGAGCCGATGACGTTCACCCGCGAAGACAAGAAGTGGGTCCGTAATCCTAAAATCATGGACGACCTTCGTTCAGCAACTCCTCCACCGGTTGTGCCGCTTGACAATGAATCACTAGTTTCAGTACTACAGCAAACTGACAGCGTAACTGCATCGGCATACACACCTGACTTGGTTCTCATGGTTCTATTTGGCCCTAACCCTTCTGCTATTCTTGCTGCCGCTGCACGCAGTGAAGATGAATTAGATGCACTGTACGCAGGTGCTCGTCCACCTAGTGCTCACAACATTGATAAAAATAGAGGCAATGCTGAAAAACTACGTAGATACTGGGTTCGCGGTAAGGGTGCCGCAAAGATTCGCTGGGGTCAGGGTGGAGACTGGAAGCGCTGCGTTCGGTATTTATCAAAGTACCTAGGCGTACGCGCAAAGGGTTACTGTCAGCTTCGCCACAAGGAAGCAACTGGCATGTACACATCAACTCACGCTAAACTTGTCCGTGGAAAGCACAACCAGGTGACAGAGTTCATCATGGAAGAAGTTCTAACTAAGAACTACGGCACTCCTACAGTGGTCACTGACAAAGACATGCTCATGACTATCGATGACATTCATGCTGAAACAGATAAAGCATACGACCATGCCTGGACTCCAGAACCTGAAATCGAAGAGCTTCTTCAGGATGAAGGTTGCAAGAGTGCTATGACTGCAGCAGGCGGTGCGGACCGCAACCGTGGTCGCGCAGAAGACCTTCGCCGTTATTGGACAGTTGGTAAGGGCGGGGCTAAAATCCGCTGGAACACTCCAGGTGACTGGACTCGCTGTGTTAGACATCTATCTAAGTACCTTGGAACTCGTGCCAAGGGCTACTGCGCACTTCGTCATCATGAGATGACAGGCATGTGGACAGGGTCACAGCAGCACCACAGGATGGAAGCATCTGTCAGAAGCTTTGATGAAGTCATGGAGATTTCTCAGTTGAACGCTCAAGCTCACCGAAGTATGGAACGCTTAGGCATGATTGCGTCTGCTGGAATGAACGGTTCTAAGTTCAGCATCCCACTTGTGATTCCAGAGGGCGTGGAGTCTGGCGATGGTCGCAGCTTTACAAAAGATTCCATCACAACTCGTGAACTCCCACTTCCACTAATGTGGCAAATCAAAACAGCTGACGGCCACCAAGGCTCAGTAGTAGTTGGTCGCATTGACCACATGGAAAGAACTGAGCAGGGAATTGGAAACGCTTATGGTGTCTTCGACAGTGGAGCTTACGGTCGTGAAGCTGAACGTTTAGTACGTAACGGGTTCCTTCGTGGAGTTTCAGCAGATATGGACATGTTTGAAGCAACTGAAAAGAAGTCTAAGTCTCTTGAAGAAAGCTCTGAAGAGCCTAGAGACGAACAAATAGTAGCAAATCCTATAGTTGTCAGTAAAGCCAGAATCATGGGCGTGACGATTGTACCTAAGCCTGCATTCCAGGAATGCAAGATTGTCATCGCCGATGACGAAGAACAAAACAACAATCAGGAGGACAGCATGATTCCAGACGGAATCTATGTTGACGACGTCGATGCCTTGGATGCAGAAGCTCTTGTGGCTTGTGGATACACGGCTAGCGCTATTCCGATGAACCCACCAAAAAGCTGGTTTGAGAATCCAAAGCTGAACAAGCCTACTCCTCTTACCGTTGACGATGACGGCCGTGTCTATGGCCACATTGCAGCTTGGCACGTGGACCACATCGGTATGGCCTTCGGCACTCGTCCACCGCGTAGCAAAAGTAACTACGCTTATTTCCACACCGGCGTATGCCGCACCGAGGAAGGTGTCGATGTTCCTGTCGGTCAGCTTACCTTGTCAGGCGGACACGCTTCAATCGAAGCTAGCGCAGCCGAGGCAGTAAAGCACTATGATGACACAGCGTCATCGTTTGCTGATGTTTCTGCAGGCGAAGATGCTCACGGAATCTGGGTATCTGGAGCACTACGTCCAGGCACTACACCAGAGCAGATTCGTGCAATTCGTGCATCAGCACCGTCAGGTGACTGGCGTCCAATCCGCGGTTCACTAGAGTTAGTTGCAGTCTGCCAGGTCAACGTGCCAGGCTTCCCGATTGCTCGTGCTCGTGTCGCATCTGGTCAAGTTATGGCTCTAGTTGCTGCAGGCGCAGCTACACTTGCCAAGATGAAGTCAGACCCAATCGCAGAATTGGCTGCCAGAATCAAGACTCTAGAGCAGTTTGGTGGCAAAGCAGATTTAGCTGCAAAAGCAGCAGAATTGGCTACCCGTGTGAACAGCCAGGCGTACTTTGAAGTAATCAACCACGAGACTCGTATGAAGCTTGCTGATAAAGGTCACGCAATGCCAGACGGCTCTTATCCAATCCGCAACGTGGCAGACCTAAAGAACGCAATTCATGCGTACGGTCGTGCACCAGTTGGAAAGGAAAAGGCTGTAAAGGACCTAATCATCAAGCGAGCTAACGAACTCAAAAAGCCAGAACTTATTCCAGACAACTGGAAGAGCCCAACTGCAAAGGATTCATTGCGTGCAAGCGCTAGTGACCTAAAGGCACGAGTTGCAGCTGCCCAGGAGAGCCTGGGAAAAGCATTCGCGGCTGAGCCAGTAGATGAAGGTCGTACTAAGTACACCTTCGAGACTCAGCCGCGTGACTCAAAGGGTAAGTTCCGTAAGGTATTAGCAGTTCTCAAGGATTCTCTTGGTGCTGCAGGCCTAACTAATGAGCAAAAACTTGCAGAAAGAGTTGAGAAGTTGCACGATTCAGGGCATTATGTTGCCTCGGCTCGTGCAGCATCTCAGCTTATGGACACTGTCCACAGGATGGAAACCGGTGCCTTAAACAGGGACTCGCTGGAAAACATTCAGTTGGCAACTGCACAACTTGGAACTGCGGTGGCAAACTCGCCATTGCCGTTCGGCCATGATACTAAGAAGATGCGTTTCACTGACTTGCCAGCTCCTTTGCAGAAGTTGACTAAGGACATGATGGCACGCGTGGAAAAGCGTATTGGCAAAAAGGAAGCCGACCAGGCAACCGCAGGGCTTCAAAGTTATTTATCTGGCGGACAGCTGATGACGCAGAGCAACATCTCTGCTGAACTCAGCAAAATGCTCCGATTACTAACTTAGAAGCAATATACAATAAAAAACAGGGTGGAGTGCCTGCACGCAAATGTGTGGAGTCCCTTTACTTTGGACCAACAGCAAGTGAGTGAAATCCACTCACGACAACTGTCCTAAGGAGGAACAGTGGACCAGATTAAGTCACAGGTCGACAACCTGTCGCAGCTAAGCGATGAACAAATCGCCGAGCTGCAGCAGTCAATTGTCGCCGAGTTCGACTCAGTCTCAAGCACTGACCCAACTGCCGAGTCAGTTGACGCTATGACATCGCTTGCCGATATGCTTGACGCCTGCAAGGGCGAATCAAAGCGTCGCGAAGCAGCCGCACAGGAGCTAGCCACACAGGCAGCCGCTGCAGCTGATCGCGTAAAGGGAAACGAAGATGGAAATGTTGATGGAGAAGCAACTCCTGCCGAGGAGGCTCCTGTAGAGGACGCCGCCCCAGCTGAAAAAGTTGCTGCCGAGTATGTAGCCGCTGATGAAGCAGCTATGGCTGAAGGCACTCCTAAAGACGCTCCCGCCGAGGCTCCGGCCGAAGAAACCCCTGTAGTAGAAACCCCAACAGATATGCCAGCTGAACAGCCTGGCATGGTTGAGGAAGGTACTCCAGAGGAAGAGGCTAAGGAGACTCCAGAGGAAGAGACTACTGAGGACAAGAAGGACAAAAATCCTGCTGAAGCCTCAGTCGAATCCATCGAAGCGTCTGCTACTGTGGTAGAAGGTTTAGAGCTTTCGACCGAAACAACAACCACTGCTGAGGTTATTGAGACCCCAGCCGCTGAGGAAGCCGCAGTAACTGCGTCTGCCGAAGAAACAAACCCAGAAGAAACCACAATTGCTGAAGAAGTTCAGCAGGAAGAGCAGGCCCCAGTGACCGCCACAGCAGAACAGCCTTTCGAGGCTCCAGCTGACCGTCAGCCTGTAGTTCAGGTAGTAGAGAAGAATCCAGTAGCAATTACCGCTGGTGCCGACATCCCTGGCTACACAGCCGGCAGCACAATCGACAACTTGAGCGAAGTAGCATCAGCTATGGAAAAGCGTATCCACTCGCTTCGCCGTGTCAACGGAGGAGACGGAGAGCAGCATATCGTTGCATCCTTCACCACCTCGTACCCAGAGGCACGCACTCTGACAACCGATGCAGAATCAAACTGGACTAAGATTCAGGCAGTAGCAGGACCTGAGGCACTTATCGCTTCTGGTGGTATCTCTACTCCGTTCGAAGTAAAGTATGACATCTTTGCAATCGGTTCTACCACAATCCGCCCAATTCGTGACTCTTTGCCACGCTTCCAGGCTGACCGTGGCGGTATCCGCTTCATCGTTCCACCTAGCTTCGCAGGTAGCACATACGACAGTGCTGTAGGTATCTGGACATCAGGTATCGACCAGTACGGTTACAACGGTGCAACTGCATTGGTAGTTCCTACTCAGACAGTAGCTGCTGCTTCAGGTGGTAAGTACACGATTACAGTAACAAGCAACACAATTCCAGTAGGTGCAAAGGTTGACTTTGCTGGTACCACAGGTATCACTAACCTAGCTGCTCTAAAGGGTGTTACTGTCACTGACTCGACTACAACAAGCATCTCGTTCTCATCGACAGGTGTTGCTGACATCACTGGTACTACAACAGCAGCTGGTACAGCTACTCCAGTTACAACAAAAGGTTCATACACTGTATCTGCAGCTACTGAAACCACTGTTGCAACTGACGCTGTAACACTACAGCTACAGTTTGGTAACTTGGCTACTCGTGCTTACCCAGAGTTGATTGCTCGTCACAACGAACTTGCTCTAGTACAGCACGCTCGTGAGGCAGAGGACAACTTGCTAGCGAAGATTACTGCCGGTTCTACTGCAGTCACATCAGTTAACAACTTCGGTGTTGCTCGTGACTTCCTAGTTCAGGTACGTCGCGCATGTGCAGCATACCGTTCACGCCACCGTCTTGACCCTCAGACTCGTCTGAAGGCAATCATGCCGGCATGGGTTCTAGATGTTATCGCAGCTGACCTAACCTTGGCAATGCCAGGTGACGGTACTCTGTCTGCATCAAGAGCAGAGATTGAAGGCTTCATGTCATCTCTAAACGTTGACGTTGTTGTTCACCTAGATGACAGCTCAAACAACGGTGTATTCGGTGCCCAAAGCGCCGGTGCAATGCTTGAGTTCCCTGACACATTCCGCTGGTTCTTGTTCGCTGAAGGTACATTCTTGTTCCTAGACGGCGGAAACCTAGACCTTGGAATCATCCGTGACAGCACCCTAGTTGGCACCAACGACTACAAGATGTTCATCGAAACATTCGAGAACGTTGCAAAGGTCGGTATCGAATCTCTAGTCGTTACCTCAACCATCAACGTAACTGGAGCTGCCGCAGCTCTTGTAACACCGTCTGCTTCTGCAGCATCGTTCGACCTATAGTCGAACAAAACTCTTTTGTTGGGGTGGCCTCTTCGGAGGTCACCCTGACAATAAGAATCTTAGATTTTATAGATAAAGGAAAACCATGGCGTTCGATGGCAGTTTTGATGCACCGAAAATCGTTCCTTCCGCCTTTGGGCTATTTTCTATCTTCGAACCACAAAATCCAGAAGAAGAAGAAAAGTGGGTTCGCGGATTTTACCAACAGTGGGAGACCACTCCTAACTACGTCCGTAACTGGGACGAAACAAGCACGACTTCATACGTTGTAGACAATAATCCTGGCGCTGCTAGGTACAGTTACCACATACCATTTTTTATTGAGGCAGAAGACTACGCCTCTACATTCGGCGCTCCTGGTGTAGACCGTTTCGCTAGAGTTATTCGTCAGCTAGAAGGTTGCACACAGAAAGCTGTTGAGCTAGAACTTTGGGACGGCTCGGTTGCACTTCAAGGAACAGGCACAGACCTTGTAAACCCGTATCTTACAAAAGGTGCATCTGTCACCATTCTTCCAGGACGTACCTCAGCCGGTGCAGTCGCAGACCCTGCAACAAACGGTGCTGCAATCTCAGTAAAGCACGGCGTTAGTGTTCTTGAGTATCAAATCGGTCAGTACTCTTCTGGCGGTGAGCAGGGTTGGATTCACATGACTCGCGACACTGCCGCTGTTCTTAGTTCTTACAATCAAATGGTATTTGATACCTACGATTCTAAAGGTTTTCGTCAGCATCTACAAACATTTGGTGGCACTCCACTAGTAGTCGGCTCTGGCTATTCAGGTAACGGACCAGTTGTAAACGTTACTAATAAGGCTCTTGCCTCAAACGTTGTGACACTTACTACAGCAAACAACCACGGACTTGCCGTAGGTGACACTGTAATTGTCACAGGTGTTGACGCTACGTTCAATGGTACTTATACAACAACAACTGGTACTGCTGGAAAAACTATCAACTACGCTAAAACAGCAACAGATGTAACATCAGTAGCGTCCACAGGCGGAACAGCTCAAATGCAGGCGGATAGCCGCTACAAATGGATTTACGCGTCAGGTGAAGTTCGAGTCTATCTCGGAAAACCAGACGTGGTAAATGACAACCTAGCTCAAGGCTATGACGTCACTGGCAACAAGAATGACATGAGAATCAAGGCGACTCGGGCAGCCGCAGTTTACTTTGATACATCCATCCACCTAGGCGTCAAGGTCGACTTGACGCTGACTAACTAACAAAAGGAGAATAGGTAAATGCCTACTCAAGACTATGCAGCAAGCATCCAGGGTGTGTCAATTCGCGTCACTCGTCTGGATTCTTCTGGTAACCTACTAAATTCACCTGGTGACAGCTACACGACATCAGCTTTCATGCGTGTCTCGTTCACACCAGAATACGAAGAAGGCGACGAAATCACTGAGAAGTCAGCGAACGGCGCAGTCTGCGTTACATACAAGTCTCCAGACACGCTAAAGCGTATCAAGCTAGAACTTGCTATCTGTGAGCCAGACCCAGAACTTACTAACCTAATCTCAGGTGGTCTGCTCCTCCGTAAGAACCTTGGAACATTCGCATCAACTAACAACCAGTCAATCGGTTGGGCAGCTCCAGCTGTAGGCGATGACCCAGCAGGTTACGGTGTAGCGATTGAGTGCTGGTCATGGGCTATCAAGGATGGCAAGAAGGCTACTACGCTTCCTTACTTCCAGTGGGTATTCCCATACGCTAAGCTCCGCCAGTCAGGTGACCGCGTCATCGAAAACGGCATGCTTGCGACCACATTCGAAGGCTACGGTCTAGGAAACATTCAGTTCAAGTCAGGTATTGACGGTCGCTGGGAGTTCCCGACTGCGGCAGAGCGTCCGTACTCTTACGCACGTGCTTCTTACGCGCCACTAGGTCTAAAGGGCTTCTACACCTGGAACTACTCTGGTGAAGGTGTTACTGAGCTTGGTAGCCCAGAGTACACAGCTGTTACTTCACTTGATGGTATCAACTACACCCTCAAGGACACAGCAATCACTACTGCTGGTGCAATCACATTGAACACTACAGCTAACCACACATACAGTGTCGGTGACTTGCTGACAGTTGGAAATGCTGACGCAACTTACCAGGTTACTAACAAGGTTGCTACAACAACTACTGTGACGCTTACTCTTGCATCAGGACACGGTGTTGTTGTTGGTGACAAGATTATTGTGTCGATTGGTGATAGCGCGTTTGACGGTACTTACGGTGTTGCAACGGTGTCAACAAACGACATCACTTATGCGAAGGCAAATGCTACAGCTGTAAGCACTACTCTGGTTAACAGCGCTACTGCAGTTGTGACTCGTAACATCTTCAACGGTACATTCACTGCTCTGTCAGGTACTTCAGGTGCCGGTATCTCAGTTGCTCGTCGTGTATCAGCTACAGTTGCTACTGAAAACGCTGCTGGAACCGCCGCTGTCTACACATCTACTGCGCACAACTTGGTAGTTGGACAGCTAGTTACCGTCACAGGATTCACTGCGACTCAGTTCAATGTGACTGCTTCGGCAATTACTGCAGTAACAACTAACAGCTTCACTGTTGCTGTTACTCACACTGCTAACGCTACTGAAACTCCATCTACTGCAGCTGTCGTACAGGTCACACGTGGTACTGCAATTACAACCACTAGTGCTCTTGCAGGTGCTTCTGTTTCATCTGGTCAAGCAGGTACTTCAACTACAACTGGATACAACGTTCCTGGAAACATCAGCTTCAACCCTGACTATGCAGTTGACCGCGTTATCAAGTCTAACGAGGACCCAACCGCCTAATAGCAAAAATAATCGGGCGGCACGTCTTATTGAACAATTTCATAGACGTGTCGCCCGTTTTACTAAGATAGAGGTTTTACAATGACTGGTCTTTGGGTTACGGCAAGTGACCTTGGGCAGTACTCAAACACTGAGTATGCACAGGAAGCAGTTGAAGCTGCGTCGTATCTCATGTGGACAATGTCAGGAAGACGCTTTAACGGCATAACGACAGTTACAGAAAAATACGTGTGTGCTAACAGAAGTTACCGCCTTGGAGCTTCATCAAAAAACTATTCGGCATCTCTAATCAACGGAGAAGCGTACAACTTTCCAATCTCCGACTTTAACCAGTACGCTGAATTAGTTTCAGACGGTCTATCACCTGAATCGCGCATCAAGTTGCGTGGGCGTCCAGTGACCCAGATTCATGCAATTCGTACACGCGATGGACAAGTACTAGACCCAAGTTCCTACTACTTGGTAGACCATTCAACTATCCAGGCATCGACTGGAGTGCTGTGGACGCCGTGTAACGTAGAAGTCACGTATTCATACGGAGTTCCAGTTCCAACCGCTGGTAAGATGGCTGCGCGTACACTGGCTATTGAATTTGCAAAACTTTGGGCAGGTGACGACGACTGCATGCTTCCTCAGCGTGTCACATCTGTTGCTCGCCAAGGTGTCAGCTACACACTGCTTGACAGCCAAGACTTTATCGCTGAGCTTCGAACAGGACTTTACGCAATCGACTTGTTCCTAAAATCAGCGAACCCAGACGGTGCAAAGGCACGTGCAAAAGTATTCTCACCTGATGCACCGCGTGCTCGTCGCTACACACCAAAAACTGCACCTCTTACAGCTAATGCACTGCTGGACATCGTAAGTCTAAGCGGTGCGCCAGCACAGTTTAGCACTGTCGGCAAGGGACTAGACACCACTATCTTTGTTGACCAAGTTGGCTGGAGCCCTAAGGTGATAGTCCGCAACTGGAGTGGAAACAAGTCAGTCACTGTGGATTCTGCGTATGTAGTATTAATTAGTCCGTCACGAGTAGATTTCTCAATTCCTTATGCAACAGCGCAATCGGTATTGGGAATGGTTGACCCAGGGAGCTGGACTTTGTATGCTAGCAAGACCGTTAACGGTGTTGAGTCGCTTGCAGAAATTGGCTCTGGAAACCTAACAATCAAGATGTACACCTCCTAAAAAGAAAAGAGTAAAAATGTTATATCAAACAAACTTCACCGCTACAGACATGCACGACTTGTCAAAGCCTGTAGTTCCTGTAGTTGAAGCTAAGAAGGCTGAAGAAGTCGTTAGCAAGAAGGCAGAAAAGCCGGCTAAGCCAGTTGTTGAAACAGTTGTCGAGCCAGTAGTTGAGCCTGTTGTTGAACCAGTTGTCGAAGAAGTTGTCGAAGAAGTTAAGGTAGCTGAGCCGACCAAGGAAGCTACTAAGTAAGAATAACTGATGGCTACCACTATTGATATCTCAGGAGTGGCCGAAGACGCACTAAACCTAAAGCAGATGCTTGACGGTGTTTTAGAGCGAGTTGAGGCAATTTACCAGTCGTATAACGTCTCGTTGCCAAACAGACGTTATTGGACAATGGGGCAGCCAGCTGTAGACTGCGAGCAAGTTGTAGTTTCATTTATTCAGATGTATTTAGGCCCGGTCGGTGCAGAGATAAACAGTCCGCAGCGCTGTAACGTTCCAAGAACGGCCACTCTCACTATCTCTGTTGCTAGAGAGGTTCCAGTTGTCGGCCAGAACGGCCAACCTCCTAGTACAAGCAAGATTCAACAAGTAGCAGCATACGCTGCGATTGATGCCTGGGTATTAATGCAGTCTGTAAACCTACTAGACCAATGGGACTCTTCTGGCTACGGTCCAGGAGTTCTTGCCACTGTTGAAGTTGGAGAGCCTGAGGGTGGACTCCAATCCACAACATTGCAGATAACCATGGCGGTTCCATAATGCCAGACCATTTAGTAATCAACATTGACAAGACAAAGTTAGGCTACGAGCTTAATGGTGACCGTGGAGAAATTGGCCGCTGGCTAAAGAAGCGTGGAGAGCTCGCGCTAAATGCCGCGAAACGTCAAGTTGGAGTAAAGACCGGTTCGCTTCGTAGAAGCATTCGTATGTCTCATCTAACGAATTCTACTGGCCAGTACTTGACTATCTGGACGATGCATCGCATTGCTGCAATCCACCACAACGGGACTCGTCCACACATTATTACTCCAAAGCAGGGAACAAAGGTTCTGCGATTCACTCGAGGAGCGCAAGTTGTTTACGCTAGACGTGTTCGCCACCCTGGAACTAAGCCTAACAGGTTCCTTGCAGACCAACTCGTTTACTTCATACCATAATACGATTGGTGTAGGAGCAAAAATGCTTCTATCAGACGATTACACATATCTAACAGAAAGAGAACTAAAGTGACCCGATTTAAAGACTTTGGCACCGGCGCAGACGGAGACCAGAAAGAACCACTAACATTCAAACTTCACGGTGAAGAATTCCGCTGCCTTCCTCAGGTTCAGGGAAAATTGATGCTTGACCTAGCAAACAACGGAGACGACAATTCTCCAGGTCAGACAGCAAAATTCATCGGCAAGTTCTTTGTAAGTGTGCTAGAAGACGAGAGCTACAAACGCTTTGATGACTTGCTTACCAGCAAGGACCGGATTGTATCCGTTGAAACTCTAAGTGAAATTATTGGCTGGCTTGTTGAGGAGTACACTACCCGCCCGGAAGAGCAGCCAGAGCTCTCCTCCGCTGGGCAGTAGACCTCTGGCCATACGTAAACGGTAAAGGTCTGGTACACGGAGTGAACCTCAAAGAAATGGAAGCATCTGAAATGCTAGATGTTATTCATTACTTCTTTGAAGATGAGGTCCGTGGACTTTCTCCAGAACTTATTGAGGTTAGAGACGGAATGCGTAGAACTATCTACGAGGACCTCTATGGCCAGAAATATGCTTACGGCAGCGCCGCATCAGGAGATAGAGGATTAGAGAATCTTGACGATGAATTGGGGCAGTTACCTGCTGAACCTGAGGCTCCGATAAATCCATTTAATCCTAGAACAAGGACCTATGTACCACCTACAAACTTCAACCCAGACGCAGTAGCACCATTTGGTGACATCTTGGATGCACCAATAAACTAGCATAACTTAGGAAGGAGGTCCTCTCATGGCCATCGGCGGCGCTAATAACGTTGGTAGCATTACGCTCATTGCGCGCGTAATTACTGAAGGTTTTGAGAGAGACCTAAAGGACAAACTTCGCGGTGCCGAAGGCATCGGTCAAAAGGCTGGACAAGATATAAGTCGCGGCCTTGAAAAAGGAATGGCCAGTGGTGGAGGCAGCAAAGGCGGCGGCTTTGATGAAATTCTAAACAAGTTAGAGTCGCTTGCTCCTGGAGCTGATAAGGCTCGTGAAAAGATGATGGCCTTGAGCAAGGCTGGATACATTGCTCAAGGCGGTATTGGTGTTCTATCTGGCAGCGTATCTTCTCTAGTCGGAGGTTTAGGTTCTCTAATCGGAGTCGCTGGTGGTGCTGCAGCTTCGTTAGTTGCAGTAGTAGGCGCTTTTGCCGGACTGAAAGCAGGATTTGCAGTTGCTAAACTAGCGCTGTCCGGTGTCGGTGCTGCAGCAAGCACATTAGCAAACCCTACAGGTGGCGTACAACGAGCAAGAGCGCAGCAAGATGCTGAACGTGCCTTAGCACAAACCATTCAGCGCAACGATGAAAGCCTAGCAGCTGCACATAAGCGCCTTGAAGAGGCACAACATAATCTAAATAATGCCATTAAAGACGGCCGTGAACAAATGCGGCAGATTGGCTTTGAAGCTGAACAAGCTGCGCTAGATGAGACAGGTGCAAGTCTAAACCTTGAAAAGGCAAGATTGACTCTTGCCCGTGTTCAGGATATGCCGCCTAGCAGCATGGCTCGTAGACAGGCTATGCTTCAGTACCAGGAGGCTGAACTAGCCTTTCGCAGGTCAAAGGCAAATGCAGAAGTTACCAGTAAAGAGCAAGACCGTGTTGCACAAACTGGAATCATGGGTATCGAATCTGTCCGCGATGCGACAAATGCAAGAAACAATGCCGAGCTAGACCTAAACAAAACTCTACGTGACGCACTTCAGTCTCAGGCTGCAGCGGAGCGTGCACTAAGACGAGCTCAAACTGCAGGAGCTGAGCAAGCTAACGCAGCGCTAATGAAGCTCACTGTGACGCAGAAAGAGTTTGCTAGATATCTTGCAAAGATGCATCCAGAGTTTCAAGCACTAAAGGAAGCGGCAGCTTCTGGATTCTTACCAGTATTACAGCAGCAACTAGATAGACTAATCCACGGACCGGCATTTCCTGCGCTAAAGGGTAACATTCACCAGCTAGCTCTCGGCATGGGAGATGCAACTAAAAACTTTGTTGACATCTTTGATACCGCAACAGTTCGCGGTCGAATGGACTCATTTGTCTCCACATCGCGTACCGTGCTATCTAGCTTTGGTAAAGCTGCTGGAAACGCTTTTAGTGGAATGCTTGGAATACTTAAAGCCGCTGCGCCGCTAACAGAAAAGTTTGCCGGCTGGCTGGTAACTATTTCAACTAAGTTTAACAACTTTGTGACTAAAGGTCTCCAGGACGGTTCACTAACTAAGTTTTTCAACCGCGCCGGTGAGCTTGCAGCACAGTTCGGTAAAATTGCTGGAAATGTGTTCTCAGGGTTAGGCGGTCTGATAAAGGCTAACTTTGGCCCAACAAGTGGCGGCCAACTAATGCTGAATTTCCTTCAGACAGCTACAGGCAAATGGCGTGAAATGAACACAGTTGCCGGGCAGAGTAAATCTCAATCGTATTTCCTTGGAGCTGCGGCTAATACAAAGGAAATGCTCACCACAATAGGTGGTGTTTTACATGTGTTCAAGGAGTTAGGAACTGCTCCTGAAACAAAGATATTCTGGCAGACGCTAAAACAAGCGACTCCGTTTATTCAAACTATTCTTCAAGAATCTATTAAGACTCAGCCTGCTCTTGCACAGCTTCTTGTAAGTCTAACTAAGTTTATTGCTGCTCTATCTGATTCTGGTGCTGCGAGCACATTCTTTAGAACTCTTTCTGGACTTGTAGACATTGTCACCAATGTGCTAAATGCACTAAAACCTGTTTTAGACGTTCTAGGCGTATTCCATGGTGCAATAGTTGCTCTTATTTTTGGATTCAAGGGTGCACAGTTTATCTTTAATTACTTCATTGGCCAACTAAAATCAGTGACACGAGGAATGAATGCGCTGTTTGGTGAAACTAACCGCGTAAAGACTGCTAACGCAGAGGCAGCAAAAACTACAAAAGCTCTTCAGGCTGCTAACATTGCATTAGACAAAGCCACTCTTGGAGTTCAAAAGGCTGAGGCAAGCCTTGCTGCTCAGCGAGCAAGATTATTGCAAGCGACTAATGCTAGGACTCAGGCTGAGGACAAGCTAGCACTAGCTGTAAATGAGGCTAACATTGCTGAAGCTGAGGCAATGAAGGTCAATCAGTCCGGAACAGCAAGCGACGCAGAGAGAGCCGCCGCAGCAGATAGATACACTGCCGCAGTCATGCGAGAAACTAAAGCTGAGCAAGACTTAGCACTAGCCATTGAGCGTGAAAACGTGGCTGCACAAAAGGCTGTGCTAGGCCAGTCTGAACTAAAAGCCGCCCAAGGCAGAGCCACGTTAGCAGCTGAAGCGCAAACTACAGCCGTTGCTAAAAACGAAGCAGCACTTAAAACTGCAAACGTTGCTAAAAACGGATTCTTCTCAAAACTAACTAAAGGTGCCGGCTGGGCAATGGCAGCCGGAGTTCTTCTCGATGTTGCTGTTCAACTGGACGAGGCGTTTAAGCAGGCAAGACTAGATGCAGCAATGTCCGGTGACCAAATTAGGAACTCGCTACTCACCGGTGTAGACGGTGCAGTGACACTAAGAAAGTCATTGGAATCCGTCAACTTTGTCGACCTACTGCCTAGCAGCAGTTGGACTACCCAATGGGCCGATGCGAATAAGACTATAAAAATTGCAGCTGTAGGTAGCAAAGACTTGGGTGCTGCTGTGGTTAAACTTAACAGTTACACTAAAGCTCCTTGGTTCAACCAAGCTGGTGACTATCTTGGTAGCCGAGCAATGGTTGCTGAGTTTGACCAGATGGCCGGTCAACTTAAAAAAGTTGGCTCTCAACTCAGTACTCTAGCTCAAAGCAACATGCCTGCTGCTCAGGCTCGCTTCCAGGAAATGAGTGTAGCTCTCGGAGATAATGATGAAGCCGTATCAGCACTTCTTGACACAATGCCTGACTATAAAACAGACATTCAGGAGCTAGCGACAAGTCTAGGTATCAACACCGCAGCAATGACTGAACAAGAGCGGCAGCAGACTCTGGTCACTTTGGCTCAGGGTAAAGGCGCTGCTCAAATGGAGAACAACAGGGTCGCAGCTGAAAACCTAGCCAAGGGCATCACAGATGCAGCCGGCAAAATGATAAGCTACTCCGACGCAATTGACGCTGCTACCACAGATGGAAAAGTTTCTCTAGACAAGTTCTTAAAAGAGCAGAACAGGCAAGTTAGAGAAGCTGCTGCCTTCCAAAACAATCTTCTGTACCTAGCTGCGCACAATGCCGGTGACGCTACTATCAAAGGTCTTAGCGCTATGGACCCGAAGATTGCAGCACAGCTAGCACAGAAGATGGTAGACGGAGGCACCAAAACTATTGAACGTGCTAGAGCATCATTTGAAGCTGCGGCCGCAACAGCTTCCAGTGGTGCAGCAACTGGTATATCTAATCAGGCAAGTGTAATTCAGACAGCTTTTTCAACAGTAGGTGCTAAGGCTGCTTTGGCCCTATCCGAGGGCATGACTTCAAAGGCGCTAACAGTCACAGAAGCACAGAAAACTTTAACTACGTGGAAAGCAATCTACGACGAAGGTGTCAAAGAGCATGGTGCTCACTGGGCACAAACACTTGTAGACGGCATTGCAACTGGAAAAACTAAGGTTCAAGATGCTGTTGCTAAACTCAAGCCTGGTACAGTAAAGATTCCTGTAGACTTTGACGTAAAAAATAAGCCTAAGGGCTTTAACCTGTTTGATGGGAGCACTTGGGGTAGCGCATTCCAGTCTATTGTTGATGCCTTCAAGAAAAAGAAAGACGGCGGACTTCTTAAACTTGCAAACGGCGGCATCGCAAAATATGTAAACGGTTCAGGTTACGCTGTTGGCCGTGGTGGTCCTCGTGACGACCTGATTCCTGCAATGATTTCATCTGGTGAGTTTGTTGTCAACGCCCTGTCGACAAAGAAGTATCTTCCACTACTAAACGCTGTCAACAACGGCAGTTACCCTGACCAGGCTATTGCTCGTATGGCAGGAGCACAGTCTAGTGGAGATGTCAACATTTCGATAAGTGTCAACTCGAGTCCTGGAATGGACACCGTTGAACTTGCTGCTGAAGTCGGTCGTGTGCTTCAACTTCAAATGCGTAGAGGAGCTCGCGGATGAGTCGTATAAACCTTATAGGTAACCCGTCGTTTAAGACAGACACTACCGGATGGTCCGCTCTTGGAAGTGGAACTTCGTTTGTTCGTAGCACAACGGATGGCTTCTTTGGCAGCACATGTCTAGAAGTGACTAAGCCAGCAATTGCTTCAGCTGGTGTGGCATGGTCATCAGCTGCAACTACAAACCTAATCAGCAATCCAAGCTTTGAAGACACTACTGCCACAACCACTGCTAGAACTAACTTAGCGACTAACCCTGGTTTTGAAGCATCGTCTAGCACGGCAACCATTCGCACTAATCTAATTCTTAACCCAAACTTTGCGGCAACTTCTACTACAACTACTAGCAGAATTAACTTGTGCACAAACCCAAGTTTTGAACACGCTACTACTCCTACGAATGGTTGGCTTGGTGCTGGAGCAACACCAAATACTGCCAGTATTGCCGTGTCTACTGCGCAAAAATACGTCGGCAGTCAAAGTTTGCTTGTCACGTACGCCGCTGGTACAGGTGGAACAAACAATGGTGCCGGATACGCACTTTCCCTGCCTGCTACTACAACATACACTTATTCTGCGTACGTCTACACTCCAACTGGTTCTGTTCTACCACAGCTTAGCGTTCAAGGAACCAGCTTTGCAGTGACATCTACAAACGCGACTTTGTACGATACTTGGGAAAGACTTTCAGTTACATTTACCACGACTACTGCTCAAAACTACACTTTTTATGTACTAAACAGCGCGACAGTTGCTGTAGGAAAAACTTTCTACCTAGACGCCGTTCTGATAGACCTAGCATCAACGACTAGGCCTTACTTTGATGGGAACACCGCTGCTGCTAATGAGTTTACTTATGCCTGGTCTAGCACCACTAACTTAAGCACAAGTCTACAGCAATACTCTGCTGCACCTAACTACTCAGCAGATTTGGCAAAAAGTATCGTTGCTAGAAGTTCTACAACGAGCTATCTAGGTACTTATAGCGGTTTAGTGACAAGCCTTAGTAGTTCTGGCAATCTCGCCACTTATTCCTATAACACGGCCGTCACTGCTGGAACTACTTATGTTGGTTCTTTATATGTTAAAGACCTAAGCCTCGGTGGAAACATTTATGTAAATATTGACTGGCGTGGCAGCGGAGGTTACATAAGTACTAGTGGTGGTACTGCAACAGCTATTTCTACCGGTTCTTGGACAAGAATTAGCGTCACTGGCGTTGCTCCGTCTGGAGCTGGAGCCGCTGCTGCAACAGGTGCTTCACTTGTACTAGTAGTTCCTTCAACAGCTGCGTATGGTTCACAGGTTTACATAGACGCTGCTATGCTTGAAGCAGGTTCTTCAGTTAATACGTATTTTGACGGGTCAACGACTGCAGCAGGTGACTTCACTTACACATGGAATGGAACCGCTGATGCTTCAACAAGTAATCAAGTTGCAAACATGGTTGATGGTTGGGTTTCTGGATACAACCCAGGAAACTTGGCATACGGTCGATACAGAACTAGTGCAGACAAGCAAAGCGGTTCTTACTCGTATGCTGTTAATGTGTACCAAGGAACAGGAGCGAGCCAACTTAATCTAACATCAGACTTTTTTGCTAATGGGTCAACTTTTGCAAGCAAAACTTATACCGCCTCAGTATATGTGTACGCTAGTCGTGCACAAACTGTTTCTTTATTTATGACGCTCGGCACTGGTTCTGGTAGTCTATACCCATCTACGGCAGTTTCAGTTACGGCAGGAACTTGGACTAGAATAAGCCGAACTTATACTATGCCTTCTGACTTAACCACTATGAAAATAGAGCTTGTCACTAACCCGTCAGCGGGAGATGTCTTTTATTACGACCAGTTACTAGTAGAACAGTCTTCTCAGCTTAAGTCATACTTTGATGGCAGCACAACGGCTGCAGCTAATCTAACTTATGCATGGTCTGGCACTGCTAACGCAAGTACTAGCGTCCAGCAGTATCTTGCTAATCCTAGCTGGGGGTCTCTTAACTCTATATCTGCAGTTGCTTCAGCGTCTCAGTTTTACATTGGAACTAAATCGGCCTTAGTTACCGCGGACGGTTTTGGAACCTTTGGAATATTTAACTCAGGTGTGGCTTTTGCGTGGACGGCGGTAACTGTTGGTGTCACGTACACTTCTTCTATTTATGTCCGTGACGTCAACACTGCGGTTTCGTACTACGCAGGCATTGAGTGGAGAAACAGCGGTGGCTCTAGTTTTTCAACTATAAACGGAACATCTAAGACAGTCACGTCTTCAGGTTGGACTCGCATAAGCGTCACGGCAACTGCTCCTCTCGGAGCGGTAACGGCAGGTCTTGTATTTTATTCAACCGCCACGCCAGCAAGCGGTACTCAGGCTTATTTTGATGGTGCAGTGTTTGAAGCAAGTTCTACACCGACTTCTTATTTTGACGGCAGTGTTACAGCAATTGCTCCAGGCACAACTTATTCTGCGTCGTTATATGTAAAAATTCCAGTTGGGCAAGAAGCCTCTTCACTTAGGCTTTATCTCTACTGGTACGACTTTACAGGTACACAGCTCTCGTTTGCTACCGGCGCACTTATACCAATGGTCAGCGACGAAGGCTGGGTACGACTAGCTGTAACTGCTGTTGCTCCTGCAGATGCTGTAATTGCACAGATACGACTGTACCAGCCTACCGCTGGAACTGCAGGACAGAAGTTCTTGATTGACGCTGCAATGCTAGAAGCATCTGCCTATGTCAATGAGTACACAGACGACTTTAGCCAAGGCCAAGAAACTACAAAGGTCAATAACGCCTTACGTCCTGTTCCATACCCTCACCTTACAGGTATGCAGCTAAATGCCGATGTGAACATAAACGGACTAATCCTAAACACTATTGATGAGGATTCGATTGTCTGGGTCTGCACAGGAATTAATGGCTGGTGGGGACAGACCCAGAGCGACATTCAGGACCTACCACGCGGTCTTGGAGACGGTTCCTACGACGTAGTTGGTAGATACACGGCAAGGCAAATTGAGCTCAAGGGGTCAATCCTGCCGCCTGACGCTTCGTACATAGATGCTGCAAGAAACAAACTTGTAAAGGCCATAGACCTTGTACGCACTAAAGGCTGGCTACTAGCCGACGAGTCGCCGGTAAAAGGCGCTCAAGTTCGTTTGAGCGGCCAGCCGACTATCGATGTTGTGAATGCTCGTGGTCGTATGGACTTCTCCGTGGGACTTCGTGCACCTGACCCAATCAAGTACCACTATGACACTACTGTAGATGAAGGCTTTACAAAGTCAACTATTACCTCAGGTGGAAGTGCAACGTTCAACAACATCGGCAACACTAACGTATGCGCATTGATGACAGTCACCGGACCGTTTACTGCAAACAGTGTAATCAAGAACACAACCACTAACCAAAGCATAAAGATGCTTAGTGCGCTAAGCGCAGCTGGACTAAGCCTAGGCCCGGTGACTGCAGTAAAGCGTGTCACTACCGACGGAGTCAAGTATGCAACAGTTTCAGTTTCTACTAACTATAAACTAGCTGTCGGAGACAGCGTTACCATAGCCTCAGTTGGAAACAGTTTTGATGGAACTTTTGTAGTCCAAGCTGTCAACTTCACAAGTTCAACGACTCTAGACTTGACCTATGTTTACACAGGCGCCTCAGCAGATTACGCGTACGCTGCAGCGACAGGAACAGTTACTTTGACTAACAATGAATTCATGGTAATAGACACCTATAATCGTGATGTGTTCTTGAACAACAACACTACTGGAAGTCGCGAGCTGCTAGACACACTAGTTGACTGGATTGTTATTCAGCCAGGCGTCAACACAATCAAGATTACCGATGCCGGAAGCAATACTACCGGAACACTAGAGGTGAAGTTTCGCTCCGGTTGGATCGGCTAAAAATGATAAGATTATCCTAAGAGACCGATACGGAAAGTAAGACAACATGGCAAATAACGATGGAACTTATTCCTATCGCTACTTTACGGCTGATTTGCTCACCAATAAAGTCTTCGGTGAAATCCCGTTTAAAGGCGTCACCTACGAGCGCGCGCTAAAAGGTGCAGGTTCTTTTAGCGGTAGCATCGGAATTACACCTGACACTGCAAAACTTGGAGTCTACGACACGACTCTACCTGGTAAAACTGCGCTGTATGTGGTTAGAAATGGTGTCTGCGTCTGGGGCGGAATTATCTGGGGAAGAACGTACGATGTTATTTCCAAGAAGCTAGATGTTAGCGCCTCTGAGTTTACAAGTTATCTTTACCATCGCCGCGCATGGAGAACTTGGCACAATAGTTTTACTGCCGATCTTTCAGTGTCAGGTGGAGTAATAACAGCAACCATTAGTTATGGAATGACCTACACATTAAATGAGGACTCTACTGTCCACATCATTATGAGCGACATAAATTATTTTAAATACAACGGATACTACAAGCTCTCTGCAGACTCTATTGCAGACGACACCACTAAAGTGGCGACTTTTACTGCAAGTGCAGTTTCAGTGGCGACACAGACATTGTCTTCAGTTACCTTGCCAGACGGGTCCTATCCAGCTGTCACTATCGATGTGCACACTAACACCTACGATTACGTGCGCTCACTTATTAGCACAGTGTCTAAAGACTTTAATGGAACTACTTTTCCAAACAACGAAATAGAGCCGTCAAAGAACACAACGTTAGCGATTACAAACCGTGGAATAACAGACGGCGTTGCAACTATAACGATGAATGCAACTCCGACTCTGATTCCAGGCCAAGAGTTCCAAGTATTTAACGTAGGCACAAACTTTGATGGATACCAAACAGTAACCTCGGTGTCAGGAACAAACGTAACCTATGACAGTGGTGGTGGAAGTATAACTTACGCTGCAACTAGCCCGGTCTATGTTAGAGCCACGAGCAGAACACTCAGTGGAGGAACTGCGCTTGTTACAACTGAATCACCTCATGGTTTATACGTTGGCCAGTCTGTGACGCTAGAAGGTCTAGACAATCCACTTAGAAGTACTAATCGTTTTGATGGCACAGTTAAAGTGACAAACATTCCAACTAAGTCATCTTTTGAGTACAGCACCGGCACCAAGAACAGCGAAGGCCTAACTACACTGTCTCCAGGAACTGTAACCACAGCTGTTCTAAAAAATAAAACAGTTACTTCTGTATCTGCAAATGGAACTACAGCAGTTTACCAGTGTGCAAATGCCTTCTCGGTCGGGCAGTACGTCTCAATCAACAGCGGAGCTCTCAGCAGAATAATCGCAAGAGACGCGTCAAGTTTTACAATAAAAAGCAGTTCCACTACTAGCGGAACACTCACCAGTACTACGGCTACCGCCTACGCACTAGTTCAATACCGTCAGTCTTCAAACAACATAGTCCAAATCGCTACATCAGAAAATCACGGATTAGGAACTGTAAACGCGTCTGTGACAGTAGATGTAAGCGGTCTGTACGACACCACTACTGTGGTTGCTCGCCAGCTCAATGCGAACGTTGCAACGCTTACTACAGCTGAAGCCCACGGCTATTCATTAGGAGGAACAGTAACAGTTTCAGGTGTCACCGACCTAACTAAAACTACAACCGGCAAAATGAGTATAGCCAACTCTATTGCTACATTCACAGTAGATACCGCCACACCGCATAACTTAATAGTCGGCAACACAGTAACAATTACAGGTGTAAAAGACACGTATGCAATTACAGGATACGCGTTTACATACGCAACTAATTCATTAGTCTTTACAACCTCGGCTACTCATAACATTGCTGTCGCTGATAAAGTCACGGTAAGCGGCGTCACACGGCGTACAGTCTCGTGTACCGAAGTTTACATCTACAACAAGATAGTGCGTCTAACTGCGCCACTCAATCACAATGTTAAAGCTAACGACAAAATTACTGTCACCGGGTACAAGACTACTAAGACACTAACTCCGACCTTAGTGGCAAAACACGGAAAAGCTGCAAAGCCAGATGTAAAAACATATAGCCTAGTCAACATTCAATTTGGCGCTAAACATGGATTAAAAGCCGGTGTGTATTTGACCACTAGCTGGACATCACCAATTGGGTCAGGTTATTTTAAGAATGGTCGATTTAAAGTTACTAAGGTTGTAGACGACTACACTTTACAGTATGACGACAAAATTGAGTACTCAGGCAACAGAACCTCGGTGTCAAGTCCTGGAACAGTCGCAGCAGCATACAGCTACGGAGTCAATGGCACGTGGACTGTATCATCTGTAGATGCAACACACATTTTCTGGAAGGCCAGCGGTGCTGAAAATACTGCAGTAACAGCCGATGCCACTACAGTAAGTCTTATCGACTCAGTTGAAAACGAGTACGACGTTGTTAGTGCGAATAACACAACGTTTACTGTGACCTCTACGCCTTACACAGTTGATAGAACTAGGACGTCAATAAGCGGAGTGGCTACAGTCGTAGATGGAATCTTCAATGTGACTAACGGTAACGTCGTGTCTACTCCAAGCGGAACATCATTGACTTATCAAAAAAGCACTACTACGTACCCGAATCTTCGTGTAGCTGTTAGTTCTAAGTCCATTACTGGAAACACAACAGTTCTTAGCCCTTACTTCAACGTCACTAATGCCACAATAACCAGTGTTAGTACTAACAAGTTTAGTTACACTATCAGCCCAACGGCTAAGAAGACAGTAGAAAACGCGATTGCTAACCCGACTGGAATCGCTACTTCTGGAAGCGCTTTTGGTGGCACTGGCTTGGCTGCCACAATTACTGCAGGTGCTGGATTACAGTACACAGTATCAGGCACAGGAGACCAAGCATCACGACGAGCATTCGGCTTTGCTAGTGCCACTTCTAACCCACAAATCCACTATGGAACCTACGGTGGGTACACTAACAACTCAGACATGCTGTTTGATTTTTCATCAGCTGGATTCTCTCAGACTCAGACCTTGCCTATAAACTTTCGTGGATACGAAACAAGAAGTATTGGTGAGGAACTAGATAAGTACTCAGACGTAATCAATGGCTTTGAGTATCGAGTCGACTGTTCGTACGACCCTAATACAAACACATTCAAGCGAGTCTTTGTCTTGCTGCCTATCATTCCTGATAGTCTTCAGTCATATCTTTCTGCTTTACCAGGTGGAGTTCTTTACCTGGGAACATTTGCTCCTCCAAGTGCATTCGGCGCAGACCAAATAGTGTTCAACTTTCCTGGAAACATTAGCGACCTTTCAATTGACGAATCAGCTGAGAACTCAGCGACAAGATTCTTCATGGTTGGAAACATCGGTGAACTAGGTGATGGGGCAAGCCAGCCATACGCAGTTGCAGTAGACACAAGCCTACTAAACCCGACGAGTGGAACGATGACTGGATGGCCTTTGCTAGATGACAGCCACACTGACCAGGACATATACGACGAAAACTTACTGTACAGTTACGCACAGCGGTATCTTGCTGAGGCTAAACCGCCAGACATGAAGATAAGAGTATCAGTAAATGGCTCTATTACTCCAGCAGTCGGAAGTTACTCGCCTGGAGACTGGTGTACACTTGTTGTTGACGACCAGTTTATTCAGCAACGTTTGACAAACGACCTAGAACCACGTGGAGATGTCATGATTAGAAAAATTGACAGTATAAACGTATCTGTGCCAGATGGTTCAAGCTTTCCAGAGAAGATTTCACTTTCATTAGTACCAGAGTGGCAGGCGGACCAAATTGGCAAGTAGACGTTATCGCTCTAAAAACACTCTAAACAGTAACATTTCAAACATAGACAACCGTCTATACAACCTAGAAACTAGACCTGCTGCTCGTAAGATTTCAGCTAACACTATTAGTGCTACTCACATTCAGCAAGAAGCTGTTACACAAGGCTCAATCTTGCCTGGAATCATCGACGGTACACTTATCGCAGGTGGTTCTGTTGGTTCTGCTCAGATTCAAGACCTTATTGTCACCGAATCTAAGATTTTTGACGGCGCTATCTCGACAATAAAAATTGCTGCTAACGCTGTTACAGAGGCTCAGCTTGCTGCCAACTCGGTGACAAGCACCATCATTGCTGCTAACGCAGTAGTCAATGAAAAACTTGCAGCGGATGCAGTTACATCTGCAAAAATTGCTGCTAACGCTGTTACGTCTGCACAGATAGCAGCAAATGCGGTAACTTCTACTGCTATCGCAGTTGGTGCAGTAGTAAATGCCGGTCTTGCCGCTAACGCAGTGCAGTCTATAAACATTCTTGCTAACGCAATCGACTCAACTAAGATTGCCGCTAACGCTGTCACAGAGCTTCAAATTGCCGCTAACGCTGTCACCTCTATAGAGATTGCACCTAACGCAGTTGTAATTGGAAAGATTGCTGCAAATGCTGTAGACAGTAACGCTATAGCGTCTGCCGCTATCACTAGTACTAAGATTTCAGCAAATGCTGTAGACAGTAACGCAATAGCAAATGCTGCTGTCAATACTAGAAACATAGTCGCTAACGCCGTTGATAGTGATGCTATAGCAGCGGCTGCTATTACTGGCACTAAAATTGCAGCAAATGCTGTAACAGCAAATGCCATTGCAGCTAATTCAATTACAGCAGCAAAGATAGATGCTAACGCTGTAACGGCTAATGCTATTGCTGCTAACGCTATTACTGCAAACGCTATTGCAGCTAATGCCGTTACTGCTGTTGCTATTCAAGCTAATTCAATTACAGCAGCAAAGATAGATGCTGGTGCCGTAACAGCTAACGCTATTGCTGCTAACGCAATCACAGCCAACGCCATAGCAACTAACGCCGTGACAGCAAATGCTATTCTGGCTAACAGCATAACCGGTGCAAAGATAGCTGCAAACACTATTACCGGTAACAACATCTTGGCCAACAGCATTGCTGGTGACCGAGTCACAGCTAACACGCTGTACGGCAATACCTTAGTTGCCAACACGGTCTTCGGTAACTCAATTATCGCCAACACCTTGAGTGGTAATACCATTGTCGCCAACACACTTCAGGGCAATTCTGTAATAGCCAACACTCTAAACGGCAATACAGTTATCGCTAACACAATAAACGGTAACACCATTGTCGCCAACACACTAAGCGGTAACACAATACTTGCCAATACCCTATCTGGCAACACTGTTCTAGCAAACACTATCAGCGGTAACACAGTAATTGCCAACACGCTTCAAGGTAACTCTATTGTCGCTAACACGCTAAACGGTAACACAGTTATTGCTAACAGTTTATCTGGCAATACCGTTCTTGCTAATACGCTTTATGGAAACACGGTAGTCGCTAATACGCTATCTGGTAACACAGTAATTGCTGCCACACTATCAGGTAACACAATTATTGCTAACAGCCTTTACGGTAACACTGTTGTCGCTAATACGCTTTATGGTAACGCAATTGTTGCAGGTTCTATTACAGGTGACCGTATTACTGCTACAACTACAATTCGTCTTGCCGACTCAACTCTAGCTAGCCCGGTGAACTACATTCAGTTTGGGCACATTACGTTGCCTGGTGCCACTACAGCAGGTCCTGGAATCTTAGGTGCATACGCATCTAAACAGTCATTTTTTCTAGGCGGATTTAGCAGCAGTGGTACAAGTGGCAGCACCGGATTTTCTCTCGGTATTTATGACAATCAGTCAGGTTCTCCTGTTGCCTATGGTATTTTATCAGCATCTATCACTAACGCAGGCGGAGCTAATCCATATAGCGCAGCGTATTTAGGCACCGGAACTTTAGGTCTTAGCACTAGTGGGGGGTCTTTCTCAGACCCGACCTGGGGAAACCTGACTTTAGATACCGGTTGGGGAGACATAATTGCCACAATTGGAACTGCCGGTAGCGTCAACGGAAACGGCGGCTATTCAAAGATTCGTCTAAACGGTCCTGTACAGATTGGATACGCTAGCGCAAGCGTTACGACGACTAACGAAAACGTTGCCTTTATAATTGGAAACACCGGCTCTTCTAGAATAAAGATGTCTGCGACGCAGATTCAGGCTCTGACAAGCGCTAACGTTGCATCTTCGATATTTATAAATCCGCTAGGCGGGCTGACCTACATGGGAGACTACACTGCAGGTAATAATGGTTTTGCTGTTAGAACAAACACTACTAGCGCCGGAATTTACTATGACGGAAGTGCTACTCTAGGTGTAATCAACTTGTCGAGCGTCGGTCGAGTCTATGCACAGAACGTGTACGGCAACACTCTAACTACGTCTTACCGCTCGGTATACGTCACCTCTTCTACGACACCTGACACACTAGGCTACGTAGCGTCTAGCCGTAGGTTTAAGAAGAACATCGAACCGCTACAATACACAGCTGAGCAAGTTCTATCTGTTATACCAGTGCAGTATCACTACAATGAAGAAGAAAGCTCTGCGCCTAAGCATGCCGGTATGATTGCTGAACAGATGCACGACGCCGGACTGCATGCATACATCTCATACGACTCTGAAGGGCTACCTGAGACTATTCAGTACGAGTTTTATGTGTCGGCACTTCAAATTGTTGCACGAGCTCATGCCGAGAAACTCACCTCTTTAGAGAGCCTTATAGCCTCAATGGCTGCTAGAATAGAAACGTTAGAAAACAAATAAACAAGGAGAATATAATGACAGATTCATTTGACCCAAGAAAAGCACCAAAGGGTGTCGAGCAGCAGCAGCAGTCTGCAGACTACGACACTTTAGCTCGTCTACTTCAGACAACTAGAGAGAAGCTTTCAGGCTACGTTCTAGGCAACACTGAACTAGAGACTCTTCTAGTCCTTGAGCGGGAGAAGAATGCTAAGCTCCAGTCTCAGCTAGATGCGGTTCTCAACAAAGACACCTCTGCCGATTCTAAATAAAATTGTCTTACAGGCATAGACGTATTAGAAAGAGAATCCATTGCTAGAGGTAAAAGACGGAGCACGCACGCTCCAGTTTAGTGGAAGGTTGCTAGGTAAGTCTTCATCTTACCGTCGCGGCTCCACTCGCTGGATTGAGTTTGAACTATACCGCACTGAAAGCGGTTCGTACATTTTGTCACGAGTAGGTGTGTCACTTATCTATCACGGAGCAGCATGCCAGCTTGTAAAGCGCTACGGCCTGCAAGAAGTCGAGTACACAGAGCTAGCTCAAGATGCACTACCATGTGAGGAATGCGACCCGACTGAAGAAGCAGAACTAGTCTTTCCTGAGAAGTATCGTTACTGGGCACAGGTCAGTGAGGACGCTGAAGCTGTTCTTGACGCACTATACAAGTACGATGACGGTGGAGCTAGGTATCTAACTAACGTAGCGCAGCGTCTACTCGAAGAGTCTTCAAAGAACGACTCTAAAATAGATTCTATTTACAGGATAGAACTTATTCCGTAACGTGGTATAATTGAACCACAATGACAAAAGGACACGCATGTTTATAGTACTTGAAGGCACCGACGCTTCAGGCAAGACCTCTTTAACTGAGGCAGTAAAACAAGAACTTAGCACTCGCTTTCGCAGTGCTCCTATTAAGCTTTTTCATAAAGGCAAGCCAGAAGAACTGACACGTAATTGGGTTCTAAATGACTACGTCTTGGCTATAGAGCATGAAAATCTGTTTAAACAAATCTGCCTATCTGACCGTTGGCACTGGGGTGAAATCACCTATGCACCTAAGTTCAGACCAGGTACTAACGCAGACGGATATGGTCTACTTGGACAGGCTGGATGGCGCTGGGTGGAACTATTTATGGCATCTCGTGGTATTGCACAGTTCTGGCTTTATCAGCCTCTAGAGGTCATTCAGCGGCGTTTAGAGGCGCGTGGTGATGACTTTGTAGACACATCTGATTTGTCAGAAATCTTGAGCCAGTATCACATTGCACGACGAGCTTCTATAGGTACGGCGATGCTGACTCCTAAGCCAGATAGCCTAGATGCTCTTCCTGAGTTAGCAAAGATGATTGTCGATGCTGCGCAAGAAGTGTCAATCATGGCTTCACATCTAGAGTATTTTCCGCAGTACATTGGAGTCCCAAAACCAAAGGTCCTTCTAATTGGTGACCGACCAAATATAAAGAAGAAGTATAGCCACAAGACTGACTTGCCTTTTACTCCATTAGACAGTAATTCTGGTGAGTACCTACTTACTTCACTGCCAGATGAATTTTGGAAGGAAATTGGTCTAATCAACATCAACGACCAAGAACCTGGCGTGATTCGCTCACTATGGAAGGCTATTGGTGAACCTCCTATCATTGCGTTAGGTAGACTAGCTGAAAAAGGTCTCACAAAACAAGGATTCACTGACGAAGAGTACTGTGTGCTCCCTCACCCCCAATGGGTACGACGCTTTGCAAACTCTCGTAAGTCAGAATACGGTCAGGCAATAGCCAGACTAGCAACTACAAAAGATAAGGAAGACACATGGATTCTGCGGTAATCAACATCGCTGATGGAGTCAACGGTTACGTTGACCTAGTGCAGCATGTACTAAAGCACGGTAAAGAAGTAGCACCTCGTGGTCAGAAGACCCGCGAGATTGAAGATGCAGTCATTCGTATCGAAAATCCATACGACACGTTACCACTCGGCATCAACCGCGGCACTGTTCCAGGTATTGGTGCAGTTGAAGCAATGCAACTGCTAGGCGGTGTCTCTGCTCACGAATTACTAGTAGCGGTCGGCCCTCAGTTCAAGGCTTACACAAATGATGATGGAACTTTCCATGGCGCTTACGGTCCACGTACTCAAAACCAGTACGCACCAATCATTGAGCGTCTAAAAAAAGACCCTGACAGTCGGCAAGCACTTGTAACTATCTGGGACCCGTCTCTTGACCTAGAAGATGGCAAGCGTGACTATCCTTGCACCACACTTCACCAGTTCCGTATTCGTGACAACAAACTAAACATGAGTGTGTACATGCGCTCAAATGATGTGTGGCTTGGTGCTGCTTACGACTTCTTCCAGTTCACCAGGGTGCAAATCGCTATGGCTTCAGTTCTAGGCATTGATGTTGGCAAGTATACTCACCATGTAGGTTCGCTACACATCTATGAGCAGCACTACGAGTCGGCAGACAACTTGAAGTACGCTGATAAGATTACTCCTGTACCGTTTATTACTGGAGATACTTGGCAAGATGTTCAAAATCAAGCCAATCTTGCATTAGCTGCTACAGGCTCTGCCGAAGCGTATGCTGGTCTAACTCTAGAAGCTAGATGGTACACAGACGCTATGGTTAAGTCTATTGACAGAAACCGAGAAAAGAGTGAGTAAATGCCAGAGGAGTTTGACCAATACGCGTCTGACGTATACATCAGCCCGCTGCGGATTAACGCGCTCCAGCTCAACGAGCTCTACAAAGAACTGCTCTCGGTTGGGTTTAAAACCCAAGAAGCGTTGTTCCTAGTAGCACAGGTTCTTGTAAGTGGAATGATGATTCCATACGAAGACAATTATCGCGAAGACGAAAGAGACGAACAGGAATTCTATGATGACGGTGAAGACGGAGAGTTCTTCTAGACCTAGCTGGGATAAAACCTGGATGGACATAGCACGGCTAATAGCCAAACGCTCAGTCTGTTCTAGGGCTCAAGTCGGTGCAGTTGTAGTATCAGCAAACCAGCGTATTAGTGCAACTGGCTACAACGGTCCAGCAGCTAATCTAAAGGTAGATGGAAACTGCATCAACTGGTGCCCGCGTGCACAAGGTCTAACTGCGCTAGACAATACTTATGATTCCTGCCCATCTATTCACGCTGAAGCAAACGCACTACTATACGTAGACCGTTCAAGAGTTGACGACGGTACTATATACGTCACAGGAGCTCCATGCATGCAGTGTGCTAAACTTATTAGCAACTCAGGTTTGCGCAGAGTCGTGACTATAATAAGAACAATAGACGTTCACAGACAGCCAGAAAAAGTATTAGATTACCTGCGCAGCTGTGGGCTTGAAGTAGAGACGATTGAGGAAAACGAATGACAACAGGATTAGATGGTGTAAAGCTAGACCTAGTCGATAGTGTCGAAAAGGCCGGAGAATTTCTTACCTGGCTTGGTGAACGTCGACCAATGAACGCTGTTGCAATCGACACTGAAACAGGTGAGCTGCCTGGTAACCCTAAAGACCACGCGTTTTCTCCATGGCACGGTAAACTACGTTTAGTCCAGGTTGGTGACGCAGAGCATGGCTGGTCGATTCCTTGGGACGAATGGTCAGGTGTCTTCTACCAAGCAATGGACAAGTTTGACGGTCCAATTGTCTGTCACAACATTGCCTTTGAGGCTCGCTGGTTTGCAGTTCAGTCAAGGTGGAATCTGCCTTGGCACAATGCACACGACACTATGCTTATGGCTCAGATTATCAACCCACTTGAATCTGCTGCACTGAAGCGTCTAACTGCTCAGTATGTCGACCCGCGTGCTGCGCAACTTCAGTCACACCTAGATGAAGAGATGCACAAGAATGGCTGGACTTGGGGAACTGTGCCGACTAGCTTTCAGCCGTACTGGGCATATGGTGCGCTAGACACAGTTTTGACTATGCGCATCTTTGAAAAGATGTGGGAGAAATGTGGTCCTGAAGGTCCGTACTCTAGAGCCTATGAACTTGAGATGGCGACACGCAAGATTGTTACTCGCATGGAACTCAACGGTGCGCGTATCGACCTAGACTACTCTAAGAAGAAGTTTGACGAACTCACTGCATACACTGAACAAGTAAAAGACTGGGCTAAGACCAACTACAACGGTCTGTCAATTACAAGCAACATGCAGCTAGTCCGTCAGTTTGAAACTCTTGGAGCAGAGTTTACTGAGTTTACTGCAACAGGCCAGAAATCAGCGACCAAAGACCAGCTAAAACTTCTTGCTATTGACGGTCCACCGGAGGTACAGAACTTGGCAAAAACTGTTCTCTCACAGCGCAAAGCAGATAAGTTAGCCAATACTTATTTTAAGAACTTCATTGAAGGCAACATCGATGGAATCATGCACCCGTCTGTTAGAACTATGGGTGCTCGCACTGGTCGCATGTCTATTACTGCACCAGCACTGCAGACACTGCCAAAAGGAGATGACACTGTTCGTCGTGCATTCTTGCCTAAAGACGATGACCACGTAATTGTTACATCTGACCTTGACCAGGTAGAGTTCCGCATGTTCTCGTCTATGTCGCAGGACGAAAATCTAATCAGCTTGTTTAACCTTGCCGATGCTACTGGCTCTGACCCTTTTACTGAGATTGGTCGTGAGATTTACCAAGACCCTACAATGCAACGTTCTGATAAACGCCGTAATCTCATCAAGGGTGTAATTTATGGTCGTCTGTATGGCGCCGGTGTTGACAAGCAGGCAATTACAGCTGGAGTTACTAAGTCTCAGATGAAGGCGGTTTCAGATGCGTTTGATGTTCGCTTCCCTGGAATGGCGATGTTTCAAAGACAGATTGACGATTTAGGTCAGAGACGTCTTCGCTCAGAGGGTCAAGGCTACGTGCAAACTTGGACTGGACGTCGAATTCCTTGCGACGATGACCGCACTTATACATTGGTCAATTATTTAATCCAAGGAGGTGCAGCCGAAGTCTTCAAGAGTAATCTAATCAAGCTCGACCAGGCAGATTTAACTGAACTACTAATCGTGCCAGTTCATGACGAAATAGTTCTTAATGCTCCACGCAAGGACGTTAAGGAAATCATGCAGACTGTAAAAGAGTGCATGACAACAACAGAAGGCTGGGCAGTTCCGCTCACATCTGGAATCGATGGACCGCTAGAGACATGGGGAGATAAGTACTAATGGCTAAACTAGTTCTAGCAGTAGACCCAGGTAAAGCAACAGGAATGGCTTTATTTAGTTACACTAATGGCCAGGAACCAGAGATTGTCTGGTCTCTTGAAGTCCAACAAGAAGAATACGCAGCACCGATAAGAGCTGCTCTAGATGCAGCAAACCAAATGGGACTTGAGATTGACATAGTATGTGAGCGATTTACTATCAACGCGCAGACTGTGAGAAACTCGCAGGCGCCGTTCTCACTTGAGCAAATTGGAATTCTTAAACAGTGCTTGCTAGATGTTGGCCGAGCAACTACAGACATTTATTTTCAGTCGCCGTCAGACGCAAAGGGAATGTTCGACAACCCTAAACTAAAGAAACTTGAGTATTGGCATGTTGGTGGAGAAGGCCACGCTTTAGATGCTATTCGCCACGGACTGCTTCACATAATTAGACTAGGTTGGAAGCCTATCCGTTTGCTTCAATAAACTTGTATAATTTGAAAGATACTAGACAAAAACGAGTATTTTTATCAAACTACTTGATACTATGAACTTAATGACGAAAGGAACAGCATGCCAGTAAACGTTGAGCTTGATGAAACAGGCAAGCACATTATCATCGGCGCCGAATGGCGTTACAAAGAACTTTGCAAGAGTATCCCTGGCGCAAGTTACAGTGCCAAAGACCAGCTTTGGAAAATCCCGGTTTCGTGGGCAACTTGTTTAGCGCTGCGCTCAACTTTTCGTGACGAGCTAGTTATCGGTGGAAAGCTTGGAGATTGGGCAGCAAACGAACTTGCTACTAGAATAACTCCATCAAATGAGCTTCGCGACCTTGAGTCGCTGCCTGACGGTGAAGGTTATCAAGATTTGTTTCCACACCAGCGTGCAGGAGTAAAGTTCCTAGCAACAGCGCGTCGTGCACTTCTAGCAGATGAGCCTGGTCTTGGCAAAACAGCTCAGGCTATTCGCGCACTAGCAGAACTGAACGGACGCGGTGAACAGGTGTTTCCTGCGCTAGTCGTTTGCCCAAACACTCTAAAGAAAAACTGGAAGCGCGAGTTTGCTAAGTGGTGGCCAGGAGTAAACGTCACTGTAATCAAAGGTTCAGCAACTCAGCGTAAAAAGCAATTTGAAGAAGACGGCACTCATGTTTATGTAATCAACTGGGAGTCGTTGCGTTCACACTCAAGATTAGCACCTTATGGTTCAGTTGCACTTGCTCGTTGCACAGAATGCGGCGGTCATGACGAGAAGGTTTCAGAGAATCGTTGCGAGGTGCATTTACGTGAGCTAAACAAGATGGACTTTAAAGCTGTTATTGCCGATGAGATGCACCGTTCAAAGGAACCTAAGTCTAAACAGACTCGCGCACTTTGGGCGGCAACTGGAGATGCGGACATTCGTTACGCACTGACTGGTACCCCAATTGCAAACAATGTTCTAGACATGTGGGCAATTTTGCACTGGATTTCTCCAGAAGAGTGGCCTAGCAAAACTAGATGGATTGACCGCATGATTGACACAATGCTAAATGCATTTGGCGGCATGATGGTTCTTGGGGTCAAGTCGCACATGCAGCAGGAATTCCATGCAGCTATAAATCCAAGAATGCGCCGCATGCTAAAGGCACGCGTTCTGCCTTGGCTACCTGAGATGATGTTCGAGCGTCGAGACGTTGAGATGTCACCTAAGCAGAAAAAAGCCTATGAGCAGATGCGTGACCTCATGATTGCAGAACTTGAAAACGGTGATGCGGTTGTAGCGCCAAGTCCATTGACTCAGACAACACGTTTACTCCAGTTTGCTAGTTCATTTGCAGAACTTCAAGTAGACGAGACTACAGGTGAGACTAAAACCGTTCTAGTCGGTCCATCTGCAAAGATTGACGCACTAATGGACGACATTAAATCTGGAGACTTTGGTGACGACTCAGTTGCGGTGTGCGCCGTGTCTCGTCAACTAATCGAGCTGCTCAGTGCAGAACTTACTAAAGCTGACATTCCACATGGACTTATCACTGGTGCACAAGACGAAGACGAACGCCAAAAAGCCGTAGATGACTTCCAGTCTGGTCGAATCAAATGGGTGTTGTTTACAGCTGCAGCTGGTGGTGTTGGTATCACACTGACTGCTGGTCGACGTTTGGTTATGCTTCAGCGACCTTGGTCGTTGGTTGAGCACAAGCAAGCAATTGACAGAATTCACAGAATTGGTTCAGAAATTCACGATTCTGTGGTTATAATGGACTACGTCACTGAAGGAACTATCGAAGAACGTGTACTACAAGTCTTAGAAACTAAGGCAGACAACTTTGAACAAATCGTCAAGGACAAAGACAAACTACTAGCACTACTCAAGGACGACAAGGCAGGTAACCTATAATGACTGAACAAGAACAAAAAGCCCCGGTTAGAATCTCAAACTCTGAGATTCAAACATTCAAAGACTGTCGACGCAAATGGTGGTTATCGTACTACCGTCGTCTAAAGCCAAAGAGCGCCAACATGACTGGTGCGCTTGCTCTAGGCTCTCGTATTCACGAAGCACTAGACATGTACTATTCAAAAGACATTCCACTTCTTGAAGCTCACGCACAGTTGCTAGAAAAAGACCGTCAAACTCTTATTGACACTTTTAGCGACACAAGTGAAATTGACAGTGAAGGCGAGCTTGGCCGCATCATGCTTGAAGGCTATCTTCAGTGGGTCGAAGACGAAGGCATTGACGCCGAGCTAGAGAGAATCTCTAATGAAGAAATCATTGAGATGCCTTTGATGGACGGCAAGGTTATTCTTCAAGGTAAGCTCGACATGCGAGTACGCCGCAAGGGTGACGGTGTCCGTATGTTCCGTGACTTTAAAACTGTTGGTGGTTCGTTTGCTGACTTTACTAGTCAAGCTGCAATGAACGAACAGATTCTGACTTACATGCTTCTTGAACAAGCCCAAAACAAAGAGGGTGAGCGTTCAGAAGGTGGTATCTTCACGCTTCTCAAAAAGGTAAAGCGAACTGCAAATGCACGTCCGCCATTTTTTGAGCAGATGGAAGTACGCCACAACGTGTTTACACTGCGAGCTTTTTGGCAGCGTCTACACGGTACTCTTGAAGACATGATGCGAGTGCGTGAAGGTCTAGACGCTGGAGGAAACCACCAGTTCTTAGCCTATCCACGACCAAGTCGTGACTGCAAGTGGAAGTGCCAGTTTTACTCTGTGTGTACGCTTATCGATGACGGTTCTGCCGCAGAGCAAGCACTGAGTGATTCTTTTGAAGCATCCGACCCGTACGGATATTACGGAATAACAGATGAGAAAAAAGGAAGTGAATGATGTCTGACGTACAACGCAGTCTAACTATCATGGTCTATGGCGAGTCAAAGGTTGGAAAGTCCACCTTGGCAGTCACAGCACCATACCCACGCCTAATGCTCGACGTTGAAGGTGGACACAGATTCCTACCAATCAACGTTAAGTACTGGGACCCACTACGAGAAGAACCGCCAGTAGCTGACGGAACATGGGACACTTGTGTTGTCATGGTTCGCGACTACGACACAGTTCTCAAGGCTTACCAATGGCTACAGCTTGGCAAGCACCAGTTCAAGAGCTTGATTATCGACTCCATCTCGGAGCTTCAGGTCAAGTGCATGGACCAAATTGCTGGCAAGAACCAGATGCAGATGCAGCAGTGGGGCGAACTTCTTCGTCACATGGGTGCTCTACTTCGTGACTTGCGCGACTTGACAATGCATGCAACAGCTCCACTAGAGGCAGTAGTACTTACTGCAATGGCTAGACCTGGACAAGATGGTCGACTACGTCCATACTTGCAGGGACAGCTTGCTATCCAGGCACCGTATTTCTACGATGTTCTTGGCGCAATCAACGTGGAAACTGTGGCTAATCCAGACCCAACTCAGCCAGCTTACAAAGCACGTCGCATGTATGTTGAGCGCACCGACCAGTTTGAAGCTGGTGAGCGTGTGCAGGGACGACTAGGTAAGGTCGTTGAGCAGCACGACATGGGAATCGAGCGCATGCTCGACATGATTTTCGGTGAAAAAACTGAAACAAAAAAGAAGTCGTCTTAGCCACCCGGTTAGACGGTCCTCATAAAGAGATAAGGAAAACTGAACTATGAGTTCACTCAACTGGGGCGACCTAGTAAAAGACGCCGGTGAAGCAACCGGCGGTTCATTCGAGCCACTACCAGATGGCGATTACGACCTGAAGGTGATTGAAGCTTCGGCTGCAGTTTCACAGTCAGGTAAGACCATGTTCAAAATTACAACTGAAGTCCAGGTTGGCGCGTTTGCTAAGCGTCGCATCTGGGACAACTTGGTTGTGTCACCGGACAGTCCAGCAGCGCTAGGCATCTTCTTCTCGAAGATGGCAGCGCTAGGTCTAACTCGCGAGTACTTCGCAACTAGCCCAAGCAACTCAGCTATCGAGGCTGCTATTCTTCACCGCGTCTTCCGTGCACAGATTGGTTCTCGTGTATGGCAGGGTGCTAAGAAGAACGAAATCAAGAAGTACTATGTTGGCGCTCCTGTAGCTGCCGCTGATGCTCCTGTAGCTCCTGCTGCTCCTGCACCGGCTCCAGCGCCTGCTCCTGCACCTGCTCCAGCTCCAGCGCCAGCTGCAGCTCCAGTTGTTGAAGCTCAAGTTGCGCCGCCTGCTGCTCCACCTGCAGCACCTGCGTCACCGTTCTAAATTACAGAACTTGTGCCTAGGTATCGTCTATTTTAGGCGGTACCTAGGTGCGCTACGCACGAAGAATAACTTCACTTAATTTTTAGAAACCAAAAACAAATGAGCAAAATTCTCCTGACAGGAATGTCCGCAGCACAAGCCTCTCGCAAGGCTAATGCTCGTTCATTGAGTTTTGCTGGAGTACTTGAAAAATCGCTGAGCAATGCTGGCCACGATGTGCTATGGGAAGTTCCATCTATTGCATGGACAAAAGAGTTTTTAGACCAATTTGACTCTGTAATCGTGGGTATTTCTCCACTCACAAGTTTGAGTGCAAACTATTGCTACGGTGGGTTGCACGTTATCACTGAGTTACTAAACGACAAACGACTTACGCTGCTAGTTGATTCGCCTCAGCCTGGGCAGATTATTGCAAGCCTAAAGAGCGTAACAGCTAACCCGCACACGTTCACCAAGGACTTTTACATCAATAGGCAAGGATTTCAGCAGGCTAGCCAAGATGCGGTCCGTAGGCGTCTTCTGGCAACTATTGAGCAGCTTCTAACGGCTGACTGGCCTACAACTATTTATCCAAGTTTGCCATGGCAAGATGCTTCAGCGGTCAGCAACCAGCTTTCACAGTATGCTAGCCAAAACTTAGTTGGAATCAACTTAGATGCCGAGCTACTAACACCTGCACACTATGAAGTAGACCGTCGATTAAAGTGGTCCGCGGATTCGTCTAACTCGCCGTGGGTCGAAAAAGTGTCTACTGGGTTAGTGTATCCAGTGAGTCTGATGAAGTGGAACAAAGGCTGGTCTGACAGCTTGGTAGAAGAACAAATTGCTCGTTCAACTGGAGTACTTGTTACTCCACATAAAAAAGACGGCACATGGTGGACTTACAGATACATTCAAGCCATGAACACCGCAACTCCTATCGCCAGCCTATGGACAGAAACTGTAAAGATTGGTCAGTCATGGGGAAATCTAGCTGCTAACATTGAGGCGCTATCGCAAGATGAGCGTAATACAATTGCTACTAAGCAGCGTGAAGAGTATTTAGCAGCTATCCCCTCTCTAGACGATGCACAGAAGAACTTGCATAAGACATTAGGTATTACAAAACGAAAGGCAACCAAATGACAAATGGAGAACTGTTCGGCGAGTGGCTAGCACGAACCAAAGACCTTCAAAAGAACGTTTACAAAATTGACTACGATTCCATGCACGGCGACGAACCTGAGAAGATTAACAATCTAATCGAGTACATCCGTTGGAACATGCTTGCTATTGACGATGAACTTGCTGAAATGCGCCAGCCTCTATCATGGAAGCCTTGGCAAATGGACGAGCCATACGCAGACCGTGAAGAAGTAATCAAGGAAGCCGTAGATGTTCTCCACTTTGTGGCAAACATCATTGTTGCTTGTGGCGGCACAGATGAGGAACTCAACCACTTCTACTTGCAGAAGATGGAGAAGAACCGTAAACGACAGTCCGTTGGTTACGAGGTAAAAGCTGAAGGTGTCAAGTGCGTAAAGTGTACTAGAGCCATCGACGACGTTGGTCCAAATCCGGACAACGCAAACTACTGCAACAAATGTGAGGTTAAAAATGACTAATGTAAACTACGACTGGATAAACCAGCAGTTCACCGCAGCAAAAATTCGTATCGGAACAGGTAGAGCGGTTCTAAAACTTCTAAAGACTTGGGAAGAAATTGACGCTACTCCAGAGCAAGCTAAGGAAATCTTTGAGATTCTAGGCAAGGTTGCTCAAGGGCATTCGCTCGTACAGAGTTCGCAAGATGAAGTCTGGGTGCAGGCTAGAGCCGGTCAGCTAAAAGTCGGTGAAATTATCAGAGTTAGAACTAATGCTTTTGTCGGAGATAAGGGCATGGCGTTTAACGGCAAGGTCGGCACTATTGGCGCTATCCGCTCAGGTGACATTATTTTTGGTTCACCTGACAAGTCTATTGACGGCACGCACTTTCGTCCAGAAGACTTGGAGAAGAGGATTCGCTAATGACAGAAGAAACTCAAGGTAAAGACCTTCCTCGTATCGAGGCACTTCGTGAAGCAGCAAGAATAATTGCAGGCGACAGAGATGTGCAGTATGGTGCTCCTGAGGATAACCTCGGACGTATTGCTAAAATCTGGTCAGTTATTTTTGCAATTGAGATTACAGCTCAAGATGTGGCAATGGCAATGGTCGGCTTGAAGATGGCTCGCTATGTGAATAAGAGTGAGTTTCAGGCTGATACATGGATTGACATTGCTGGTTATGCAGGTATCGGTTTTGAGGTTGGCCAGCTTGCAGATAAAACTAAGTGACGTCGTAGTAATCTACATCAACTTAGATGAGGACACTGACAAACGACGAAAAATAGAGTCTATGCTTAGCAAGTATAACTTTAAGGAAGTCCTAAGATTATCAGCAACTAAGGATAGTACGTTTATCCGAGGCTGCACAACATCTCACATGCGAGCAATAGAAGTTGCACAGGCAGCCGGCGGTCCTATTCTTATTTTAGAAGACGATGCAATAGAGATAAACAGTCTTCCAGATGTGCTTCAAATTCCAGACTCGACTGACGCAATCTATCTTGGCAACTATGCATTAGGTTTGTTTGACATTGATGGTGCGTCTCAAAGATGGTCAATTGGTCCTACTCAAATTCAAGTGCCTCCTGTTGCAGAAGGAATCTACAGAGTCATAAGCATGCTTGCTGCTCATGCTATCTTGTACGTAAGTGACGAATACAAAAAGTTTGCACACAGAACTTGTAGAAGAGCACTTGAAATAGCTGTTCCTCATGATGTGCTTTTTTCAGTAGGTCAAACTTTCTATGAAGTACTTGTGTACGATTCTCCATTTTTTGCTCAGACAAGCAGTCTCTATGAAAGTATTGGAAGTTTGAGCAAAGAACGTTAAATACATGGTATAATAGTACTAATGACAAAAGGACAATTATGCAGACATTTATTCCAGCAACAACCAGCTTTGAGGACATGGCTAAGGTTCTCGACAACAAACGACTGAATAAGCAAGCCTTAGAAGGCTGGCAGATTCTTATGGTTCTCGTAAAACTAAACCCAGACGGTACACCTAGAACAGTCAAAGGTTGGGCAAATCACCCGGCTGTAAAGATGTGGCAAGGGCATGAGGGAATGCTGCTTGAGTACATCCACGCTATGGTCACAGAATGGAAGTCACGTGGCTACAAGTCGACTATTGGTGATAAAGCCAAGGAGACTTATGAGTTTGCTAAGCTTTTAGAAATAGTAAAAACTTCAGACGTGCTCGAGCGTCCTACTTGGATGGCCAAGACCGACTTGTTTGAGCTTATAGCATCTAGCCACAGACGCGCGCTACTCAACAAGCATTATGACTGGTACTCGCAATTTGGCTGGCCAGAAGACAAAGGCCAGCGGCCTGAGTCATACTCATACGTTTGGCCAGATATCACTGGTAATTACACTTTTGGCATAGACCAAACCACGGCACTGCGTCAACCGACTATTTAGTGGCCATTTGACGCGCTTTCATGTGTAAAGTGTAATCTATTTTGTTTATGTGAAACACATCGGCTTACACGCGTTTTCCACTGACATAAGTGATATATTTGCTTCAAAGCTAAAGTTGGAGCATCATGGTCAAAGATTCACGCATAGGCGAAAGCCTATGGCAGGAATGGACTGGTGAAGGCTATGAACCTAACAATCCTGACCACCTTGTGTTCTTTACAGAAACCCACGTAGACCTAGAACATGAAGTTGTTCGCCGTGCATTAGCTTCAGCACTGCAACGCGATGGCTCTATCTCCTCTCTCGGACAAGCCTTTGCCGCACTTGAAAGCGCAGCCGTTACTCATGGACATGCGGGAGAGATTGAAGATTCTAGAGACCTCACCCTATGTGATGAACAAGGCGAAACTCGTGAAGGCGAGTGTGTCGGTAGTGTTCTTGAAATCACATGGGTGGAAATCTGATGATAAATAACCAATCAAGCGGACTAGAGTGGCAAAAAGATGCCGAGTGTGCTAAAACTGAAAATAGAGAAAAAATAGAATTTTTCTTTTCTAGCAAAGCCGATGAAAAGTATCAAGCAAAAAACATGTGCTTTGCTTGCCCTGTTCGCCAGGACTGTTTGAAGTGGGCACTTGAAAATCGTCAAATCTGGGGAATCTGGGGCGGTCGAGATGAAGTCGACTTGCGTAGAACTTTGTCAGTTTCTTGGGACGGTCAGGAGTCTCGTCGACGTAGATTCCCCCAATGCCCGTTCTGCACTGCTAGACCTAGTAAACTAGAGACTTATTCTAAAGATGTTCCTGGCGGTGGCCGTTGGCAAACTATGAAAATGGTTCACTGTACTGCATGTGACTTTACGTGGCGTAGCCGAACAAGTGCGAATGCTGTTGAGGCTTATCATGCACAGCGAACCGACAAGTTAGAAAAGCAGGCAGCTGAGCGCCTAAGAAAAAAGGCTATAGCAGACGCAAAAAAGGCCAAAGAGAAAGCTAAGAAATCTTTCTAAACCAAACTTGATAGCCTTCAGCTATTACTTCTAGTTTGCCAGTGTAAATCTCTCTAATGGCGTCGATAGCTGGAGCTGGAGTGAGATGCCTAGGAAGATTATCTGGGTTCCAGTCGTAGTCATCAAAGGCAACAATTCCTCCAACATTAAGACAGTCATACGCGTCTATGGCGTCAGCTAAAACACCGATTCCAGTGTGGTCGCCGTCTACATAGATAAAGTCATACATCTCGTCGTATGTGGCAAAGTACTCAGCACTAGTTGACTTTACCTTTACGAGTCTACCGTCAGCTAGCTGGCTTTTAAGTCTGCTTGTGTATAATGACTCGACGCTATTCCAGTCTAGAGCTCTGTGTGCCTCCTCATCTGAACCTTCCCACGTGTCAACATCTACAAGACGTGACTCTGGGTTAGTGAGTACATTGTTTAGAAGCCACTCAGATGCGTCACCGGTATAGGCACCAATTTGTAGCATGCGCACTGGTTGACCTATAAACTCGCCAAGTATCTGACTAAAATACTGAATTGCAACTCCGCTAGCGAACCAGTTTGGATACTCAGTCATTAGCGCTTAGCCGGAATCACGTTGATGTGCTCACGTGGGTCAAACTCTCCGCCGATAACCATTGTCAAAAGTCCTGGCTTTGATTCTAGACCTGCACGGTCGCGGAACCATTCTGAACCTGGGTCTATTGTTGGGCATTGAACCCAAAGACGGTGGCCAATGTCTGTACACTTGAAGTTGTGGAAGTGTCCTGAAATCCAAACGTCTGCATTTCCTAATGCAGTCTGTCCTGCTGCTTGAGCAGACAGGTACTTAACTGGGTCACGCATCTGATGTCCGTGAAATAGTCCAAGCATTGTTCCGTCAATGTTTACAGTTAGTGTTTGATGACCAGATGCAGGGTATCTAAACTCAATGTGCTGGAGTGCTGGATTCTCAGCACAGGCGTCTTGAACCGCTGACGCAATTTCTACGTTCCAGCCGTCGGCTGGATCGGCAGTGACCTGACGAGTTACCTCGTCGTGGTTTCCATTGACGACTGGAACAATCATGCGCTCTGCAAGAGGCGCTAACATTTTAATTTGCTGCATTAGCAAACGACGTGCAACACGTACCTGCTCTGTAAGTCCCAGGTCGGACGAAGCTTGACCTTGAAGACGTCCATTTTGTGACACGTTACCTTCAACGTGGTCACCAGGAAGAGGAAGAGCGATAGTGCCGAGATTTAGTCCATAGCGCTTTAGTCCATTGAAGCGGTCTACAGCTGCTTGAGTGGTGGCTAGGATTCTTTCAATTGACTGTTGAGTTCCCTGTCCGCCGGCTTTTTTACCAATTTGCTGGTCGCTAGGTGCAATGACAAACGCACCGGTTCCTGTAGCCTGCTTGATTCCTTTTTCTGGACGCCAGCCTTTTATGTCTGCAATTAGCATTTCAACATCTAGCTGGTCAGCGACCGCTAATTCGGCCGGAACAACACTTACACGAAAGGCTTCTAGCCACTCACCGTCGTACTTCTGCCATCGTGAGCGACGAACTCCAGTTACCCGCCAAGAACGAGGGTCTAGGTCAAACTCACTTAGAAGTTGCTCAGCATCTGGAATGTCGCCTGCACTTCTTGGAGTTGAAATAAGAAATCCGCCTGAAGAGTCTAGCTCCAAGCGGGGACGCCAATTCTCAGGAGTATTCAGTGCCTTGGCATCTGAACCACTTTGTCCTGGACTAGCTAAGTTTTCTAGATTTTCTGAGAAGCTCATTGGCTGTCATCTTTCTTTGAGTAACAGCGACACGCTTTGCGCCGATGGTCTCCAATTGCTGTTTTACTTATTTCGATTCCTTCAGCACGAAGGGCAAGAGCAATAGTTACCATAGATAATTTTCTAGGGTCGTTTGCTGGGCAGTCAACGACTTCCTTTAGCTTCTCTTGGTCTTCCTTGGTTAGACGGTCATCTGTAAATAGATTAGCCAGCGCGCAACGTTTGTCGCCAAGTTTGGCTGTTTCAATGAGCTGCTGCTCTATTCTCTCTGCGAATGACATCTGTATCCTTCGGCCACTCTATTGTGCTTTAGAGCAGTTAGAATTATTTTACAGCGTTGTACCTACAAAACACCTCTATAAATAGGTTATTTTCTAGAGACTATTTTTGCTTGCCAACCATGGCAACTAGTATTTCTTTGACCAATATAGTTTCAGTATGCGTCTTTGCAGCTGTATCCTCGATGCGGTTTACTCTATCAGCAAGCGAGCTTCCACCGTTTTCCCAGAGTTGGTGCTCTACTCGTTCTAGTCTTTCAGATAGGGTTCGCCCACTGGAATCCTTGCCGACTGCATCGTCTAGTCGACGGGCTATACGGTATACAGCTACTAAAGCACCTATAATTGTGGCTATACCTGTAATTATTGCAGCTACGGTGAAAATGGCGTCCACTGAAATTCCTAATTATTTAGTGCCTCTGGGTCTCTGCCATGGCAGGCTGGTGTTGAGTCAATTTTATACTAGACAAACCCAGGTCTATTATGGAACTTAGCCACGAAACACCACTAAATGGCAATTTTTCACAGTTGTTCGGTGTATAGTTGGAACACGACAAATGTTGCAAACATCGCAAATGTTGAACATTCAAGACGCGTACGACAGGTCGTAAACAGAAATACCATCAACAGTGGTAATTTTGTCGCCTTCATGGTATGGTCGTAAATGAGAGGTAAAAATGGAACAGACAAAACGACGTATGAGTGTACGAGCAGTAGCCATGGCTTACGGAATTCCAACAAGAACGGTTGTCCGTGCTACGTACACCGGAGAGCTTCCAGCTATCAGAACAATCACTGAAACAGGGCGAGAACGCATTTACATTTTAGCCACGGACGCCGATGCTTGGATTAGCTCAATGCTTTCTACTGTTCCAGCAGAGTTGCAGGTACAGCGATGACCAATTGGGACGCGGCTGCCGGCAGACTAAAGCCTGGAGCTCTATGGTACGCATCACAAGGTTGGCGAGTGCTTCCTTGCTATGGAATTGTTGATGGACGTTGTACTTGTAGCGGTGCGCACAATGAGCCTAAAGACATTGGTAAGCACCCGAGCATTAACCAGTGGCAAGTATTTTCTAGCGCCGACCAAAATCAAGTGTCGACTTGGTGGAACACCTCGGAAGAACTAAACATCGGTGTTTTTGCACAGCCGTCTGGATTCTTAGTTATCGATGTTGACCCTCGCTCCGGAGGTGAAGACTCTTTTGAAAAGTTTGAAGAACTAGTCAACGGCGCTCTGCCTAAGACAGTTGAGGCTTCAACTGGTGAGTACTCGTATAACGGCAAAATCATGCGCGGTCGTCACTTATTTTACAAGTGTGACCCAAATGAAAAGCTAGTCGGAAATCTAAAGGCCTCTGGACTACCTGGCATCGACATCAAACACAATGGTTACGTTTTGCTTGCACCTAGCCGTCACTTCTCAGGAGTGACCTACGACTGGAAACCTGGACAGGCTCCATGGGAAATGGAAATGCTGGAAGCTCCAGAAGAACTGCTTCAAGCAATCCGCAAAAAGACTGGCCGTAGCGGCTCGTCTTTAGGCGAAGGTGACTGGGGCTTTATGGACGGTCTTGAGTTCAAAGGCGAACGTGTTGACATTGACAAAGTTCTTGAAGAAGGAATCGATGAAGGCTCGCGTGCCGTTGAGATTTACCGTCTAGCCTGTGCTCTTGCAAACAAGATGGGCTGTGACACTGAGTACAAGCGTCTAGCCATTGAAACTTTGATGATTAGATTTAATGCTGAAAAAGTCCGCCCTCCTATGGAGCTAGAAGGACCTAACTCGGTAATTATGCACACTCGACGCGCCATGGACTTTGTTGGTTCACAGCCACGTTTTGACCGTGTAGTACCAGGTCTAACTGAGTGGGCGCAACGCTCACAGAATGAAACTGCTGAACGTTTTAAAGGAACTAACACTGAAGACCGAGTCGGAACTTCTGACCCAGATGATGCGCATGTAACAGACACTACGCTACCTGGAACTCTTGGCGGTGCGGTGTATAGCTCAGTCACAAGCGGTGTTTCAGTTTCACGTGCGTTTAGCGACAACAACATTGACGTGCCAAAAGACCCAGATGCACTTAGTGATGCTGAAGGTGGTACACCTGGTAAGCGCTCGCTATCTGACACTGGTAACGGTCGTCGTTTAGTTGATACTTTTGGTTCTGCAGTTCGATACACTCCTGGACTTGGTTGGTTCCACTGGGACGGTAACTATTGGAAGCCAGACGTTGAAGAACTTGAAATGCGTGAGCTTTCTAAGCGTCTTGCGACTGTCATAGCATCTGAAGTAGTCAACTACACTGACCTAAAAGAGCAGAACGACTTAGTCAAGTGGGCCCAACAAGCAAAGTCTAACGGCCGTCTTTCTGGTGCTATTGAATCAGCAACATCAGACCCTCGCGTCGTAGTTGGTGTCGATAACTGGGACAGCGACTCGCATCTACTAGGTGTCGCAAACGGTGTAGTTGACTTGCGTACTGGCGAGCTTCTTCGAGGACGTCCAGATTTGTACATCACTCGTCGTGCACCTGTTGCATACACGCCTGGACTTAGCAATGTTCGTTGGAATCAGTTCGTGGACTTTGCCACAGGCGGTGACAAGGAGCTACAGGATTGGATTCAACGCGCTGCAGGATACTCACTAACAGGTTTACGCACACAGGACGTTATGTTCCTTGTGTATGGTCCTCCTGGCTCTGGTAAGAACACATTTGTTGAAGCAATCGTCAAAGCGCTAGGTACACAGCAATACGCATGGCCGCTAGACTCTAGCATTCTTGCTCAAGGTGACGCACAGGCACACGGCTCCGACTTGTACCACTGGGCTGAACTTCGTGGTCGCCGTATGGTTTGGGTTGACGAGCTTCCAGAGTCTGAGCGCATGAAGGAAAACTCGGTCAAGAAGCTGACTGGTTCATCTGAAATCTCTGCTCGTTCACCTGGTGAAAAGCCATTTACGTTTAGCTCGCAAGCAAAACTTTGGGTTACTACAAACCACAGACCTATCATTAATGATGAAGCCATGTGGCGTCGTCTGCGTCCAATTCCTTGGTCTTTTGTTCCTGAGAATCCAGACCCAGACTTGAAGGCTTACCTGTTCGACCCAGAAGGTGCACTTCCTGCAGTTCTTGCTTGGGCTGTAGAAGGTGCAATTAAGTACTTAGGTTCTCAAGCTCGCGACCCACTTGGTTGGTGCACAGCAGTTAGTAACGCGTCTGACATCTATCGTAAGAATGAAGACAGAATCGGTATGTTCCTAAACGAGGAAACAAAAGAACTTCCTGGTGCATCACTGCCAATTAAGTCTTTGTACGCAATTTATCGTTTTTGGTCAGAGGAGCGTGGTGAACGACCTCTGTCACAGATTGCGTTCCACCGTAAGTTGTCGGACCGTGGCCAGGAAATCGTCGGTCAAGGTGCACGAGCCGAGCTAGTCGGGTACTCGCTATTACCAAGAGCCGTGCAGTCAGCAGAAGTAGACTGGCAAATGGCTAACCGATTTGCCAGGTAAAAATGCGGGTGTACATCAGCGGGCCGATGACAGGCGTGGAAGATTACAACTACCCTGCGTTTAATTTTATGGCTAAAGAACTTAGAGCTGATGGCCACGAAGTCTGTAATCCTGCTGAATTTTTTGATGGAGAAGCTAACAGAGCTAGACCAGAATACATACGTGAATCTGTAGTGCAATTGCTAGAGTGCAACATGGTTGTGACTCTTCCTGGGTGGGAACTTAGTGAAGGCGCATGTTTAGAAGTTCAGATTGCTCGTGAATTAGAGTACCCAATAGTCCATCATGGAGAATAGAAAGACAACAATAAAATGAAACTATCCATAGCAACTCCAATGTACGGAGGAAACTGTAAGGGCGTCTACACAGAAGCCCTAATCAACCTAATCTTCCAGCTTTCAAATCGTGGACACCAGGTTAGATATCTAAAAATCTATAATGAGAGTCTAATCACTCGTGGAAGAAACTCGCTTGTTCGTGAGTTCCTCAACACCGAGGACGATGCGTTGTTGTTCATAGACGCCGACCATGCTTTTGATGTTGACCACGTGATAAAGATGATTGAGTCTGAAGTGGACCTAATCGGTGCTATCTACCCTATGAAAAACATCAACTGGGCAAGAGTCAGAGAAGCCGTGCTACACGGTGAAGAAGACCTTGCCAGCTACTCAGGATTCTTTTCAGCAAACTTGAAACCAGGCACGACTACAGTTGTAACTGACCAGCCGTTAGAAGTAGACAACGTTGGAACTGGAATGATGTTTATTAGCCGTAACGTCTTTGAACAAATGGCTCCTCACTGCGACACTTACGCACACCATGGCTTTGATGGAATTATGAAACTTGATGACAAGGTCGTTGAGTTCTTTAAGACAGAAATCGATGAGCTAGGTGTTTTACTATCAGAGGATTTCTATTTCTGTCGCAGATGGCAGAATCTTGGAGGAAAAGTTTACGCAGCCCCATGGGTAAGAATCACTCACGCTGGAGAGTATGAGTTTGCTGGTAATTTTGTAAAGAACATCTTTCTACAAGCTCGTATTGAGCAGGAAGCGCAAATTGCTGAAACACCTGTAGAACTAAAGAAAAAGTCTAGTAAAAAGTCATAAAATAGTAATGCAGTTTATGTGATGCCCTGAGAGAGACCAGGCATCTGGAAGAGGTCGGAATGTTCCGGCCTCTTACCTTTTAACCTACTTAGTGTACCTTTGGCAGTGCTAGTATCTAATTACCTATTGAATACTCGCAAGGTGCAAATTGAATAAAACTAAAGATGTACCAAAAGACCCGTACCGCTGCAACATCTGTAATGTGTTTTATGTAGTGCCATCATTAGCAAGACACTGTGAAGAAAAGCATAATGCTCAGCTAGTTTAGTAGAGCTTGAACTTCTTCTTCTGTAAGTCCTAGTGCCTGTAACTTTGCTAGTGCAGATTGTCTAGTGGCTAGTGATTCTGCTTCTTGACGAGCAGACTGTTCTCTTGCCGCAAGTTCTTCTGGAGTTTCATTTCTTTCAGTTATCTCGCCAGTTTCACAATTGACTTCAGTTATTTTATTCATTAGTTAACTCCATAAACGTAAGCTGTGCCTGTAGCACCTGTCCAAGTGTTGGTTGTTGCTTCAAAAGAAACTTGAGTTATTGCTGAAGTAGTTGACGCTAGTGCCCATCTAGATGAGTATGCTATAGCGCCAACACCGCCTGACACCCACATAGTAGGGTTTGGTGAAGTGTAGTTTGGCATTTCAATTGTGTATATGTTAGTTGTTGTTGGTGCAATTGTTGAAGGAGTAAGTGCTACTCCAGCAGCAGAACCAGTGCTAATTGTTGATGTTGTGCTACCTGTTGAGTATGCAGTATAAGGAACAGGGGAGCGGCTGTTTACGCTCATAGAAAATGTTCCGGCAAGACCACCTATGTTTGTAAATACTATTTGCACAACAAGTTTTTTGTACGTTTGAGGTATCGTCGAAAACGAAGGTTGAGTTCCGCTAAATGCTATAGAGGAAATAAGAACCATACCGGGGTCAGTCCACGTAGGCGTAGCGCCAGAACCTGCAGAAACGAGTATTTGACCGGTATTACCAGCTAAGCCGTTTAGCTGAAGTTCTCTTGTAGTGCCAGATAGGTTTACGTTACCAATGTGGTTAGTTGTTCCGTAGATGTTAGTTGTAGTTACTGATGTTGCGCCAAGGCCTAAGTTAATAGTTGAAACGGCACCAGCTCCAGCGCTGTTAAATGCACTTAAGTTTAGGGTAGAAACTCCAGTGGCAGCTAAGCTAAATCCTCCACCTATGTTGGTAACAACGGTGCCTGAAGTTGCATAATGATTGTTTACATACACAGTTGAAGTGACACCGGAGGCTAGTGTGTTTGTAGTAACTGTACCAGAGATTGTTACAGTTTTAGAAGTTATTATTCCAGCTGAACTTGCTGCAAAGTTAGCAGTTGTAGCAGCACCTGCAAAGTTGACTGTAGTTGCAGTAGTGTTTAGTAGGTCAAAAGAAGTTGACGGAGTCGTCAAAGAAGTTGTTATTGACGGACTAGTAGTCGCAAGTATTCCATTTAGCGTAACGGTCTTAGTTGAAGCAGCTTTACCAATTGTAATTGCGCTTGCTTCATTAGTTGTACCAATGTTAATTGAACCAGCAGTACCAGTAGCGAATGTTCCTACGTCTAAAGTGATAGACCCGCTAGCTCCGGTACTTGTAGAGTTTCCAGTTGTAAAAGAAATTCCTGTTGTAGTACCAGTTGAGATAGGTGTAGTGAATTTACCTGAACCGTTTAAAATGTAACCTGGTAGTCCAGCATAAAAATTAATAGCAGCACCTTGAGTAGCACTACCAATATTTGTGGTTATAGTGGTAGTTCCAGTGGCACCGGTGTTAATGTTTACTGTTCTACCAGTCGCTGCTTGAGACCCTGTCCCTAGGTTTAGAGTTCCTGTGGTCAGCCCTGCAGCGATGCTGGCTGCGCCGGTAGTAACGTTACCGAATAAACTTGATGTAGTTCCAGTTGCGCTAGCTGCCTCAAGTACATCGATTGTTTGAGTGCCTGTAAATGTTTGAGCGGCATCTGTTCTAGCAATAGTTGCCGATGTAGATGGGAAAGTTATTGTTGTAGAGTCGGTGCCGTCTAGGGTCAGTGTTTTGTTTACTTGCAGGGTTTTACTTGTGGTACTACCTCCAGCAATGCTGAATCCAGTAGTTAGTGGGGTTAGCGTAAGTGGGGAAGTGTAACTATACGTAACAGAAAGAACATCAGAGCCATCTATGGCTAATCCTGAACCTACTTTGATTCCACCAAGTACAGATGCAGAAGCTGCAGGTAGCGAGTAGGTATTTGCCCCTGAGATAACGCCAGAGCCATTAATAGTAATAGTAGTCCCATCAACTTTAACACCGCCTAGCACGGTAGTCGAAGCTGTTGGTAAAGCGTAAGCGTTAGGGTCGGTTCCGTCGGCATTAACTATTGTTGCTGCTGCACCTGATGTTCCGCGATACTTTAAAGCACCAGTGTCAACGTATAGAATACCTCCACCAGTTGGGTTTGACGTAGGAGCAGTTCCTGCATTACCAATAAATACAACATTTGTTCCACCGCCTAGAGAAGGCGTACCTGACGCTAGGGTGACGGACCTATTGCTGCCAGTTGATAGAACTATGTTTACTGTAGTGCCATTACCTATGTTGCCGCCCGTGAGAGATAAGTTTCCAGAGGTAGTTATTGAACTAAATGTTCCTGCTCCCGTACTTGAAATACTTGCTACTGATGTAGCAGTAGTACCATCCCAAGTTAGCCACTGTTGCATATCATTAGTTTGACCACTTGCTCCACGCACTATGATAGGGACTGTTCCAGTAGCAGTTCCATATACTGAAAAACCACCATATCTAGTTTCTACAGGTGGGTACGTTGTGGTGTCAGATGAATCAAAAACAACTGTTCCAGATGGAGCGGTAGTTGTCGCTAGCGGTTCTTTGACTGTCGAAATGTTTTGTGCAGATGAAATGTTGTAAGCGAACTTTAAGAACTGAGCTGCTGCTCCAGAAGCCCAAATCTGAACTGAACCGTCTACTTGAGAGTAGGCTCTAAGTTTAAAGTTAGCCGTTCCTCCGCTAATAGCCATGTAATGTTTCCAGCTAAAAGCGTTCCTGTTAGCAAATGTAAAAGTCGACTTTGCAAAGTCAGTCGAACCCCATCCGCCGTGAATGCCTTCAATCTGTAAGTGGTCGTAGGTTCCGGCAGATGTAATTGGCAATGTTGCTAGTAGATAGTATGTTGTTGCTGCCGGAGCCGACCATAAAAGCGTGTTTCCGTATTGAGAACTGTTAGTGTTAAAAATACCGCTAGCACTAATGCTTGTGACAGTAGTTCCGCCGGTCAATTGCCACTGCTGAAGGTCTGCTGTTTGAGATGTCGCGCCTCGAATAATAAAACCCGTTGTTGTTGCTGTTCCGGTTCCTAGCGACCAGCGAGCTGGATACCCGGTTATGTTGGACTGCATACTTCCAAACGAAGTTATGGTTAGGTAGTTTGCTGCAGTGGAGTCTTGTACTTGAAATACGTCAGCGGTTTGGTTTAATCCAGCACGAATAATAGTGTTTACTGTTGTCAGGCCACCTGAGCCAAAAAATGCGGTACCAGAAGAAGTAAGTGTACCGTCTACAGCAAGTGTGCCTAGGGTAAGTGGATAGCTTACGTTATTGTCTGCAATTTTATTCAGAGCCATACTCTGACTCCTTCTAAATTAAGCTTGAGCTTCAGTCCAAGAAAGTCGGCCAAGTACGTCAACGGCTGCTCCAGCAAGGTTAGTTACAACGATTGTAAGAACATCCGGACCGTCTGGATAGATTTGCGTGTTTGATGTTGTAGTTCCGCCGCCAAGAATAGAGTTACCAAGGTCACGAACTGTTGAAAGGTCTAGTTGGTCAGTTGCAGTAACAAAGAATCCACCGGTAGTTTCACCGTTGAACACTACTGTTGACCCGGCAGCGTAGTCAGCAATTTGTGCAAGAGATGAGTTTGCAGCACCTACGACGTTACCGACTGCGTTTGTCCAAGATGTAGTTCCATTTGGTGCAGCATTTAGATAGGCGCGAACAAGCATTGAAGCATTGGCAGTCTTAGTTGAGATACCTAGTGACTTTAGTGTCAACTGAACGCGGTTTAGAACTTCACGGGCACCAAAGTTACCGGTTTGACCATTGTCCACAGATGGAGCAAGACGGATAGAGAATAGTGCTTTTGAGTTTCCACCTGTAAATGTGATTGATGTTGTCGAAAGTGCCGTGCTAATCGGTTGGTTGATAGTAATAGTTGAACCGCTGACGTTTGTAACAATGGCACCGGTTGGAATACCTGCAGCAACAGCTGTCATACCTGGCAAGATGCCGGTAGCGGAGGCTACTGTAAATGATAACGCACCAACTGAACCGGTTGCCGTAGTTGCAGTTGTTGTTGTTGATGTAGGAATGTTAGTAAAGGCAGTCTGACCGTAGGTAAAGACTAGAGACTTGTCATCGTCGAAACGACCGTCCATGATTACCGATGTTCCCCAGTGCTGAATCGACGAGCCGAACTGCGGGATTGCAAGTTCAACTGAAGTTGGGTTAGTGGCTGAGAATGTAAATGTTTGAGCCGTACTTGCCAGTGGTGCAAATACCACTGATGGGTTTGCAGTTGTAGCTGCTTGGCTTAGCGTGATTGTTGTACCAGAAATTGCTGTAACAAAAGTGTTTTCTGGAACTGAGTCTGAAATAACGCGCTGGCCGATTTGAATACCAGTGTTTGCAGTTACTGTACCTGATGTAGCGCCAGAAGCAATAGTTAATGTTTGTGATGCAGCTCCTGCTTGAGCACGAGTCACGCCGGTAAACTGAGTCGTAGTTCTGCCTGTGTAGTTTACGTACTCGACTAGCGCTCCTTGACGAATTGCTAGAGTGCCCGCAGCTGGGAACAACGTTAGAGAGGCGTTTGCAACGTTTAGCGTGACGTCACCGGAGTTGACCGTTGCTGTAGTTACTGTGACTGGAGCTAGGCTAGCTGATTCGTAGCGAGCTGGAAGGTTTCCAGAACGCATGTACGCTTCGTTGTTTACGTTGTTGTTTGAGATTTTGTGTACATAAATTATGTTACCCTGTGGACCACGAACACCAAAGCGAACAAAACCGGCACCGTACCATGTGTAGTCGATGTAGAACATCTGCATTTTAGTAAGGTCAATGTTGTACCCTGAAGGACCTGTACCATCTATTCTGTCAATGTTAAATGCTGACTGAGCAATCCTTGTTTCAATTATCTTAGACGCGGTAACCATCGTAGATGTTACTCCTCGATAGGCCGGGCTAACTGTCATAGAAGTATCGCTTGCAATTGCTGTTACGCGATAGTTTTGCCCACGAAGAACAATGTTGTCTCCAACCGTTGCTTGCTTTGAGAACGTTGTTGGGAACGCAGCGTCTGTCTGTGAGATAGTTGACGAGCCATTTGTCACTGATACCCTACCTGAAAGTTGGTAGGTTGAAGAACGACGCACAGCGTAGAGAGTCTGACCATCAAATTCCCAGAACAGTCCGTTCTGCTGGTCAAAGATACCTAGTCGGTTAGTAGACCCAAACCAGGTGTTAGCTGCTATAGAGTACGTTCCTGATGCTGTAGTCGCAGTTGGAGTTGAACCAGCTGTGTACTGGAACTTAGTCGATGAAATAATTTGTGATGCGGATAGCGTAAAGGTTCCGTTGTACGCAGTTTCAGTTGCACCAGTGACTGTAACGGTTGCACCTGGAAGAAGACCGTGACGTTCTTTTGTCTGAACTGTAACTGTTGTACCAGATGAGGTTAGTGAGTCTACTTGAAAGTTTGGCTTTAGAACTGTACCTGATGAAGCCTGAATACCTTTACCTGACTGATAACGGAAGTAGCGACGAGTCTGTCGAGCAGTCATTTGGTTTGGCGAAGACGCGCCGTTTGTAAATAAAACACCGCCGTCTGCCGGACGGTGAACTACTGAACCTTGTGGACGAGGATAGACTGCGGCAGAACCAAACGTAATTGTTCCAGAGATAGAAGCAGCCGTGTAGTAGTAAATAAACGATGTCGGTGAGGTCACTGTTGCGACAACAAATGCTCCATTTGGTGGGTTTGTAGCTCCAGCAAGACCGACAACTGTAATCTCGTTTCCAACAAGAAGGTTATGTGGTTGAGTGAAAGTTACGGTCACAGCTGAACCGCTATAGGTTACGTTTGACGGAGCAGCGGCACCGATAGATGCACCGGTGTAGAAAGATGTTTGATAAACTAAAGTTCTATTTGCATCCCAAATCGCTGTAATTGTAGTTGTATTTTGGGACTGCGCAGTATAACTAAATGTTGTGCTCGTAACAGAATCTACAACATAGTTACCATTAGCGATAACTAGATAGGTATCAAAAACGCTAACAGTGTTTCCTGCAACAAGACCGTGTGCAGCTGATGTTGTCACTGTAACAGTTTTGCTTCCTGTGCTCATTGCAATACCTGAGATGTTTGGTATGACTGCTGGAGGAAGGTACGTAGATGGAATTTGGTTTGTGGTAGATACGGTTTCCCACTTTGTGGCCTGTGTTCCATACTCAAAGTCTGTGTCAATCAAAGCCTGTGGCTGTGTGACACGCAACTTGTTAGTCGGGTCCATCATTGTTTCCGCTGGCTCAAACTTTTCAGTGTACTCGTCAATGGTAATCTGCAACTTGTCAGTTGAGGTCATCAGTGCGGTATTGTAGTTTAGAGTGATGCTAGTTGATTCTACCTGAGTACCTTGTGCGACTGTAGCTGTGTACGCTGTAGCACGGAGGCTCGGGTCTGAGAAGTTGTAGATGACCTGGTTTGTCGTCACGTTTGTGATGAGCACTAGGCGCTCACGAGGAATGTACTTAGGAATTGTGATTACACGCGTAGCAGGTACAAATGTGTAGACCGTCTCTAGAATGATTTTTCTAGCCATTTAATTAAGCTCCTAGTAGTAAATCTACCGCGCGGAAGGGGTAGTTTTTAGTTCTCGTTGAAGTCGCTGCTCCTGCTAGTATCCTACCATCAAACTTAGACCCTGACGCTGGCACATCTAAAAACGCTACGTAACCGTCTGAGTCTAAGAACAGACCGTCGTAAGGAATTGGTGACTGCCATACGTAATCTGGTGTGTTTACCGTCTGTGTGACACCGTTCACAGTGACTAGAAGTCGGAATGGATTTCTTAGTGAAACTTTAGTTCCTTGATAGGTAAGCAAGAATCTGGTAGTCACACCGTTAAAGTAAACAGATAGGTCGTCTATAGGTGTGACTTCAGTCTCTGGTGGATTAGTGGTGTTGACACTAAGACCTTCTGGCAAGTTAGTGATGTATGGCTGTGCAGCCAGAAGTGAAACGTTTGACGTGCTGCTAATAACCACTGGCACAAAACCGACGTTTTGATAGACGGTATTGTTACGGAAGTACAAGTCGTACTTAGTAGTAGTTGCATCGTTTTGAGTGAGAATTAGTGCAAAGTCATCGATAGTGACGTTAAAGCCGTTATATAAAATTACAGTTGGTTGCTCAGGAGCGGACCCCATTGGATTCTGTTGCTTAACGCTTATAAAAATACGTCCATGAGTAATGTCTGTAGTTCCAGGGCCATTGGAGCTAAAATCTAGTAAGGCTACGGCATTGGTGTATTGAGAAGCCATGGTAAGTGTTACTACCTTGGTCCACTGACCAACGTAGGTTCCACCGGTGTCCGTGGTCTTATAGCCAGAAGAAATTAAACCTAAAGCATATAGTGCTCCTGCAGTATCTCTAACTGCTACCGTGCTGGCAACTGCTGTCTGTGCAGTGTCGTAGCCGTCCAGCAAATCAGCGTTTAGGTTTGTAACCTTGGTGGTCGACGTTACTGTCAGTGGTGAAGTTCCGGTAGCAACTGTGGAGACTAGATTATAGGCACTAACTGTTCCTGCAAATGAGTTGCTTGCGCTGTAAAAAGTAAGTGTTCCCTGGCCGTTAGTGCCATTTCCACCGGATGCAATGATGCGAGAGTCGAAGTCGATTCCTGTTGCACCGGAGTGGAAGTCAATAAACGGTGTCGAGCTAGTTCCGTCTACTCTACCAATTTCAACACCGGCGTTTCCAGCGAGAGCGGAACCTACAGTAAGTGTAGAACCTACAGACATGCTTGCAGTTGAGCTTACTGATGGAGCGGTGAAGTTACCTACGTTAGAGATGAACGCTACCGTTGTTGGCGTAGTACCGTCCCATGTTTGCCATTGCTGTAAATCAGCAGTCTGTGCATACGCTCCGCCGGTTGCGTAGCCGCGGACGACTTGTCCTACGTTAGCTGCTGCAGTGGTTAAGAAATAAGACTGAACGTTTGCTGGAGCTGTAGTGGTACCGTTAGAAAATACTCCAGCAGACGTAATTTGAAAAGCGCTTCCGACAATGCTAGGTGCTTTAAATTGTCCGGTCTGGGCGATGCTCGCAAGAGCCGTACCTGTGCTACTTTGCCACTCTTGAAGGTTTGTGGCTTGGTTGAGAATACCTTTGACCACTAATCCAGTAGTAGATGGTGAAGTAGATGAAATACTTGCTTGAGCAGGAAGTTTGAAGTAACCAAACTGAGTTGCAGAAGCAATTGTAAAACCAGAACCTAGAACTGTAAAAGTCCAAGCACCTGATATGCCACCGATAGCAGTAACAACAAACGTGCCGTTAAAATATGTTTCAGTAGTAAAGCCAGCAATCGTTACTAACTGACCGACAACTACTGGGTTTGTTGCGCTTGTCTGCGAACCTGTATATGTTGCTACGGTTGCAGATGAAGCAGTTGCAGCAGTAATAGCCCAGTTAGTTGCACCAGTTGATGTTGTAGTTGAGCCTGTGTAAGTTTGCCCAAAAGCGTTAAATCCGCCTAAAACCGTTCCAGAAGAGTTTTGGTACTGCAGCAAATCAGCTGTCTGGCTTGCAGCTCCACGGATTATTTCTCCTAATTCAGTAGGAGACTCGATGCCGATAGCAGCAGCAACGTAAGGATACGTGCCAGCAAAAGCTCGAACTCTAAGTTGCCCTGTTGAGTTGAAATAAGATGTCGGGGTTGCCGAACCAAACTCCGACAAGTTAAGCAAGTTTGCAGTTTGCCCTGACGAACCTTTAAGTAATAGTGGAACAACGCCGATAGCCTCAGAACTTATCGTGTGGCCACCAACGGTAAACGCGTTAGCAGCTCCTAATGTTGCTTTACCTGCTAGAGAGTTTGTGACAGTAGTAGAGAACGCAGCGTCATTGTTAAGAGCTGCTGCTAATTCGTTGAGAGTGTCTAATGCGGCTGGAGCTGCAGCTATGAGATTAGATACTGCAGTTCCAACAAAAGCTGTAGTTGCAATTTGAGTTGTGTTTGTCCCGGCAGAAGCTGTTGGTGCTAAAGGGGTGCCTGTTAGATTTGGTGAAGCAATGTTTGCTTTTAAATCTAAAGCGGTTTGTGCTGCTGTAGAAACAGGTTTATTAGTATCTGAGGTATTATCTACGTTTGCTAAGCCGACTTGAGATTTAGTTAAAGATAAAAGAGTTTGGTCAATGCCGATGGTTGCTGAGGTACTTGTTCCACTGTTGGTGATTGGAGAAGTTACACCTATAACACCTGATGAACCTGTAACACCGGCAGGGATTCCAAAATTAAATACAGCCGCACTAGAACTTCCAGCATTTGTGACTGTTGGAGTTGACCCGGCGCTTAGGCCGGTGACGGTTCCAACAGTAATAGTTGCCGCAGTGCCGATGGCTCCATTGGCTCCGTTTGTGACTGTAAAAGTAGAAGTAGTGGAATCTGAGTAAGTAATAGTGTACGTGTCAGTGGTTCCAGCAGCGCCAGTCCCTGAAGTACGAACTACTGAAGTTACGCCTCTACCGTTAGTTCCGTTAGAGCCATTTGCTCCATTGTAGACAGTGAACGTTGTAGTTGCACCGGTTGTGTAAGTAATAGTAAAGGTGTCTGTCGTTCCAGGAGCGCCGGTTCCAGACGTTCTTGCAATAGAACTAATTCCAGTGCCTGTTACTCCTTGAGGACCTGTATCGCCTTTAGCTCCCTGCGGGCCTCCGATTGCGACCTCGACACGAGAAACTACTTCCTCAACGTAGACGTAGTTTTTATCTTTTGAGTCTACATAAACTTTATTTTGGACGTCATCGAATTCGGCTGCCACTAGCGGGTTACCTCACCACGCACGACAAAATTGCCCTGTACTAAACGGGTGACGACACCTGCAGCAGAGACTAGCTCGAGGTCATAGACGTATTTATCAGCTGGAACTGAGGTCATTGTTGTTGCGGCTACTGAAAGTGTAACTTGACCAGTTGCGCCGCCTAGAACAATTCGACTGTTTGCAGTTGTGAGTTCTAGGATAACAGATGCGGACTCTACTGTTGACCTGACTTGCATGCGGGCTGTGTACCCGGTGATGTCGTATGGATTTCTAGCTGAGTCTCTCCAGGTTATGACGCGCGAGAGAGTTGCGCCCTGGTCAGCGACTATGTTGTAGATTCCAGCGGGAGGGCAGCAGCTCATGGTGCCTCTTTCGGTGTAGGTCTGGCATCATCATCTTACAATAATCACATAAAAGTGACTGGTGCGGACACCGCATCTGTAAGGCCACCGGCTAGTCTGAAAACTATCTAATAAGCAGTCTTTCTGATTCATCAATAAACTCGGTTAGAGTTATTTTTGCAGCTTCGCTGTGCATTTTCCAGTGGTGAAGGCAAAACAGAAGGTCTCCAGACTCAAAGGTGACTTGTACGTATGCTTGAGAATTACAGGCATCACAGCGGTCTTTAGTAGTTAGTAGATAGTCGGTCTTGACTGTTTGTGTCTCCATGTACAGATTCTACAAACTCCCAGCCGTGATGAGATTAGAACCTTAGTAGAATCAAAGTTAGCAACGTGCTAAAACTTATCTAGGAAGCTTAATGACCGCGGTTCTTGAACGAGAAGCAGTTTTTCAAAAACAAGATGAAGATGACGACGAACACTTTGCTCACTACGCTGAAAAAGTCTCAGTTACAGAAGGCTACGTACTTGGTACTCCGGTACAGGCTATTTGCGGTAAAGTCTTTATACCTCATCGCGACCCGGAGAAACTTCCTTTGTGTAACAAGTGTAAAGAAATAGCAGACGCTTTGTTTTTGTAGGGTATTTGGCTAAATAGCAATATACCTACTTGATAAGATGGTCCTTCACCCACTATCCAGAAGGCAGCGGAATGCTATTTTTATCCTTTAAACTAAGCGAAGATTTCGTATCAGAATACAAAAAGAAGACCGCACCGTTTGGTTTCCGTGATGCTGCAGGAAACTCTGTAGGCGAAATTACTTTTCTAAGAACTTACTCACGAAAAAAAGAAGATGGCACTAAGGAAACTTGGGCTGAGGTTTGTGAGCGTGTAACTAACGGAACTTACTCGCTACAGAAAGATTACGCAAAACAGCAACGACTACCTTGGTCTGACGCTAAAGCTGCCTCGTCTGCTAAAGAGTTTTATGACCGGTTGTTCCACCTGAAGTGGTCTCCTCCTGGTCGTGGCTTGAGCCAGATGGGTACTGACCTTGTGAACCGTCAGAAAAACTCTGCATCGCTACAGAACTGCGCATTCGTGTCCACACTGGAGATGACCAAGCAGAACCCAGGTAAGCCGTTTGCATTCCTTATGGAAGCTTCTATGCTTGGTGTCGGTGTTGGCTTTGACGACAAGGGTGCGGACAAGGATTTTGAAATCTACACACCGCTTGAAGAAGTATTTACTTATGTTATCCCTGATACTCGTGAGGGTTGGCAGGAATCTACTGTGGCACTAATCAACTCCTTCCTAATCAAGGGGCAAAAAAGCCTAGAGTTCGATTACAGCGAGATTCGTCCTTACGGTGCACCTATTGCAACCTTTGGTGGAACTGCTTCAGGCCCAGACCCACTAATCAAATTGCACGAGGTAATCAAGAAGATTTTCACTGGTCGCGGTGGCGAAAAACTTACAACAGTCGATATTGCCGACATTGGAAATCTCATTGGTCGTTGTGTAGTGTCAGGTAACGTTCGTCGCTCAGCTGAACTTTTAGTTGGTCGCATTGATGATGACAACTTCCTGAACCTAAAAAACGCTGAAGTTTTTCCAGACCGTAACTCTTATGATTCAGAGAACCCTGGTTGGGGTTGGATGAGCAACAACTCGGTCATGGTAAACGTCGGCACCGACTTCTCAAAAATTGTTGATGGCATCATTCGCAACGGTGAGCCTGGTGTTATTTGGGAAGACATGTCTAAGCAGTACGGTAGACTAGCTGACCCGATTAACAACAAGGACTGGCGTATCGCTGGTTACAACCCGTGTGCTGAGCAGTCCCTTGAGTCATACGAAATGTGTACTCTTGTTGAGACTTACTTGAACCGCCACACTGATGTTGAAGACTACAAGCGCACTCTAAAGTTTGCTTATCTTTACGCCAAGACAGTAACTCTTCTTCCTACACACTGGGAAGAGACTAACGCAATCATGCAGCGTAACCGTCGTATCGGAACCTCAATGTCAGGTATCGCTAACTTTGCAGACAACCGTGGACTGCCAGAACTTCGCAACTGGATGGATGCGGGTTACGCAGTTGTAAAGCGCTACGACAACATCTACTCAGAGTGGCTAGGTGTTCGTGAGTCAATTAAGACCACGACAGTCAAGCCTTCTGGTACAGTATCTATTCTCGCTGGTGAGTCTCCTGGCGCGCACTGGTCACCAGGCGGTGAATACTTCAACCGTGCTATTAGATTCGGTAACGATGACCCTCAGTTGGCTTTATTTAAGATGGCTAACTACGTAGTTGAGCCGGCATCTGAAAACCCAGAGCACACTTCAGTCGTGTACTTCCCAATCAAGGCAAGCGCTAAACGTGCCGAGAAAGATGTGAGCATCTACGAGAAGATGAACCTTGCAGCTACTGCCCAGCGTTACTGGTCTGACAACTCTGTATCTGTGACTATCTCGTTTGACCCTGAGACTGAGTCGAAGGACGTTGAAAAAGTTCTCCACATGTACGACGGAAGCTTGAAGACTGTGAGCTTCTTGCCATCTGGTAACTTTACTTACCCTCAGATGCCTTACACACAGATTACTCAGGAAGAGTACGAGGAAGCGGCTGGTAAGTTGTTCCCTATCGACTTTGCTGGAATCTATGGTGGACTCGGCATTGATGGTATCGGTGAGGCTTACTGCACAACCGACGCCTGTGAAATCAAGTTGATTGTGGAGAACCAGAAATAATTGGTAGTAATCAGTAGCGTATATACAAAGACTGGCGATAACGGAACAACTTCTCTCGGAGACGGGAGCAGAACTTCTAAAAACGATGCCAGACTTGAAGCATTCTCAACCGTAGATGAGGCTAACTCCAGTATTGGAGTTGCCTTGTCTATGGGCATAGACGCCGATGTGAAAAAAGTTTTGCTTCAAATTCAAAATGATTTGTTTGATGTTGGAGCAGACCTTTGCACACCAGTAATCGATGAGCCTAAAGTTACTCCACTTAGAGTCACTGAGGACCAGGTCTCTCGTTTAGAGAAACTAATTGACCACTACAACAAAGATTTGCCAGTTTTAAGAAGTTTTGTCCTACCTAGTGGGACACCGCTAGCAGCGCAGTTGCATGCAGCAAGAACGGTCACTAGAAGAGCAGAACGTGAAACTTGGAATGCTATCCATTCTTTTGGTGAGGGTGTGAGTATCACGGCTGCAAAGTATTTAAATCGTCTGTCTGACCTTTTATTTGTGTTGTCTAGGTACGCTAACCGTGAGGTTGGCGATGTCTTATGGGTGCCTGGAGGTAGCCGTGAAGAGTAAACTATTAGTTGCTACTGCAATCACATGCGGGTTGCTCGGCCTGCTATGGATTAAAGGTGAGACTACTACACCTAAAGCAAACTGTGTAAATGTCTATGTTGATTTTGGAACTCTGTCAAACGAGACTCCAGATGAAAGATGTTTTGCTGTTTCTGGAAAAGTAAAAGCGATTGACTTGCTCAGTAACACGACACTAAAAATTGACTACCTTGATTTTGGTAAAGAACTAGGTAAAGCAATCTGTCAAGTAAACAAACTTCCTAAGCTAAAATCCTGTAAAGACATTGACTGGAAATGGACTTTGTTTGAGAAACACGGAAGCAACGACCTAAACGTAAAATCACACTGGTACCCGTCTCAGACTGGAGTTTCTTTTATCGAGTTAAAAGTCGGAGACTCTATTGGCTTGGTTTACGCAGATAAAGATGGAAAGGCAAAAAATCCTGATGACAACGATAACTAGCACTAAAGAGTTTGCTATAAGTAAGACTCAAAAAACTGTACTAAGTGTTGCCGGACTTGTAGCACTAGAACTCTTGCTGTTCTATGTGTTTGCCCCTATCGGCCTAAAACTATGGCAACTAATTGCCTGTTCTTGTTAAGAAAGAGAAAATAAAATGAGTGTAATCGTTTACAGCAACCCAAACTGCACAGCGTGTGAGCAAACTAAAAGGTTCCTTACCGTAAAAGGTATTGAGTTTGAGGCAAGGATGATTCAAGATAGTCCTGAAGTTATGGTTATCATTGAAACTAACAACTACACCTCGGCTCCAGTGGTTGTAGCTGGTGAAGACAGCTGGTCTGGCTTCCGTCTAGATAAGCTCAACACATTAGCTCACCGGGACTAGTACTAAAATTAGACTATGCCAACATACGAATACAAGTGTAAAGACAACCAGCACGAATACTTAGAGGTTAGAAGAATCACTGAAGACCAGCGTGTTGACACGTGCCCTGAGCCGGATTGCGGATCGCCTCTAGTGCGTATATTTAACGCGCCGCCTATTAATTTAAACGGCGCTGGATTTGCGGCTAGTAAAAACAATGTCTAGTTCGTGATATAGTGTACTAAACTAGCAATGAAGTAGGGACAATGGAAAACGACAACCTAAATGGATTTGATTACCCTAAGTTCCTGGATTCTGAAAATCCACCAGTTTGTTCAGAGACCTTTCCAGATGCATTCTTTCCAGACGAAGCGCCAGACGGCTCACGAAAACCAAATCGCGGCACTTACACCTACGAACGTGAAGCCAAGCAGATTTGTGCTAGCTGTGAGTTTAAGCCAGAGTGTATGCTCTACGCGATAGACAGACCTGATTTGATTGGAATCTGGGGAGGGACCACTGATAATGATAGACGCAAAATCAGACGTGGCATACCGGTAAACCTAGGGATTCCTCCAAGTCGTAACCGGTAGAGCGCTATAGAATTGTATTGCCTGGGAGAGGCAAAATAACCACTCACCTACTCATTCCCGGGAGACCAAATTGGAAATCGTAAAAACAATCTTCAAGCGCACAATTGCGCTTGTAATCCTTAAAGTTAGCGCAGTTCTTGCTGCTGGCTCAATCGGTGGCGTTGAACTGTGGCAGTCAGCACTAATCGCCGCATTCGTTGGAATCATGGAAGTTGCCGAGTCCCTTGCTCGTGCATACGTCGTAGACGGCATCCTTGACATGGACGAAATCAACACTGCATTTGCATCTTCTGCTGAAGCCAAAGTGGCTGAAGGCAAGAAGTCTGTCAGCAGCGAAGACACCGGTCTATAAAGTTTAGCGAAAATAAAACCCCCCGCTGATTAGGCGAGGGGTTTTGTTTTACTCTGGATAGACTTTGTCTACTCGGTTAGTCGACGACGCGCACGCTGCACACCGTAGTACAAAGGGTTAGAACTACTTAGTCCTAGAGCTTGAGCCAGTTTACCCAGAGATATTCCGGCAGTGTACTCGGTAAGCAGTTGCTCGTGGTACTTTTCAGCGCCAGCTTTTTTAGCCTGCTTGACTCTCTCTACGGCCTTGTCAAAATCAGCTGGCTCTATCCTGCTGTGTGTTCTTACATCACGCATTGGCGCGTCAATCATAAAGACGCGACGACGTAGTCCTGCGTAAGCTACATCTAGTTCTTTAGCCATGGCAACGAGACTTCCTCCGTTGTCATAGTACTCCTTTAGAAGATTTGTGTACTCTCTGCTGGCCACATGTGCTGGCGAATCCGTTGTTCTCAGGCCGTATGCCCTCTGCGCCAGCGGAAGTAGCTTTTCTAGTTTTGGCGCGTAGTCCTGAAGCATTGCCTCACTCACTGTTTTTCCTTTCGTTGATTTTGTCCTTATCACTAACCAGTGACATTTACCATTATAGTTCAAGTATAACTGTTTTGTTACGAGTTTACTAACTAAACCGGAGCAGGGTATAATGATAATGTACGCAAGTACAAGGGCTAGACAGGCTTTCGACTGATGTCTAACTTTACAAAGAAGCATGCAGAGACGCCCGTACTCTTGAATCGGGTAAAGCAATAAATGCAAACTCACGTTCAGCATTCGCACTAGCAGCGTAGTCTAACTACACCGCTAAGGCCCCTGACAAAGCAGTAGTTCTAGCTGGGCAGTCAGGTTTTAAATAAATAGAACAAAACAAGACTTTTTCCACGGAGTCTATAAATCGTGGTAACGTCCGACGGTCTGGCAGGTCATACGTCTGGTCGCAAACAATCTGCCTAAGCATGTAGAAGAGTGTAAAGACGGTGTTAGGACCCGGGTTCGATTCCCGGCTGGTCCACGATGCACGCATGTCCAGCGGCATTGAGGTCATGTACCTCACCCTAGTCGCGAGGCTAGGTGTTTTGGTTCTAAGTGTTACGGTAGCACAGCGGTCTCCAACACCGTTAGCGTAGGTTCGACTCCTACAGAACCAGCAGATTAGGTCGTAACGACACACTCCAAGTAGTGTAAACTGATTCAGTAAGTTTAGCAGCTAAGGAGAAAACATGGCTAAAGGAAAAGGCGGAAAGCCAGCACCAGTCGTAGTAAAGCGTACTGGAGACGGCCGACCAAGTGGTAAAGCAACTAAGAAGCGTCCAAAAGTTTTTGACGCAATCAAACGCCGTCTTGTAACCAAGAAAGACTAAACGCTTCGGTTTAGTTATACAACTTGGCATAAAATGTCACTGGCTCGTGTTACATTAGACATAACGCAAAAGCGACGGCTGAAGCGGAGTATGGCTGAATTTCTGTTCCAACAGGGAGAAAGCACTGTCGGGTCTAATCAACTGGGTGGAAAACCTAACGGCAGGTATGCGAGTAAGCGCTAGAGAATCTGGTGGAGACGCATTGGTGGTAAAACGCAACCCATCTACTCACATTAAACACCTCGTAGAAATACGGGGTGTTTTACCTTAACCGGAGTTTGACATTACAATAGACCTAAGACGAAAGGAGTCTTTCATGCTAAACACCAGAGAGTACTGTGTGGTACTTGCCCGTGGTGAGTGGAAGACTGTTCTATTTACTGGGACCTTTGAGCAAGCCAAGGAGCGAGCTCGTGAACTAAATAAGCAGTACCAGACTGACGAGTACAAAGTAGAAGAGTATAGAGGCTTCCGTGTCTAAGGACCCACAGCATCCACTTGCAAAGATAGTACACGCTAAAGAGATTCTTGAAAAATCTAAGGCCGATTTACTTGCACGAAGCGACGAGCTAATAGGGTACGAACATCAGTACATCTCTATAATTGACGGTCTAATTGGAATGATGAAAAGTGCTGAGCAAGCTCACTGGTTCAAGATGACAGGTGACGATAGCTGGAGCACTAGAGACAGATGGAAGCTAGACGCACTAGCAATAGCCGAGACGCTAGTAAACTACCAAAAATAGCCGCCGGCAGCAAAAATCGTATAAGTTTATAGTTAGCTCTATAAGCAAAAACTGAGGCGTCTAATTATTATAAATTATTGTACAAAGTAGCCTCAGATGGTTAGAAAATCAAGGGTTTGGGATTTGCGCTCTGCATCAAAAAATCCTGCTACAATGGCGCATGCGCTGAGCTTGTTTGCTAAAATAGCCACTAACACGCGCACCAGTGTGGCAAGGAGAGGCTTACTTAGATGGCTAGATGGAATCTAAATGAACGGCGAACTAGTCGCCGTAGGTTCAATCAAGGTAAGTGGCATGAGACACAAAAAGGTACTTGGTATCTTTTCTGGGAGGGACGTTGGCGTCCTGTTGTTATGGAAAACGGAGAACGCTTTACCGTAAAGGCATGGAAGGAACTATACAAAAAATGAATGAACCTGAGAGCATTGACATAGCGCTTGACAGAATAGGTGAGAGGCTAGACATCTTGGGTATCACCCTAGACGTACTTCGTGAGCGCATTGACTCAATAGCAGCTAGACTGGACGAATTGCAGGAAGAAAACAAATGACCACAGGACTAGACGACTTCCAAAGACGTGTCTTTGAAATACAAGAGAGTGGCGAGAAAAAGCGTCAGGAACAAATCCTAAAGATGCTACTAAAGAGCGTGAAACTCTACTAGAA